TTTTCATTCCTAATTCTGCATTGTTTGGATGGTCTCTAACTAATTTAGTTAATTCCTTGTCTAAGCTCATTAATTTCTGTAAATAGAGCGTAGCATCCATCAATTCTTCCTGTAGATGCTTAAGATAATTATCCTTATTGTTAGTCTCTAGAGTGGTGCCATACTTGGTAATCCCTATTTGACTTCTCTCTAAATATTTGTCAACAACATCTTCTACTATTTGATCTCTCATAACTTGTTATTTAAGATTTGAAATGCTTCTTTAATAACTAATTTCTCAGCTTCTATTCTGGTAAAAAATGTTTCTGCTGATCCAACTTCTGCTATATCACCCACTATAGAGTAATGAAACAAGCTATTAGGAAAAGCTGTAACGTTGATATAAATATCATTTTCATCAAATACATCAAACAAAAACCTAGGATTTGAATCTATAAATGCTGCAACATATTCATTATCAAAGCTTTGTTGTTTTAGCATTTCTTTAAACTCTTCTGAAACTCCTTCAGAAGAATCATTCATAGAGTCTATAAGTTTATTATTGTAAAACTCACCTATAACCTTAGCTGCTTTGGGATAGGTTTCTAATAGTTCTGCTCCTGTCATATTCTTTGTTTTAATTGTTTACCACTGTTAGCCCACCAATCCCTCTCAAACTTCCATTCGTTAGGTTCTGGGTGGTGCTGCTTGTCTTCATCTACTGACTGTGCTAGGAGAGAGTTCTTTTCACTCTCCATATCACAGAATTTAATTACATCATCTATACCATATTTACTGATTAGATGGTCTAGTATATCACTGTTATACATGTTCTTTAATTTTATTAAGGTCTAATGTTTCAAAGTCATCAAAGAAACCATACCAAACTTCTACATCGCTTGGAAGGTTTATATCTAATTTATCTTCCCAAAATTTTACAAGGTCTTCTGTCTTATTAAAGACTCTGTACTGCAGAGATATCTCATCTCTACGCAGTCCATTCTTCTTAATTTGTACAACTTTAGGGAAAATTCCTTGGAAAGCAGGTGAAGTTTGAGAATATTTGCCTTGTTTTACTAATTCTATATCTCCTTTAAGTCTAGGATTAATTTCGTAGACAACCACTACATAGCCATCTTCATAATCATAGTCATCTATGATTGACTTGGTACGTTCATACTCATTATCTAAAAAGTTTCTAAACTTATCCAAATCTTCTGGCTTAAATAAAAGATACACAGCATTTTCATACTGTATATCTCTCTTTACATCTTTTATATATCCATTTACAAATCCATTGTCCAATAGTTTCTCTTTGCCAATGCTAAGAGTTGGGACAATGAATATGCTAGTGATTGTGTGCTTTCTCTCCATATGTGTTTTATCCTAGTTTTACAACCCCATTATTAATATGATTCTCTCTTGAAATGTTCCACACATCATTATCTAAAGCCCATTTAAGGTCTCCAATAAGTTGTGCAACACCTGGATATTCTCTTCCTTTGTATTCAAAACCATCAAGAGCATTGTTCATACTGTCTTGAGTCATTTCATATACTAATGGATTAGCATAGTTTGTACTGTCACAAACAATAAACTTAGGCAAGAGGATTTCATAATCTCCATATCCCATTTCACTAGCCCAAGACTCTGCAGCTTTATGATATAAAAATCCTTGGATGTAAGCTCTTCTATATAAATAATACTCACTATAAAAGTTCTCTACAGACCAGGTACACTTAAGGTCATACACTTGCCCTGTCTTTGCTTTGTGATCTAGAATTACCTTGTCCATCATAGACTTAAACATGTGACCAAACACTTCATATCCTTCTACTTGTAACTGATTAAATACAGAATATTGTACATCATCTACTAAGTTTACAATCTCTGCTGTGGTAGGATTAGTCTTTAGTTCTATCACTATCTTTTCAGCGTTTGCAATCTCTTGTGCAGCTACCACTGTAAGATGTTTAGGTCTAACTTCTCTAATTTCTTTGTAATATACTTCAGCATCAGATCCTATAAACTTTTTAAGAACAGCATCTAAGCCTATCTTAAATCCTGAATCTGCGTGTGCATCTTTACACATATCTTCAAAGCTTCTAGTAACTACACCATCTTCAGCTGTAGCTTCTACAGTGTGTTTATATAATGCTTCTACAAAATCCAACATCATAGCTGTTGGTGTAGAAAGACATGTAGATACATAAAATCTTTCATCAAATAAATGTGGTTCCATCAATAATGTTTCCACCATTCTACCCATTGTAGCAGCTTTACTGTCTTCATCCTCAACTACTTCATTAAGGATATATTTCTTATGGTACTTTCTCCTATCTGTGGAGAATTCCTTTAGACTAGAACTACTGTCTAGATAGATTGCTCTATATTGAGCCTCTGTTTTCACTGTTCCCTGTATCATACTCTTTCTAATTTTACTTTTTTAAAAAATCTGTGTTTCTTCTTGCGTTTGCTGGTAGTTTACTTACAACATCAGGATCTGGAATCAAATCTTCTCCTGCAGTGGGATTACCATATACAGAAAGATCATTTTGATCAACTGTTCTAAGCTGTCCTGTGTTATAGAATCTTATAATAAACTGAGGATTGGAGTGAATACTACCTACAATCATAAATAGTGCCACACCATATCCCAATTGTTTAACTTCTACATCAAATGGATTTAGAATTTCGTGTACTGTTTGAACTATCATCTTTTGCGTCTTTAAAATCGTTAATAATTTGATCACTTAGTTTTCTTACTTCCATTGGTACCTGTTTGAACCACCATCTTACTTCCATTTCATACTCACGTCCTTGGTCATCAAGTCCTCTTGGATTAATAAGCCAGAACATAAAAGTTCTGCCATTAAAGTCAACAGATCCTTCATGCCATATTTCAGTGAAGGATGGTTGTCTGTTAATAGTTACTGTTAATTGTTTTTCGTCACTCATTTCTCTGTTATTTTAGTGGGTTCCCAAAGATAGGATAGCAAATGATATGGCCTATCACCAAACTTTGGTACAGCAATATACTGTCTGCCAACACATTTTGTTTTGAGTTCTTCTGGGGTGAGAGTCATCACCTTACCTTTGTATTCAATTTCATAACTCTCTTTCTTTTGAATACATTCTCTTACACTGTGATCAATTAGATCAACATACTTCTTGTCATGAAGTTTTAAGATTGTCCTTTTCATGTTTATCTGCTTTTGTTTTTTTGTCGTGGCATTTTTCACATAAGACTTGTAAGTTGTCTACCTCACAGAATAGTCTCTCTACAAATCCTGGTAAGTCTTTTGAACTCATCAAACTACCTGCAGGATGGATGTGATCAACATTAATCTTCTTCTCTATAAACCAATTCTTGCACACATTGCATTGATACTCATACTTTTGTCTCTTGTTTACACCCTTGTACAATCTGCGTGCTTTAAGCTTGCATTCTGTAATAGGCTTCCAAAACCTGGACTTCTGTCTGAGAGCACTGCGTATGAAACTCCAGAATGCTGATTCTGTCATAGTTCCAGCACATCTTGGTTTACTTACTACTCTTCTAGGTTTTTTAGAGATTCTTTTTGTTGCGTTTTTTATCATAATATATATATAATCCCAGGGTGTTACCCCTGGGAATACAAATTTAATCAATTTCTACAATTCTTTTAGATATTTCTTGCTTTATTTCATCAAGACTCTTAACAATTGTATACACTTCTACTGCAGATAGGGCAGGAAGATTGAAATCATATTTCATAGCCTCAGCTGTGAATCCTTCTTTAGCTTTCTCAGCCAAGTTATCCAACTCACGTACAGCATAAGACTCATCTAACTCAAGAGTATCAAAGTCTAGGTCATGTAAGATTTCTGTTGCTTCCTCACGTGGCACAGTCATAATTGGTAAATACTCATAACATCTACCTTTTGACTCACCAATACCTACAACCTTCATTGGGTTGATAAGTATAAGAACACTTGTATCACCACAGCCTACATAATGAATCTCATCACTAGTAAAGTGTAATCCTGCATGTGCACAATCTGCTCTTGACCAATTGCATTCGTCCATAGGCATACTCACTGGTCTACCAATTCTGATGTCAAATGTTCTTGTGTGAGCATCTGTAAATCTATTTTCTGCTCTATTAGGCAAGTCAAGATATAAGTCTGTTAAGTTACCAAGATTTTCACCTTTAACTGCAAGAACAAGATCTTCATATTCACCTGTACCATCACACTCACAACACTCTTCACTATCTTCCCACTCATCACACTCAGGAATGGTTCCTGTACCATCACAATAAGAACATGTGCATGTTTCTTTTTTATACATAGCTTCTCCATGAACCATTTTATATTCACCATTCTCTAGGAATACAAAATACTCATCAGGCTTCTTCTTCCATACAGCCTTCACTTTATTATATGCATTAGATACAAACTGTACTAATTCTGTAGAACCATGCAATGTAACTACATTTCTCAAAGCTACAAAGAAGCCTTGTTTAGTGATGCTGAAGCTATTCTTCTTCAAGAAGTTGAATAGATCATTTGCAACCTCAGCTCTTGGATTCAAGCAGCACCACATAAAGAATCTATGCAAAGCATTGAATTCATCGCTATCTGTGTTACCATGTTTACCAACCACTTCTAAGAATTCTTCCACTAATAATGGAGGTAGACTTCTATTGATACCCTTTAAATAAAGAGAACCATTTTTCATCTCAAACTCAGGAAGTGTAGCTAAGAACTTGGCACCTGCTGTTATAGCCTTAATTTTCTCATACTCAGCTTCAGCTTTTCTTCTCTCATCTTTTATCTCCTGTGTGCTCACAAGATCAAATAGACAAGCTTCTGTTTTACAATCTCTAGCAGAATTAAAATGTTCTGATGTTGCTGGAGATTTGGTAATGATATTACCATCGTTCATTACAATAGTCAATGTATCATTAACCATTTTAATGTTTAGATAGGGCTTTCCTGAAGAATGATAAGAAGGGGCTGTCTGCCCCTCCTCATTATCCAACTGGTTAAAAGCCTGCTCAATTTTGTTTTCTACTACCTTTTCAATTGTGCGTTCAATTGCACCCTTAAACCATTTCAAACTTAGCATGTTTTTCTTTTTAAATTGTTTCTAATTCTGTAATTGTGTCTTGTGTTAATACTTCCTCTAAAGGAGCATCTTCTGTTAATATGAGCTTGTAATGCTCTAGGTTTACTCTATGTTTGTGATATTTGAATAAATCAACTATAGCTGTTATCAATGGATTTTGTTTAACATTACTATAACCCATTGTACCTAATATAGCATCTAAGAATGGTAGCTTAGTAAACACTTCATTAACCTGTTTGTACACTAAATATGTAGGTTGGTCAAATAAATTGTTTGCTATGGCATGTTCTATAACTGCTTTTCTAGTGTCAGCATCACAATAACTTCTATACTGGCTATTATGATACTGATGTAATGTCTGTAATTTATCTGCTAAATCAATAGATACATCTCTAACTGTATTGATTCTTTTAAATGTATCACTATATGTTTCAATCAAATCCCTGATTAGAAACTCTGTAGCTATTGTTTTAAATGGTCTGTTTTTACCTTCCATAAATTTATCTATTGTTATCCAGTTATGTAAATCAGCTTTCTGTAAGTTATCATAGGTTGCTTGGGCCACTATTACAAATAATGCATGTTTATTAAAACAAGACCAAGCATTATCCATTTTCTTCTTATCAGCTTCTTTAGCATAGACATTCAACGTAGACCTTTGATGGATCATTTCCATCTTAAATGTTGTAGGAACAAACTTGCAATGTTGATCAGATAGATCTATTTGCATTTGTGTACCCACCTTACCAGAGAATTCACCTTTTAGTCTAACCTTCTTAGGACCTGCTACAGCTGCAACTGTTACCTTCATTCTTTTAGCTTTCTGAGCATCCTTGAATGATTGTGGTACATCAATAGCATCTACATCTATAAAATCCTTAGCATATAATCCCACTACATATTGAAACTCTTGAATAAGCTGTCTCCATTGAGTTTTAGGATACATTCCTAAATTTAACACAGAATCATAATATTTAGCATAATCTATTTGACCAGTCTTGCTTCTAAGCTTAAATGCTGATTTCTTAACAAAATAACTAGTTTTATTATCTGGCAAAAGAGTCCTTAAATAGTCTTGCTTACCTTTAGGAAGAGAATCATCATAAATATATACACCACCAACAGCATATCCTGTTAAATCTGACATTCTCAAATGCTCATAATAATAGTTCTTAGCATTTTGAAATTTACCATTACTAAATCTATATTTAAACTTATACTCAGCAAGTATATACTCTTTAGATTTTACAGCAAGTCTTTCTAGGTTTAATAGCTTTATGTTATCTAGTTTAGGCTGTGCTACAGATACAGTAGAATGCTTTACAAGATCATCTATACAAATATCATCTTCTGTGCCTTTGTACCAGCATTTGATATGCTTACTATTTTGACTATAGAATTCCATAATAGCTTTGATATCGCTTTGTGTAGTGATGGCATCATTAAACTTGTCCATGAATACATTACCCACTGTAGCTATCTTCTTTAGAATGGTTTCTTTAGCTTCTTTAGTATATCTAATAGCTTCTCTGTTTGGTGTAGGAAATAATCCATCACTAAGACTAAATCTCAAAGCCATCTTCATACGTATTCTATCAATACCAAGCTTCTCCCAGTCAATTGGATAACTAACATTGTCCAAGCATAAATGCATGTCACTGTTCATAGCTATTTGAGAATATTGAAAATGTTCAGCTCTATGTATTGTAAAATCATTAGGAACATTATAGCTACCCATTGGTTCTACATCAAAGTAAACATTATCAAAATAAGCTAATTGCTCTTTAATCTTGTTGTGGAAATTATATCTATCAGAATAATCCACTGGAACAATAACCTTTACACCATTAGGTTCTGCTGTAGGCTTTTCATACAAAAGGTCAATACTGTTTGTATCTTCTCCTTCATACATCATATACTTACGTTCCATAAAATCTTTTCTACATACAAAGTAGAAGCTAGAGCTATATGCCAATGGAGCCTTGAAACCAAGACCCATCATGCCTAATTCTGTATTGCTATTACGCTTGGTTGACTTACCATACTTACTGATGATGTTACGCACATCATCTGCATCTAAGCCAATACCAAAGTCTTCAACAGCAAATTCATATGTATTTGCCTGATTGTTTCTTTTAAACGAAACAATAACAGGTTCGTCACATCCAGCTCTTCTGTGACTATCCAGTGCATTAGATGCACATTCTCTGATAGTAGAGCCTATTGAATCTGAATATAGATTCTTACTTAACATCTGCATCAAGACTTGTGCAGAATCTAAGTCTAGTGACATTTTCACAGTTTCCTGTGTTGTTCCTTCTTCAAGGATGTGTGCTTCTGTTTGTTTTTCTAAAATCATTGTGTTAGTATTTTACGTCTATGTTGAATTCTTTAAGAACTTCTTTATCTTCTAGAAGTTTTTCTATTGTTTCTTGGTCTGTAATGTTTTCTCTGTTTAATTTCATAATTCTATACTCATCTGGTGTATTAACGTAGTTCTTACCCATTTGAGAAATGGTAAGTGGTTTCATTGGTTTATCACCTTTCCATTGGCCTAGTTGTATCCCATGCCAATTCTTTTGTGATGAAGCAGAACCAGGCCATAGATACTGGACTGTTCCTCCTTGTCCTCGTCCAAGATAAATACCAATGCTTATGTAATTATTACTAGCCACTGCTATGAGATCTCCTTTTTGGATGTCTCCTCCATTTTTAACTTTAATCATAATTAAATGCTTTTAATGATTTCTGATTTTCTGATTTCTATTTTTTCATCCATATGCATCATCAACATAACAAGCATTTCACGTGCTTCGTTATAATCTAGTTCTATTGCCTTCTTATTAGGAAATTTGAACTTAATACCATTACCATCATCTGTTAATGTTAATGCTGTTTCTCCTTCACATGTCCAATCTTTATGGTTTGAGTAGTTTAATTTGCTTAATATGGCTCCTCTGTTAAGATCATAATCATAATCTAACTCTCCATTTCTATTATTCTGTACATAGACTTGTAATTCTTCCATAATTTTGTTTTTAAAAGGGTGTATCTAACATCCAATCTATCGCTAGGTTGTTGTTTTCCTTTAATAGTTTGTTAATTTTTGTAAATGTGCCTTCTGTATCCCAATCAGTTTGTTTATAAGACGCACTGGCAGGATGACTCATTGTGAATTCCCATGTAAATGGTGCAACATACTTTTTGTATTTAGCTGCATCTTTACCTAGAAACACAACTGGTACTCCTGTAGTAGCCAACACTTCTTCAAACAGATACTTAGTAAAGGGTTCCCACAAATCAATGTGAGAGCCTGCTTTATTTATTTCTGTAGTCAAAGCTGCATTATACATAAGGATACCTTGTTTGGCTAAGAAAGATACATCTGGTGGTCTTTCACATGTTACGCAAAGACCATTGAACATCTCTTTCTCAATACCATCATAGAATTTTATTAGAGATGGTTGTAATATGCCTGTTGTTGAACAGCCCATTAACAGACCATCTGCTACGTATTCTCCATTCTTCATAGAGTGATAAGGACACATACCTACCATGACTAGTTTTAGTTCATCATAAGGTGTCTCATAAAAACATCTATAAACATTCTGAGAGAGAGGGGCAATCTTCTTGCCCCTCTGACTTTCAGCTTTGAGATATTTATAGATATTATCACATGCTTCACTTTCAATAAAAGGTTGCATAAACCTATGCCAAGAAGAATGAAACTGATCTTTAAATTTCTCCCAATTCATATTAAAACATTGATAATTGATTAAGTACTATTTCTCCTTGCTCATAATCCATTGGTGTAGCATCATATGCATAGTTGTTGAAGAATGCATGTGCTTGTATATGACTCTCCATCCATTGAGATGGGTGTGTCTCTTTCATAGCAAATGTTGTATAGTTATATAACTCCCATAAGCTATCTTTAGCATTGTAATCATGTGTAGGGGCTTTTAACTCTCTACTGATGATGTTTAACTGTGTAGACGTAATAAACTGCTCTTCTAGCATCATTCTACCAACTAACTCAGCTTTGATACGTTTAGTGATTTCTATTTGCTTCATAGACTCTCTTTGCTGTTGCATAAGAGTGAATGCTTCACCTGCACCTTTGATGTAATCAGTGATAGCACCTGGTGTGAAGTCTTGGATGTCACCTTTATGTCTTTTCTTAAAGGCACCAAAGTCTCCTGATACACAACCATTAGAGCATATCATAATTCTTGTACCAATAGCAAACTTTAAGCTCATGCTTCTGTCATAGCTATTCTGCCAACCAATTTGTAATTGCATCTCACTGTCTGCTACGTTGCTGATAGAGAATCTACCATTAGCAACACTACCATCTCTAGCTGCAGAATAAGTTTCTTTGTCTAAGATAAATCCTGCTTTCTCAATGCTGTTCAATGTAAGATCCATCAATGAAGAATGGCTAACTGGTTTATATGTACGTGTTTGTACTGGAACTGCTGTATTCATTAACAGTTCCTTTGTGGTGTTAAACGTCTCCATCTTGTGTTAATTTAATTGGTGTTCCTAAATATTTACTTAATATGCCTTCTAGGTTTTCTATACCTATGCATTCTAAATCATCTCCTTCAGTGGTTTCAAACCATTCTATTTCGCTTTGAATAGCTTCTACTAAATCTTTTACTGTCATAAAATTTGTTTACTTTTTAAATAATCTTCAATCACTTTTAATCCATGGACCTTTGCAAGATCTGCCCAATCTTTAATGCCTTCTGCTAGATACTGACGTGGGACGTTAGTATAGTCAAAGTCAAACATCTTTGTAATCTGTACAGAATTCTGTACACCTACATCATCAGCATCAAAGCTAAGTATTTGTCTATCAGAGTTTGCTTTTAGATATTCTACATTGTCATGTGAGAAACATCCAAGTCCTTCATTTTGGACAGCACAGCTGCATGGGAATATCTTCTTCATCACCATAAAGTCTTTTTTACTCTTGTTGATGAATGCTGTCTTACAGTCTTTTATATTCTCTTTACCATCCATTGCTGTGATAGGAACATTGTTAGGCATCCACTTATGCTTCTTATCAGCATATGGCCTATATATCTTCCAATACTGTCCTTCATAAAGGTAACCAAATCTAAGCTCGTCTTCTCCTAATGGGAACCTTTGCTTATTAAGATATAGTTCTTTGATAGAATACACATTGTTATCTCTGAGGTCCTGGAGATCCTGGTGATACTCTGCCCAATACTCAAGTTCTCTATTAGTGAACTTTCTAGTCTTGACCTGAATTAGGGAATATCTCTTCTCTATCTCAGGCTGTTTGTATTCAGATATAATCTTCTTGTACTCTCCTGTCATGACACCTGTAGAAAAACCTAGACCAAAGTCTCTGTCTATCATCTTCAAAGTATCACTGACGCTAGGAAGGCTATGAAGCTTCTGAACAAAATTAAAACAATCACCACGAAGACTAGTATCAGCATAGTCTATAAACATTAGATAGCCCATTTTGTTACCAATCATAAATGATGGATTGTTCTCATGCCTGAATGGAGAATAGGTCACTCTGTTAATTTTCCAATCTTGATTAGGCATGTAATACCTAAATATATCATACTCTGATATCCTACTTAGAATAGCTTCTATAGACATCTTTGTCTTTCTTTCTCCAGTAATCATAACTTAAGTTAATGAAAAGGCCCCACAATAGTGAGGCCATTTCTTATTTAGAGGGGTATACTAAAAATCACTATCATCTTCAGCAATCACCTTATCAGATGCTACCAAATTATCTTCAGAGCTATACTCTTTCAATTCCTTAAATGTAAAGAAGTCTTTACAACCATACTCACCCACTACGTTTAATACAAAACGCTCATGAGGTTTCAAGTCTTTAGAAGACTTCTGACGTAAGCCACTGATAGTACCAGCTGCATTGTAATCTAACAATCTGAAAGCTTTGATGCTATATGGAGGTAAGAATGCTTTGTTATATATATTCTGAAACTCCTTTACACCATCATCTGTTTCTTTTGTATTGATAGTAGCCAATGCTACAATGTTTGTAGCCCACTCACCATTGATTTGTTCTTTAAGTTCTTTAACATTACCCTTAATCAACTTATTGAATTCTAATTGTAATGTAGATTTCTTGCTGCTAAAGTCAATGTTACTTAACCAAGAGCGTAAGAAATTGTAAAGATCTTCCTCACCTACAAATGATACACGATTCTCTCTTTCTTTGAACCATGTTGGTAAGTTGTTTGGACTGTCAGCCCATGTACAACGTCCAATGTTGTTGATGTATTGTTTCTTTGTTTGATCTCTGTTCTCTTTCTCTTTGTTCTCAATGAAGAAAGTTAATTTGAACTTCTCTTTTGATTTAACTTCCTCTAACCAGAAGTCTAAACGCAATCTAGCATTACCATCTTTACTAGTACCTAAGTACTCTGTAGCTTTGCTATCTTCTTTTAATTGTCTTCCCAATACATCAGCATATTCTTCTGTTGTAGGGTTAACTGCAATTACTCTTGCTTCGAATAAGCCAACCTTCTTGGCAAATTCTTTGTCATCAAATACTGGGCTTTGTCTTTTTTCTCCTCCAATGTTACTCATTTTTTACTGATTTTATTTGTTATTAATTGTAATATTCATCAATTGAATTGACTACTTGTTGTAAGTTGTTAGGTATTCTGATATCTGCAAACATTCCATCAGGACTCTTTGCTGGATACTTCTTGAATCTGTTAGTTACAAAGTTATATGTGGCTGTGCCATCTTTGCTTTCTTCTACGTGTGTATATAAACAGATAGTAAGTAAACCTTCTAACACAATTTGGTTATCAATTAACTTACCTGCTGTCTTAATCTTGTATCCTATAATTTCACCTGAGTCTTCAATAGTCTCTGGGTGTGTGAAATAGAATACTTTTAAATCATCACGTAAACGTCTTGCTTCTCTGAATAGTTCCACCATATCTTTAGCCATAATGGTAAACTTGGTGAATCCTACTTCTGTAGCTCTCGCTAACATATTGAAACCCATAATGTAATTAGAGTCTTCAATAATAATGTTCTTAATGTGTGGTGCTTTGTCAGAGATAGTCTTTAATAGACGTGTAATCTCGTTAGCATCATCCACTTCTTTGTAGTTTTTAGCCTCAGCGTTATACAACTTCTCTGCTCCTTTAAAAGGTAATTCCTTTTTAGCAACATTGATGATGTAAGTCTCTTTTGGATCTAAATGTTTTACTGATGTTGACTTGCCAGTGCCTGTAGCACCAACAATTCCAATTAATTTGCTTGCCATGTTTTTTACTGATTTTGTTCTGATAAAGGTACTTCAATTTCTTGAGATTTCAAAATAATTTCCCTAGTTTTTGTTGCATCTATATTATTAATTATATCATCATAAATGGCATCTGCAATCACTTTATCTCTACTCCATTTTACTGATGTACCATTGACTCTTACACCATACCAAGCCTCATCACTAAATGGTTCATATTGTTCAACTAATTCTACTTTCATATGTATTTAATTTTGTCTTTATCAAAGAATTCTAGTGCTCTTTTGAGCCACTTTCTCTCCACGTCTTCAACAGAAGATATGATGTATATATAGGCTTTCTTTTCTGGAGTGTTATACTCCATGGCCATACATCTATTAATCTTCTGTGCTAGATTCTCACCATTACTATCAAAGTAATTAATAATCACCCTATTGAGTGGTTTATATGTAACACCTGTATTACCTATCTTTACGACAGCCAGGTGGTTACCAACACCAGATGCAAAGTCATCAAACACTTGCTTGTCTCCTGCTTTGCTATGATAGACAGGAATTCCTAGGTCATCTGCTACCTTTGTGACACCACAGAATACTAGTACACGCTCATCTTTGTGCTTAACTAATAGCTCTTTTGTCTTATTAAGCTTAGCAAGACTGTTCTGAATGAGTCTCATTCTAGCCAAACGCAAGAACATGGTTGCTTTACCTTGCTTCTCTAGCTGATCTATCACCCATCCATATGCAGCAAACTGAGTCTTTTCAGTCTTCCACTTACCTTTGTAGTTATTCTGCTGTGTGTTATCTAATGGTACTCCTACCACTGTGATTTCATAGTCAGAGACAACTCCTTCCTGAATAGCCTGATCTATGGAATAGGTAGCTAAGACAGATAGTCCTAGCTCTGTTCCTAATGTTTGTTCTGTATGTGATGATAAGGTCCCTGTTAGACCTAACACCTTTGTGCATTGTAGCTCCTTTACAGCCTCCATTTGTGCCTCAGACAGTAAATGTACCTCATCTAAGATAACAAGGTCATAAAAGGCAGCTGTATGCTTTTTTAGAGACAAATGGGTGGTATAAGTCATATTCCTATTCTTATACTTCCTAGCCAAGAAATGCTCTTCCCATGCATTCTTAATCTTAAGATCAGGATATGCTATGAGAATGTTGATGTCTTTGTCCAGTTTTTCTAATATATTAATGGACACATTGATCTTACCAAACCTAGGACATAGGTTCAGGATACCAAACTTACCATTGTTCAGCCATACATCAGCAAACTCTGCTTGTCTCTTATCTCGTAGCGTAAGGGTGGGCTTGCTTTTTGCCATAACTTATTATTGTTGTTAATGACCAAAATAGATACTCTACATTTAGAGCTACATATGGATCATGTTTCTGTATGTTATTCATAACAGATACTGTTGGAAATAATACCACTTGCCACCAATGACTCTTTTCATTGGGCAATGTATTATATGCTTTAAAATTTAACTTCATTATCATTTATTTAAAAAGAATGTTTTATTAATAATATCATTATATATACTGTCGTTCATATACTTAACCTTAGGTAGTTCTTTGAACATACCAATCTGGCCAAGAAAACTTAATCCTATTCTCACATCATCTTCTCCATAACTATTCTTTATTAGTCTCAATGATCTGAAATACTTTGCACCAAACTCATCTCTAAGTTTGTTTAGGTCATACCCTGAAGGGTCTGCCACTTTATATCTCATGGGATCAAACAATGCTAGGACAACATCAGCATCATTCTGTGTCTGTGAACTCTCAGCAAAATCTTCTAGCTGTGGTTCTACATCACCATTCTTTAGTCTCATTGGACTAGAAATGTCCCTATTAAACTGACTAACAATTACAGGACTATAGCCATACATGTCACGAGCATATCTCAGATCGTCAGACATCTTGTCTATACACTGTTTCTTAGTAGAATAATCTTTTGTAGGTTTTAATAGGCCTATGTGGTCAATAACAACAATAGTTATTTCATTCTCATCATTGGGAATGTATTTCTTGTTATATTGATCTACATCTTCTATTACACCATTAGCTAATGCATAGTCTCTTAGCTGTTTGGCTATACCCACTGGATTCTCTGGTCCATCAATAAGAGTGATTGTTTCTTTCATTTGTCCCATATAATCCTCATACATCAGGAACAGATCATGTTCATCAGGTGTCATCTTATCTGTCCAACCTAATAGCTTGGATACAGGAATAATTATACCTTGGTCAAGGAATATCTTTCTTGAGACCCATTTAGCATATTTGTATGTTCTACTACGCTCCATGGATCTGTATATGATCTTTAACTTAAGACCTGGAGTCTTCTGACTGATAAACCAATCAAATGGATTTAAAACATATGCGTCATCTAAGAAGCTTGTTTTACCTGATCCAGTGAGGCCACCTATCAGTGTGTACATAGACTTTCTGATGCCAATATATCTGTTCAATCTTTCAAAGCCCATAGGTATACCATTGTTCCTACCATCTAGGCCTGCTTGAACTTCTCGTTTTAAATCTTCAAAACTCATAGCTTTTCTATTTCATTTTTTACATCTTGCCAATATATTTTTTCTAATTCATAATCATAACTTCCAATTATGACATTCATTATCTCATCTATTGCTATTAATGCACATTCTTTAGCTTGATAATAATTATTTGTTACCTCAAAATATTTATCAAATAATTCTTCTGCTTTTTCTTTTGGTGTCATAATGCTTCTATCTCTTGTTTTACTTCAGCCCAATAGTCTTTCATTCCATATTTTGCACCACTATATTTTTCAATATTTCTTATTGAGGCATCATATATTGAATTAAAACTTTCAATTAATTCATCTACTGCTATTAACGCACATTGTTTAGAATTATTCCATGCATTATTTTCAAGGTAATGCTGCAATTCCATAAACTTTTGATTTAAGTCCCATGCTTTTTCTTTTGGTGTCATATGTCCATTCCTTTAATTGGTTCAGCAGATTCTTTGATAGTCTTACCCTCTCTTATCAACTCAATGAATGGTTCAAATGACCTCTGGTTGAGATAGGTGAGACTGTTCTGCATAAATGTAAGTCTATTGACTTTTGTCTTAATTGAATTCTCTTTCTTCTGCAGTATTTCGTATTCTAATGCAGCTATGAGCTCTGTAGGTTTGTACTCGCCTTCTTCAACAATGCTGTTGAATTTGACTTTACACTCATCTTTCTTTACACGCATACCACGTGTACCTGTAAATGATTGACTCTTATATGTGAAGGTGTCAGTACCTGGGTACATCATCCACCACTTATCAAAGTCTGAATCTGTTTTCTTCTTCTTAACTATCTTAGGTTGCTCTATCTTCTCATTAAGAAAAGACAAAACTTCATTACCTATGATAGTTATCTTATTTGACTCTGACAATAGACCTTTTCTGCGTACAGTTTGATAGAGCATTTTCATCTTACTATCATCTGTACACATTTCGTCTACATCATTGCCTTCTTGAACAAGTGTTATGAAGCATAACATGTCTAAGCTGTAGCCAGCTTTAGTCAGCTCCTTAAAATGGGAGAACGTTAGCGTGAGGTTCATTATGTTTCTCTAGGATTTTGTCTGTGTCTATTACTTCAATACGAGCAGGTTGCTTCTGATTTAATTCTCTCTGAATTGCTTCGTTCCACTCCTGTCCCTGTTCATGCAAATATATGAAATCCTTGAGATATTCTCTCTCCCAATCCTCAATTATTTTTAGGTTTTTCATCTTTTTTATATTGTTCATTGTTCCAAAAATAAGAACAACTTAATGTTGCAACACCAAGATTTGCTTGATGTTCATCAAACATAAAATTTAATTTATATGGAGGGTCTGAGAAATAACTTTGTCCTATCTCTTCAGGTTTTACTGTATATCTGTGGCAGTTCAGTCTTAATAGACAACTACCACCTTGGCAACATGAAATGTCTGGCATAATGTTTAATTTTATTTGTTTTGGATATGTTATCGCATATATACAGATATATACGTATATTATTCTGCTGCATAACCAAAGAATATCCACTCACCATCTCTTTCATTAGTGGCTTTCTTGTATGTTATTTTAGCTACTGTCTTATTAGCTTTATCAAGAACCTTCTCCATTGTTATATATGTAGACTCTTGTGTCTTTTCTGTATGTACTCTTGCTTTGGTAACAGCTTCACCTTTAGTGAGATATGCACCAATAAATGTATCATAATTAGCAAATACAAAATACTTAAGTATCCACTTCTTGGTACCAGGTGTTACAATGTGCTCCACTTGTGACTTAGTCTTGTTCTTATTACCAACAGGTTGTCTAACACATATAGCTGAACAATCACGTTTATTCATAGCATGACTATCAAATCTGTCACGTATGTAAGTAGATACATCATTAAACTTACTTTTATTATATGCTTCTGTTTCATCTCTAAATCCATGAGTAGTACTGATTGTACCATTATAGCCATCTTGATGACCATATTCATTTTCAGCTATTTCACAAATTCTTTTATATGCTTCATCTGCTGTTTTACCACTACTTCTTTCTTTAAATTGACATGCTCCCATAATTGTGTGTTTTAATCTTTAATACGTAATCCAAATTCTAAATCAAACCATTGAAAGTTTGCTTCAGCCCTTGCTTTGTTTATTTTAAATACCTTTTTCATTAATGGTATAGCGTATGCTTTGAACTCCTCATGTTGTTCTTGAGTCATAGTCCATTTGCTGTACCACTCTTTTGTCATATATGCTTCTTGCATAGACTTACCAACCATACCTAATTGATAATCAACTAGATGATTTCCTATATTTTCTCTATTTATCTTTGCCATTAGAATGTGTCTATAAGTTTAATAATTTCATCGTAGTCATACGTATCTCCTTCTTGTTGTGCTTTCATTAATAGCTTTGCAGCCACTTTACCACATTTCTTAGCTACATCTATACCTGTATATGGATCTTGTCCTATAATTGGTAGGAATTCCAATACTAATTCTGCTGCTTTATGTTTATTGTCCATTAGAATAAATTTAATTGATTTGGGTTAATAATAATTTTACGTTTTCTACCTTCATACTGTATTTTGTGCATGATTCTCTCAGCACGTTCTATATAATATGCATGATTGATGTTATCCAAAGGATGATCTGGTAATAGATGATTACATACTTTCATCACCCATTCACCTGCTTCAACTTGTGATACATCAACAGCTGTGCTATCTGAATTCTCATTCTTAACCTTCAATAACTTCTCACCTGTATTACTTACATAATATCTGATAAGTTTATTGTAGACTGTTCTGTTTTCTTTCGAGTGGCCTTCGTAGTGAAAGTCTTTACTAGCTTTCTGCCTGAGACAATAGTCATAAATATTTGTGTGATTACAAATAGTGGTAGCCACAGGCACATCATTAACAAAAAACTGCTCCAGTGCAATAGGTACAATCCTAGCACTCTTATTTTTGTGTAACTCAAAGTCAGTAAGGAAATCTCCTTTCTTTTTAATTTCTCCATTGGTTTTAATTGCTAAATAGTCATTTACTGTAGAGAATATAATCTTTTGATAATCAGTGCGTTCAAGCTCATAGCTAGTTATATTCATCCACCACTTGTTTATCTCATGCATCTTATCTATTAGTGATTTATTAACCATAATAGTTACACCATCTGTATTTGCAGATATAACATGTATACCAGCTAATTCATATGCTTCGATGAGCATAAGAAGACTCAATTCACCTGTAATAGTTGTGAACATAGTTAGTTGTCTATCATAGATCCAAGACTGCATGTCACTACTTTTACCATACACAGAGTTAACTGCAAGCTTAAGAGCACCAACAATACCTGCTATCTTCTTATCCTTTTTAGCCATTGGTTTAAGTTCCAACCTTTTTTCAAACATTGCTTTATATCCAAGTAAGAATTCCTTACCCAGGTGACCAGGATATCTGCCATTGCTAATAATAATAGCAGGATAATAGCTAGACACATCCCAATCAATAATCTCATGATCCTCATCACATTCAAAAACCTTTGGTTTATTCTCTGTATGAAGACCTCCCTTTGCAAACGTGTAGGTATTTTCATAAAACACTAATGATTCTTTGAATTCATCCTTCATTGTTAAACGCTCCTTACTAACCTTCTTTAAGAATGCTTGTAGCTCTGGTGTCTGGAATGATATGTAATCAGCAATACAATCTCTCACCTTTACCTCTGTTCTAAACAATCCTTTCTTTGGTAAATCAGAGTATTGTATACCTTTCTCCTGACAGTAGTATTTCTTAATCATCTCATCACCTATCTTACTATCTGAATAGTTTAAGCATGGTATGCCAAACTCTTCGTATATATCTTGTCTAAGCTCTATCTGATTGTTACCCTTGTATAGTGGATGGTTAGTGTTACCTGTTGTTACCTTATAGAATTCATACGTAGCCATAACATCATTACGACAGTAGTCTATTGTTATAGATATATCATCCTGAGTCATGTTCTCTTTAGTATGATGGATGGGCATCTCTTCAATGTTCTCCAGATCCATCTCAAACTCTAACCTTTTTAGTGAGACCATTCTATTCTTGTTATCATAATGATTAATCTTGAATAGGTCTAACTGTTTTAGTGATAACCATTCCTCTCTATATTCAGGGAATACATCATAATTAGCATCATGTATTGTGTCTGCAGCCTTCTGTGCTACGATAGCACATATCTCTAGCCCACTCAACTCATGCCAATTCTCATAGTTTCTAATTATATGCTCAACAACCTGACTATCAAAGCGTAAGTTATTGTAGCCCACCCAATAATGCTCATCGTGTTGTTCAGTGAATCTCATGAATCCATCTAATTGATTGGTCCACCTACTCACTTGAAACTCGTATGTTACATCACTCTCTGGATTGTATATAACAATAAGAAACAGTTCTTTCAGTGTTTCAATATCATAGATGAGTACGTTCATATAATTCTATTAATTGTTCAACTTTTAAATACACAGTGGGAAATTGTGCTGGTTTGTACCATTTATCATCTTTATACCTAACATAATTGTTTTCTGTTATCCATTCTAATAAACTTAACATAATTAAAATGTTATTTGTGGTGTAACAAAACTGAATTTTATAGGCTCACCTAATTCATAAATTTTAATCTTATCCTTAGCATCTAAATATGTATCAGGATTTTCATTGAAATCATTAATTATGTCCTTTTTTGTACCTACTACCCATGCTTCTGTATTTTCATACATTACAACATATTGTTTTTGTTTAGCTGTTGATAGTTCTTTAACTAAGTGAGCTGGTGTTTTCTTTCTCATATGTTATTTGTTTTGGTTATTTACATATTCTTTTATTTCTTGTGCGGACATTGGTGGCTTACCTTCTAATTCTTTTGATAACAAATAGTTATTTTCACTTATTTCATCCAAATCAGTTCTTTCAATTTCTTCAAATGTTTTAACAATTGGGAATAATAAATCAAATAGTTTCATAGTTTATTTGTTTTGGTTATAGGTTTGGTTGTAGTATTTTTCTGCTTCTATATCTGTTGCACCACCAATATAATTACAAGATTTCGCTGCATTTATTATTTGCTCCTTTTCTTTTTCAAGTAAATGATTAGATATATAAATAGCTAAATCTATTCCTTGTTTAAACATTCTATCTTCTATATGGTCGTCTTTGGTAATAAAATTTGATTCTATTTTAAGTTTATCAATTAACTCTTGCATTGCTGTTTTCATGCTGCTTTGTTTTTATCTTTATGTATACCATACTTCTTCAACCTAAATTCTAATGCAGATTGTTTATTATTAAGTTTGTCTCTTGTTTTATCAGTAAGGTTTAACTTACTAGTTTCTATTTCAAAATCAAACTTATCATCATATGATAATGTATCTCTATGTTTTTTAATAGCTATCATTATGTCTATTTCTGATATATATGTCTCCATTATTTATATGTTTTAATGTATGCTTTGATGCACCATTTGATCATGTCCCAAATGTAATACCTCTGTTTTGATTTAGGAAGCTTATGTAAGCTCTCATAATAACTAAAATATTCATTCATAATTGTTTACAATTTCTTTGATAAAATCTTTTGTCTGTTGGTCAGTCATATTGTTCTTCATATAGTTAATAGATGTAGAAACAAACTGTACATTACCTTTAATGTATCCTTTAGATGAATCAATTCTATCTAATGAAGCAAGATATCTGTGATCGTTGTTTCTTTGTTTACGTTTAGCTACATATAATTTAACTCTAGTATATGGACATGTACCTTTTTGTTTATTCCAAAGTTTAGATAAATATTCAGTATCTATATTCACTTCTAAATTTGCTTTTTCTCTTTTTCTTAAATTTGCTGTATGAACATAACTATGAAAAGGTATTGCTGGTTTTCTATTACCTAAGCCAGTAGGACCAAAGTTAGGAATAGATACTTGCCCTACACATTTTGTAGAACAACATACTCTCCAACCTTTTCTTATTCCATTATCATACTGACTTTTTTCTCTTTGAAATGTAATACTACAATTAGAACAAACTATATCTATTTTTGCCATAATGTGTAATTTAATGCACTAAATTAGAAATATATTATTTTTTAGCCCTTTTTTACTGCTTTTGCAGGCTTTTTAGGCACTGTATTGCTCTTTTTAGAACTATATTTCTCTCTATTGAATTGTAATTCATGAGCAGCAATAGCTGTAGCAACAGCTAATATTTGTTGTACATCTTTTCCATCTTTATTTTCATCAAGAATAAGTGTTGCAAATGCTGCAGATATAATATTCTTATCACCTGAGCAATTTACATCTAATTCACCATTACAGATACTCATAAAGAAATACCCATCAATCTTTGTTTTTTTACTTGTTGCCATGTTGTTGTTTTTTCTTTTTAATTATGTTACCATCTCTATCCATGAATGGAGCCCTATGAATTTCATAGGACATCCATGCAAAGATTGATAGTAACACAAATATAACTAAATATATCATTTGTCAAAGTTTTTAACTCTGATTAGTAACTGATATGTGTCAGAACTGATGTACATATATTTGCGTCCTTTAATGTGTAAACGTTTAGATGGTGTGTAATGTGCTTTGGTAGCAAATATAGCATCTATTAGTTTAGAGCACGCTTTAAGTCCCCTAACATAAGGAGAATCTTGTTGGTTTGGTTCGTAAACCTGGATTGTATGTGTGCAATGTGGTTTTGCACTGTAGACTAGGCTGTAAGACATGATGTGTTAGTTTATTAGTTAGAAATAGAATGTCATACCTTGATCAGATATCTCTATCTTGGTTGGTCTACTACTAATTGTGTGTTTCTTACCTTCCACTACTGTTTTAGTACGCACAGTGTTGGTGATAACAGGCTCCACTTTTATCTGCTTACGCATAATCAATAGTTTAGCATACACCCCACCAAATGTTCTGTTGAACTGTTTAGCTAGTCTTTTAGCTAATCTAGTTGTTGAAATAGGCTTCTTAGCCATTTCTTGCATTGTTGATAACTCTGCTTGAGAGTACATTTTCATGTTTTTCATGTGCTTATTTTTTGTTTTTGTTTTTAAAATGTCTACTAGCTTCTTGCTGTCTAATCACCTGCTTTGGTATATCATTAACCCAATTAGGTATACTATCTAACATCTCTGCTATCTTTTTTGAAATAGGACTCATTGGTTTAAGTGGTAATGGTACTTTGTTGGAACTAAATCTACCTGTATCCACTCCATCTTTATATCTTTTGTCTATGGCTCTTTGGCCTGGTTTAAGTATAGTGCTATATATTATACCACTCTTTATTCTTCTTCTCATAACAATGGGTTTAAGAAAAGCCCCACATTTCTGCAGGGCTTTCTCGTTTACTAACCACACACACATCTAACCTAATCTCTTATTATTTAAATCATAAATCAATTTATACCATTCATTTTCATCTAATTGCTCATCAGGTGTAGCAGTAGACATAAGCTTTATCTCAAGCTTTAATGGTTGTTGTTCAGGCTTTTTATCTTCAAATAAAATTTCATATAACTTCTTCATCTCTTTGGTTTTAAAGGGTTTATTAATCTGGGTCATTGTCTGTCTTGTCTTTAGGGTGATCGTGTGGCCATTCAGGATTGTCATAATCAGTGAGGTCATCCATATCATCAAAGTTTTCTTCATCTTCTAATCTATCATCTTCAATAAACCCTGCACTATCATATTCTGGTTCATCATCCTCATCTACAAAGTCAGCTTGTTTAATCATCACCTTATTGGTGTCTTCATATAACAATGGCTCTCTAGTCTCATCATCTACCTCAAGGGCTATGAGACCATCATTATCACCATTCTCACCATATAACCAATCATTGATAATCTTGGGACTAATGTCTTCCAATGTAGTGTGATCTGTCCATGTACCATCTTCATTCTCTTCAGCAAGGTTATCTTCCCACCAACCTATGTGCTCAGGACGTACAAGTATTTCTTCTACATCATCAGGGTTGGTCATTGGTTGAATAATGAAGGGTTCAACTGGTGCACCACTAGTAGACATATATTCGTACATGTCATATGGTATTTCTTTTAATTCATATATGGTAAAATAGTTATATACTTTACCATAGACCACATCACTGTGATCTCTTTTAAACCACATACCTACTTCCAATTGCTTGGGCATATATGATTTAAATATAAGTTTTGCTAATATAAACATAATTGTTTGTTTTTGCAGCTAGAGGTGTAAATAAGGACCCTGCTAGGGGAAGCAGAGTCCTATTATCTAACACACATATTACCAACTAGCCAATCTTTTTTGTGTTTTGTTTGTAATTGTAAACAAATAATGCTGCTAATGTATATCCTACAGAAGATACAAATGTAAGTATACTCCATCCAAGATTACTCTCTTCAAAAGTATATAATATCCATAGGATAAGAGTTGTCGTAATTAAAGTCATCATAATGGCCATAAATAAATTAAATAGTTTCATATAACTAATTGGTTTTGTGTGTTTTGTTCAATTTGTTTCCTATTATAATGAGAAATACGCTAAATACTGTTAATCCCACCCAACTCAATGCTATCCAATTAGGAAGATTTTGTTGTGGTTCATCATCAAATGTTGGTTCAGCCATTGTTAATAATACAACTGGCATAATTAAAACAATGAACAAGCACCAGCCTGTCCATTCAATTCTGTTAAATAATTTGTTCATAAATGTGTGTTAAATGATTGATTAATAATGTGTTATAATATGTCTCCGACATGTATGTCGTGAACATAAGAGCAAATATATATCGCCTTTGGCACGCTAAAGGCTAATAGCAGAGATATATATTATTTTAATTCAAGAGGAATACCAGGATATCTATGTATGTCCCAATATTCTGAGCCATCATATTCATGTCTATCCATCCAAATATCATTTGTGAACCATACTGTACCAAACAGCTGTTGACTACCATAACCTGAATCATAGTCAAAGTCAAGACTATTTAAGAACTCTGCAAGTTCAACAGGTGTATAACTCAGTTTGAGAATATGTGGCTTTGGTTTATAATCTTCATCATTCCAATAACCATATGGTTCATGAGTAATAGTAGCACATCGTATTTGTGTACCATCTAACCATCTAGTAATTTGTTCTATTTTACCTAATAACTCTTCTTTAGCGTTCATAACTAATTGATTTTAAAGCGAATATATAGCCTAATGTTGCCTCAGCTTATATATTCTAATGTATTCATATGCAACAAATAATGTATTAGCATAGGTTCTCAACTAATACTTGTAGCGTTTTCATCCACTATTATAATACTCTTGTACTCAATGTACGTATGACATATCTTTTTGTCAGAGCATTATATTCGTAGCTACATTAACAATAATAGATATAGTTACCACGTAGGATTAAATGTATTGTTATGCAAGGATTTCATAGCCCTTGAACCACTTTTGTGTCATAACCATTATAATCTATCTACTGTAACCCTTATGTGTGACTCGCAACACATAAGCTATGAACTTCATCTATTAGAAATAATAACAAGGCATAGTCCACTTAAGGTAGGTATGAGCTGAATTGTTTTCCTTGTTATTATATAAAATCCCTCTGTACTCAGATGTAATGCTGAAAGGAACAACCTTTCTCTATTGCAATGTCTCTGTTAATTGTTATAAACCTTTATGATTAGTGAGTACCATATCGAGTTTAACATACTGCATTACATAAATTGTATTACATCTGTCTATCCTTGGGAAATAGAAATACAGAGGTTGTAGTGAGGACAGGATTTGAACCTGTATGTTATACCAAATGGTTAGGGTTATATTGCTTTCTTGCGTCCAAGAAATAATGTAGTAGTTCCCATCTACGCCTCACCCTCTGTGTTTGATAGTATAACTCCATTAGCGTCTACCAATTCCGCCACCTCACTATATTGGGAAATAGAAATGGTACATTAAAACATAAGACTATTCCATCTATGTGTAATATCTCCAATGGTAAATCTTATATATCCATTGTATGATGTAAATATCTTACCCAAATCCTTGTGTTCTCCTTGTACATATCCATTATCTAATAGGTATGCAATCTTTTGTTCTGTTGTCATATAAATATGATTTAATTAATTAATAATGTGTCTCATAGTCAATAATATCATCCCAATCAAGACCAGAAGTCTCAATCATCTTATCAGTAGGATAACTATCAAACACCCTAGTGCTAATAGATCCATCTTTCATAAAGAATATCGTATTGTACATATAAATGCTATTTAATGCTATATATATTGTATTGTATAGCGTGAATTAATAATGTGTCAATAAGTGGTAATAAGTGGGAATGGAGTACACACCACCTCTCACATTCATGCAGAATGTGTTGAGTTTCAGTGAGTTATATAATTATTCCCACCCAGATGTGTTGCTAACACCCACCCTTATATACGAATAAGGGAAAACAAGAGCTTGGATGATGTTCCAAGCCCTTGTTAAGTGTGAGATTAAGCCCCTGCCAACTCTTCAAGCTCTGCTTCGCTTGTGATGCCCACAGCAGTGTACTCTTTCTTGATAGCCTGTGCAACTTCTGCATCTAATGTAGCGTCTATCACGTGAGCGTCAATGTACTCTTTCTTGGTCTTGAACACTGCAGTTGCAGTATCACGAGTCATTGTGAACTTTCCATCTGCATAAGGAATGTAGATTGGATTGTTGTCTGCATCAACCATTGGTTGCTTGGTTGTAGGGTCAAGCTTTGGTCTTGCACCATAAGTCTTCTTTGCAACAATAGCAAAGAATTGCTTAAATTCTTCATCTTTCTTAATGCCCAATGCATCCATCTGACGCTTGTAGATGTGGATTCTTTCGCCTTTAGTGTTGTAACCATTGAAGTTACCATTTGGTGAGAAGTTGCCTGAATTGATTACCATAACGAATTTTACAGTTTTGTAGTGGTGTCTCCACTATAGGTTTGTTAATTGTGAGCCATAGGGGGGATATGTCAACCCCCTTTTTTGTACACGGAGGTGCAATCTGGGTTACCCTCCTCCCCCATGGATACAATAAGAATGGGGGCTATGTAAAATTTTGGGGGGCTAGAGGGGGATGGGCTGATAAGACTGGGGGCATATAGAAAATTGTGTACATAGTCAAAGCACAGGATAGTTCCACAAGGAACGTTTGCATGAATTTTTCCAAAAGTTTCATGCATATTGTGTCACAGTTTTTCAAATATTTGTGACATATTTATATAGGTATTTGTTACAGATTTATATATATAGGTAACAATGACTTCCTGGTTTGGCTGTGTTTCACTTCTTGATTTGGCAAGTTATAGCTTGATTATATTCTGCCAAAAGTCAATCTATAGCTTTACATAATGTGTCTTATAAGGGACACGCTCAGCTTAACAATGTTGCTTTTATGACACATTATGATATGTCTTTACATATAATGATGGAATTAGTTTACATATTATATGTTATAGCATATTGTTGCTCCCAACAAAATGGACCAATATTATAATATCCTGTTGTATCAAAACTAGAAAATCCTGCAAGTTTTGATAATAGGAAAAAATAAATTTGGCTGGTAAATTTATTTAGCAGTATCTTTGGGGGGGATTTAGGGGGGGCCCTGCTAATACCTCCTCATTAATAAAAGCTTAGATATATGGTAGTAGTAAATGTGTTGTTGGTTATAGTGACGTTACTTAGTATGGCAGTGATTGTATGGGGGTTAGTCTGCTTTGAGGAGTATGAGATAGGTATAGAGTTTCTCCCTAAAGACTACAATAGTTTTGAACTAGGGGTGTCTAATAGAAACTACAAGCTAGATGATGGAGGATTAGAACAAGAGCTTAGGATAGGACTGTTGTTATTCAGTGTTATTTTCCTGTTTAGGAGATTTGATGCATAATATAGCATTAAGTTTTATAATAACTAAAATTGTTATTTGTAGATAGGTAAGATATACATACCTTTGTATCAACTAATTATGGAAACCAAACCTAAATCTCCCATTGTACAACGACTGAAAAAATCAGTGGAGGACAGTTACGTCCTGGCTGAGAAGTATTATAGAATCTTGTCATCTGTCAACGACCTTAAGTTGACAAACAGGGAGATACAGCTTATTGCGTTTGCTGCTATGAAGGGTAATATATCCTATGCTAACATACGTAAGGAGTTTTGTGAGAAATACGACAGTACGTCTCCTGCAATCAATAACATTATTAGTAAGCTGAAGAAGATGGGTGTGTTTGTAAAGGATGGGACAAAGGTGAAGGTCAATCCTCTTATTCTGCTCAACTTCGACAAGGATATTGTATTACAAATAAGTCTAATACATGGATAAGCCTATAAGCATGTCTGTCAAAGACTTCCTAGTTAGGACCCTTGCAGTTAAGATGATGATGAGTGAAAAGATGATTGAGGCTGTGGTGAACCATCAGTTTCAGTCTGCCAATGAGGCAATGGATCTTAACAATAGTCTAGAGATATCTGGCTTTGGTAAGTTCTATTTCAATGAGAAGAAAGCTGTAAAACGACTTGGACAGTTGAATGCTAAGAAGCAGGCAATACAAAAGATAATAATAGATGAAACTACATCTGAACAAAAGAAACGTTCATCTAAGGTGACACTAGAGAAAACAGAAGCTCTGATCAATTTGCTAACAACAAAAACTATATATGAAGATCAACTTCTCTCAGATATACGAGGGGTGGAAGAACAACCTCTTTCCAGCTGATGAAATAAAAGAACAAATTAGACAAGTGAGCCAGGAACGTATGGCCATTTGTGATCAATGCGAATGGTGTTCTGAGAACAAACCTAAGAAGCCTCGTAGATTTGATAAGCATTGCACTCATTGTGGATGTGTCCTATCAGCCAAAACTAAGTGTTTATCTTGTAGCTGTCCTATAGACAAATGGGGACCAGAAATGGAATCTAAGGAAGATGAAGATCAATTAATACAAACAATATATGGAAAACAGGGAAGTGAAAATAGAGAAGATTCCACTGGACAGGCTAATTGATACGCTTGTTGACTTATATAATAAGGGTATAGACTATGTTGATATAGTGGGAGTTCCTGGGGTTGAGTTTGATAGAATGGGAATAGCCTTTACAAAAGACTATATGACAGAACATGGAAAAGAAAACTTTGGAGAAATAGGTGTTGACTTAGAGATTACATCTTCAAAGCTAACAGATGATGATTTAAATGAATTAATATAAAACTAATGAGTAAAAAGACTCACTATACAGAAGTCATTAATATACTACAAGAACTACATAGTGATTTTCCAACATATAACATTGGAAGACATCTAGCTACAGCTCTTGCAGATTATGGTGATATTTGGGGAATAACAGATAAAGAACTTGCTTTTGCTCTAAGTAAATATAAGAGCGAGATTGAGATGGATGTTCCACATACAGATGACTCTGAACTTGAAAAAATAATTAAAGAGGGAATGGACCTTGATAATATCCTTAAGGAGGAGGAAGAAGATGGCAACTATTAAAAAAACTACATATGTAAATACAGAGCTTGAATGGGCTGAGTCACAACTCGTTTCATGGAAAGCTTATGTAAATGCTAACCCACTGCATGAATTGAAAGATAGGATTGAGTGGAAACCTACAGCAAAAGGAGGACTATTACCTATGGTGATAGCATCTATTGAAGCTCAAGGTAAATTTGTCCAAGAGACAATGAAAAACTATCTAGCATTGATAGAGGTGGTAGATAAGCTAAGAAACATGGAAGAAGCTAAGGTGGAAGTGAGAGGTAAAGGTGAGTTGTCAGGAGCTGCTGCTGAGTTCTTAGCAAATAGAAAATAATGGAACTACAAAGTATAGACTACAAAGACTGGTTTATAAATCAGAAGCGTATTCCTGATAAAGAATCTCAGGAGTGTAAGCCATTCTTTGACTTCCACAGAGAGCTATGCTTAAATGGAGCTATGATGGGAGGTACATATATTAACCCTTTCCTTTACTGGCACCTTAATATATGGCATACAGAAGTAGATATAATAGATAGTTATGGGAGGATTGCACAGAAATATGCCAATCCCCTATTGAGAGATAATGAATGGCTTGTGACGAACGAAATTGACAGAGCTCAACAAGAAAAGAGGGGCTTAGTCATTCTAGGTATTAGACGTTTTGCCAAGTCTGTTCTTGAAGCATCCTATATTGCATGGGGTGCGACCTTTGATGAAAACAGTCAGAATATCATAGCAGGCTTAAATGCCCCAGATATAAAACTGATTACTGATAAGATTGACAAAGGATTGAATTTCATTCCTGAGTATTGGAGGTGGCAGAGAATTGAGGATAACTGGAAGAACCAAGTGACTCTAGGTATAAAGACCAAGTCTGGTGAACGTATCCCATTCTCTTCCATTCTAATACGTAACCTTGATGAAGGTAATAATGAAGAGGCAATTGCAGGTACAAAACCACGTAAATTAATTATAGATGAGATTGGTAAAGGGAATTTTCTTAGAGGCTTACAAGCTGCTATTCCAGGTTTCACTACACCCTATGGCTGGGGATGTAGTCCCATTCTTACTGGTACAGGTGGGGACATGAAGAAATTCATGGATGCCAAAAGTTTAATGTTTGACGTAGACAACTTTAATTTCCTTACATATAATAATGCTAAAGATGACAAACGTATACATGGTTTGTTTATCTCCCATAAATATAGAATGGAGGCAAAGGAGGATTCTACACTAGGAGAATATTTAAACGAGCCAACTAGTTCAGACTTACATAATGTTAAAATGCTTGTAAGTAATGAAGATAAGGCTACAGAAATTACTAACAAAAACCTAGAAAGACTTAAGAAAGCTGGTGATCGTATAGCCTATTTAAAAGAAAAGATGTACTATCCTCAAGAAGTAGATGATATCTTCTTGAACGAGGACACAAATATATTTGACATTGAGAGTGCTAAGAGACAGAAGACTAGACTGTTACAACAAGAAAGAACAGGAACTCCTGTTATATTGTTTAATGATGGAGAGAAGATAGCTCATGAGTTTACAGATAAACTACCTATATCTAACTTCCCTCTAAAGAACTCAGACTTAAAAGAAGCACCTATTGTTATATATGAATTCCCTATAGATAATCCACCTTATGGATTGTATGTAGCAGGAGTCGATCCATATAGACAAGGTAAGTCTGCATATTCAACTTCACTTGGATCTGTATACATATACAAGAGGATGCATGAAATTAGTGGTGAGAAGTATCAAGATATGTTTGTAGCTTCGTATTGTGCAAGACCTGATAAGAAAGAAACTTGGGAAGAACAAGCTAGACTTCTTATAAAGTATTATAACGCTAGAGCTCTTTGTGAGAATGATGATATATCCTTTATTGAATATATGAAAGCTAAAGGAGATGCTCACTTTTTAGAAAGACAACCTGACTGGTTGAAAGAGATTGTACCAAATACCACTGTAAAAAGAGATTATGGTATTCATCGTTCAAGTCAGAAGATAATTGACTATCTTCACACTTGTTTAAAGAAGTATATGGAATCTCCAATCTTTGTAGAAAAGAATGATGCAGGAGAAGTGATTAGAGAAGTGTTAGGTGTGAGTAAGATATTTGATCCTGTATTGCTTGAAGAGATTATTCAATATAATGATTCAGGTAACTTTGATAGAATCATAGCTGCAGAGTTAGCCATAGCACAAGCTTTAAAGATGGACCCAATAATGGGTAAGATAGGTGGAACAAGTGATGAACGAGTTGCTTCTATGTTTAAGAAGAAGAGAGGAAACATACTCTTCACTGACTCTAGAAATAACATGTTTGGACAATCAAAAAATAAATATAAACGAAATAAATTGTTTTCATAATGGCAATTATAAGGTACACGAAAGACGCAACAATAAGATATGCTTATCTGAATATCTTTCCTGATCAGTTTAAAACTGAGAAGGAAAAGATGGATGAAAGCTGGATAAAGAATTCAATGGACTACTTTGCAAACAAAGCTTATGCTGAGTATGTCAAAGCTAGAGATACATTTGTAAAAAACTATGATCTTGTTAAAGGTATTTTAAGAAGAGAAGATTTCTTTGTAGAACCAGAAGTTAGAAGTTTTACAGATGTGCTTACATCAGATCTTGAACTTCCTGCTTATGTAAAACATTATTCTATAATGACCACTCCTATTAATGAGTTAGTAGGAGAGATATCAAAGCGACCTGATGCTTTCCTAGTAAAAGCATTTGATGATGATAGTCAAGCTGAAGAGTTACAATTTAAGACTCAGATACTAAATGAATATGTAATTAATCAAGCAAAACAAAAGATAGAAGAACAAGCAATGGCTCAAGGTCAAGAAATTGATCCTGAAGAGTTAGATCAAATGACCATGGAACAAGTGAAAGATGAAATAGATAACTATACATCTGTAGCAGAGAAATGGGCAAATCATATTCTTTCAGCTCAAAAGATTGAATTTAATCTTAAAGAAAAAGGAGAAGATTCATTTAGAGACTTATTGATATCTGCTAGAGAGTTCTTTCATATCTATGAGGACAACTCTAAGCTAGGATTTAATATAGAAGTAGCTAATCCAAAGAACACTTGGTTCTTAACTACTCCAGATAGAAAGTGGATATCTGATACTACAGGACGTGCACAAGGAGCGTATGCTGCTGGCACTGTACAAGTGTTAGAATTATCTGAAATTATTGAAGCAGTTCCTGACTTAACTAAAGATGAGATTGATCACTTACGTAGTTCATTACAAGACTATGGATTGATTAATGTACGTGAATCTAACTTAGGTAATCCTAATGCTGTTCCAGGTAATGACTCTATTCAATACGATACATATGATCCATTAGTATTACAAACTAGAATGCTTATTGAATCAGAAATGAAAGAGAACAATGATGGTCTTAAGGACTTCTTAGGACTTACATCTAACGTATCTTCATTTGGTTATAAGTATGTTGTGGTAAGAGCTTATTGGATTTCTAAAAAGAAGATAGGTAAAGTAATATATACAGATGAGATGGGTAATGAACAATCTATGTTAGTAGATGAGAATTATAAGTCTGGAACTATTCCTACACAAGAATCATTAGAGTGGGGATGGATTAACCAATGGTATCAAGGTATTAAGATTGGTCCAGATATCTACCATATCAAACCTTATAAGTTATTACCTTATTGTCCAATCATTGGTCAAACGTTTGAAGTTAAGAATACAGAGGCTAAGAGCTTAGTAGATATGATGAAACCTTTCCAAGTTATATACAATGTTTGTATGAACCAATTGTATAAGTTACTTGAGAAGGAAGTAGGTAAGGTGCAGTTAATGTCTATTAGACACATTCCTATTCCTAAGGATGGTGATGCTCAAGATGCATTAGATATCTGGGAAATGGAAGCACGTAATAGAGGAGTTGTGTTTGTTGATGATAGTCCTGAGAACTTAAAGAGTCCATCTAGCTTCAACCAATATACAAGCTTAGATCTTACACGTACTACAGAGATCCAAGCAAGATATACTCTAGCACAACAAATAAAGAATGAATGTTGGGAATTGATTGGTATGTCTAAGCAAAGACTTGGATCTGTGTCTGCTAGTGAATCAGCCACAGGTACCAATGCAGCTATTACACAATCTTATTCTCAAACAGAACCTTTGTTTGTAGCTCATGAATATATCATGGGTCAGTTATACCAAGCTGTTATTGATGCAGCTTTATATGTAGAAGCTAAGAAGCCACAATCAACTATATCTTATATCACTAATGAAGGTGAATCTGCTTTTGTAACTGTAAATGGTACAGACTTAAGATTTAGAGATTTAAAAGTTTATTTAACTAACAGACCTGAAGATAGAAAAGCATTTGAGGAAATTAGAGGATTGTCTCAAGCAGTTCTTCAAAATGGTGGTAGCTTACATGATGTAATTGAATTGTATAGTACTAACTCCATGAGACAAATGAAGAAGGTATTTAAGACTCTTAAAGAAAGACAAGAGCAATTGCAAAATACTCAAATGCAACAAAAGCAACAAGAACTTGAACAACAACAACAAATAGGTCAAGCTCAATTAGCTCAGGCTCAACAACAAGCTGAAGAGAAAATAGCTAATGATAATTACAATGCTGAGTTAGATAGAATTAATAAGAAAGAGATTGCCCTTATTGCAGCTGAATCTAAAGCAGGACCTTTATCAGATATAGATGCATCTGGAGCTCCTGATGTTTTAGAAATTGAAAAATTATCAGCAGAAAAAGATAATGCATCTAGAGAATATCAAATGAAGACGCAAGATGCTATGACTAAAAATAGACTTGCTTCTGAGAAATTACAATTAGAGAAAGAAAAATTACAAGTAGCTAGAGAAAACCAAGCAAATGATTTAGCTGTTGCTAAAGAAAATGCTAAAGGAAGATCTACTAAAAAACCTAAATAATGTTTGATAAACTAATTGATGTATTGATTGAATGGTGGAATCATATTCTACCATTCATCATTATCAGAGACTATGAACAAGCTGTACTCCTTAGATTTGGAAAGTTTAATCGAGTGCTATTACCAGGTATACATTTTAAGATACCTTTCTTTGATGAGGCAATTGATCAGCATGTAGTAGTTACAACACTTAGTCTTGATGCTCAATCTTTATATACAAAGGATAAGCAAAACATTGTAGTCAAAGGACTTGTCAAATATAAGATAGCAGATGTTAAGATATTCCTATTAGAAGTCTATGATGCACAGGATGCCCTGTCAGATATGTCTCAAAGTATTATAAAAAATATTATTATGTCTATGACCTTAGAAGAATGTACAGATTCTGAACTTGATAATATTTTGACAAAGAAAGTTAGGGTGGAAGCACGCAAGTGGGGAGTTGAAGTTCAACAAGTTACGCTTACGGATCTTGCTCCAATAAGAAGCTATAGGCTTATAAATGACAATTTTCTTAACAAATTAGATTAGAGTAAAAAATATTAATGCTATATTATATTGAATAATAGCCTATATAGAGCCTTGTCTCTTTGCTGTTAATTTAACTTGATATACTTTTACATTGAAAACCAAATAAATACAACTACATATGGCTGAAAATCTAGATATGCCTCAAATAGGCAACTTTAGTATTCAAGATACTATGGACATGGGTATGGGTAACCAAGAGTTATTAAATGATTTAATGTCTCCTGAAAGTGCTACATCTAATCCTGATGACATTCAGGATATCAAAGATGAACCTGCTCCTGCTCCAACAAAGAAAACTACTTCTAAACAACAAGCTATCCCAGATCCTGCAGAACCTGCAGACGATAAGAAAGACGAACCTGTTAAAGGGATTCAAGATTTCTTATATGGTGAAGATGATGATGAGGATGGTGAAGATAATGACAAACCAGCAACTGCACCAGCTAAGAAAGCTACGCAACCTGCTGATAATCAAGAAGATAGTAAAGATAATAATGATGATGATGAAGAAGGAGCTCCTGAGAGTCAATTCACTGCATTATCAAATGACCTTTTCAAACTAGGTGTTTTCTCTAAAGAAGACGAAGAAGAAGAAACTGCAATAGATACTCCTGAAGCATTCTTAGAACGCTTCCAAGCAGAAAAGAAAAAAGGAGCTATTGAAATTGTAGATAATTTCATTGGACAGTTTGGAGAAGATTATCAAAAAGCATTTGATGCCATATTTGTAAAAGGAGTTGATCCTAAAGATTACTTTGGTGCATTTAGCCAAATACAATCTTTTGCTGAAATGGACTTAACTCAAGAGAACAATCAAGTGGCTGTTATTAAACAAGCTTTGACTGATCAAGGATTTGAGCCTGAAGATGTTATAACAGAAGTAGAAAGATTAAAAAACTATGGTGATTTAGAAAGTGTTGCTACTAAACATCATAAAGTCCTAATAAAGAAAGAAGGCCAAAAGCTTCAACAAATGGAGCAACAAAAAGAGGTCCAATTACAACAGCAACAAGCCATCAAGCAACAATATCATCAAAATGTAAACAACGTTTTACAAGAGAAGATTAAAGCTAAAGAATTTGATGGCATACCAATTAACCCTAAATTAGCTGGTGAACTACAAGATTTCCTAGTAACAGATAAGTACAAAACAAATTCAGGTGAAACTCTCACTGATTTTGATCGTACAATTCTGGAGCTGAAACGTCCTGAGAATCATGCAACCAAAGTAAAGCTTGCGTTGATCATGAAGATAATGGAGAAAGATCCTACATTATCTACTATTCAAAAGACAGGTATCACCAAAAAGTCTAATGAATTATTTGGTGAAGTTGCCAGACAAGCCCAGAAAAGTTCAGTGAAATCTAAACCATCAACTAAACCCAATTCTTGGTTTCAATAAACAATTTATATAACAAAAATTAAAAAAGGATAAAAATGGCAATTCAAACAATCCCAGGTTTAACTGGTTTTACCTATGCTAGAGTAGCTTCTATGGACAAGCGTGCAGTAGGTAAATTGACTGACTCGAACCATCTAGAGAGCTTTCACTCAACTGAGCCTGCTGATTATGATAAAAAAATCATCAGCTTGTACACTCAGAGTTCTCTTTATAGTAATGACTTCTTGGATATGATTAACAAGAGCACACCTTACTATATCGACAATAATAGTGATGCTTGGAAATGGCAAGTACAAGTACCTTACAAGTTCCCAAAAATCATTGACGTTCCAACTTCAACACAGGAATTAAACAAGCCTGGTATTGATGGACAAGAGTTTCAAATCATCGTTGACACTAATGAGTTTTCTAAGAACGCAATTGTATCTGTTGGTACTCGTCAATATGGTCCACGTTTCTATGTAGTAAAAGATCCAGTTCCTTGGAACGTTGGATACTTATACACTGTTACCTTAGTAAGTGACAATCCAACTGTTGATTTCGTAAGCCCTATCTTCTTGCAAGTGGGTGTTGAATTAGAGTTAGTTGATGCTGCTATTGGTGAGTTCGATCAAGACTTATTAGGTCTTCCTCGTTTGGGTGAGCAAATCACAATGTTTGAATCTTTAGGTTCTGCATATGGTTATGAGCACAAAATTACTGAGTGGGCTGATGACAAGATGATGAGAGATGCTTCTGGCAAACCTTTAGACATCTTAGTATATGCTCCTCAAAGACGTAACCAATTACCTTTAACTCGTAACGATGTTAAGTGGGAACCATTTATTGAGTTCTGGATGCGTAAGTCTATGTTAGAATTAAAAGTTAAGCGTATGATCTGGGCTCGTCCTGGAACTGTGAAGACTAATGGTTCTAAGCAAGAATTAAAGCGTACTTCTGCTGGTGTATATCACAGAATGCGTAACAATGGTAACTTAGTACAATACAATCGTGGTGAGTTTACAGCTAACTTGATTCGTTCTGTATTTGGTGACTTATTCTACAGACGTGTGGATGTTAAAGACAGACGTGTTAAAATGTACACTAATGAAGCTGGCTTTGACGTATTCCAACAAGCTTTAAAAACAGATGCTTTGAATTCTGGTCTTACTTTCATGGCTGATTCTGGTAACAGATACATGCAAGGTGAAGGTCAACATATCACTTACAACTTTGCATTCGATGCAATGGTAACTCGTGAGACTGGTCGTGTTGAATTAATTCACTTGAAAGAATTAGACTTACCTCAAACAAACTTAGAATTTGGACAAAACAAGAAGTCAACTCCAGTATTTATGGTGTTTGATGTATCTCCAATGTCTGATGGTTCTATGATCAACAATATTCGTGAAGTACGTATGAAGGGTGCACCTTCTATGACTTGGGGTTATATCGATGGTACTCGTCACCACTTAGGCTTTGCTAAGTCTCAAGGTATGAGTTCTGCAAATAAATTCCCTGGATATGAGATTTGGATGAAAGATCGTTGTGATGTGTTCATTGAAGATTTGTCTCGTACAGTCTTGATTGAGGAAATACCACAATTCTAAAAAACCTAGAGCAAGGTTAGAACTACGCTCTACAAATACAAAGAAGAATTCCCCCCCACATCCCAGTGGGGGAGTCTTCTAACACAGATGGACAGGTCAGGGCTTCATGCCTCACCGTGTTTCCTTCGATGGAAACCATCTGCAAATAAACCAACAAAAATTAACTACATATGGGTAAGATAGGAAAAATCTCTACTATTAAGAAAGAGTACAACAACTCACAATTGCAAACAATGCAAGGTGGACTGGCTATGAAAGGTTATACAAGAATCCCTGGTACAGGTGTATTTAAGTATCCTTATAAAGAACTTGATGGACAGTATAGAACAGGCTTAGATCCTAAAGCTGCTTACATTAGAAGAATCCAAGACCCTTTAGAAAGGGAATTAGAAACTGAAAGAGTAACAGAGTTAAAGGAAAAACTTGAATCAGCATTGAATGCTGACTTAGGTCCTCGTTCTACATTCTGGAATTATGGCTTATCAACTTCTGTTGATGATTCATTGCACGTTCAACCAGTTAAGTTGTTAGATGGTGATAACTATTTTGACTTTACATTGCCATTGCAAGAATTAGCATTCTCATGGTTGAGAGTTCATCCAACAATTGCTTCTAGCTACCAAGCTTGGGAGCGTGGTGAATTCCCTGCTGATATTCAGTACTACGTTGCTGATGATGATATTGAGAACAAGGTAATGTTTAAGAAGAAGCAACTTATTAATAAAGCAATTGTTAAGTTTGATAGTATGACTCCTGAAAAGAAGAAGAAAGTGGCTCGTCTACTTGGTCTTCCAGTATCAGATGATTCCAAAGAAGAATCAGTTTACAATCAAGTAGATAACATATTGAAACAAACTGAATTCAAGAATGGCAAATATCAAGGTTTGAATCCAATTGAGGTATTCAACAGATTTGCAGATATGAAAGAAAACTTACTCCATATTAAAGACTTGGTTAAACAAGCTGTTGCTCATTCAGTTTATAGAGTTAGACCTAATGGAAGAGTCTATGAAGGTGAATTTGAAATAGCTGCTGATGAAGATGAATTAGTGAAGTTCTTAGCAGATGAAGATAACCAAGACCAATTGTTAGTTTTAGAAGGTAAATTGAAAGGTAAAAAAATAGCTGCAATATGATCCCAGTAGATAGTTTATTATATAAGATTGATCAGAAACTAAATAAACTATCCACTAATGAGCATCAAGAGATTCCTGTAGAAGATAAGATCTTAGCAGTGAATGAAGCTCAAATTAAGCTGATAAAGCAAAAGGTTGATGGGTTTAGTACAGTTTCTGGATTAGGTATGGATGCGTTTAAGAAGCGTTACGAAGACTTACAAAGTCTTGTACAGCCCTACAACCACCAACCTCTTCCCCTAGCATTGAAGAATGCTGAACTAAATCAATGGTTTGCAAATATCCATCTTCTTGTACCTCAGTACATGTTCTATATAGATAGTTATATATTAGCTGATAAAGGAAGATGTATAGATAGAAAGGTTTGGATTAATAGAGATCTTGCTAAGCATGGTGACTTACAGTTTTGCTTAAACAACACTCACTATAGACCTTCTTTTGAATACCAAGAGACATTCAACTTTATATCTTCTGATGAGATCTCCATATTTACAGATGGTACATTTACACCTAAGGATATATATATATCTTACATGAGATATCCTCAATATATAAATAAGACAGGATATATCATGCTTGATGGCTTACCATCTTTTGATCAGGATTGTGAACTTGAACTATACCTAGAAGATGAACTATTAGATCTGACAGTACAAAACTTGGCTATGTATACAGAAAACCAAAGTGCTGTTCAAAGCTCAATTTATAGAATACAAACAAACGAATAATTTTTAACAATTAAATATAAAGCAAAATGGCTGATTTTTCCCTAACCACGCTCTTTGTTGTACCAGTAGGAAACACATTACCTAGCTCTGGATCAACACAAGACTTAACAGCAGGTCAAGTAGGAATATTCCTAAATGACTATAGTGTTGCCACAGCTGGTAACATTGCTGCTGCCCCTTATTTTTATGTAGCTCAAGGTAGAGTTAACACCTACTTACAAGGTTCTAAGCGTTCAGACAAAATCTCTGGATGTCCTGGTGGATCTTCTTGTAAGACAAACGTAACTGAATGGTACAAGTCTAATGGCTGTGCTACTGTTGTAAACCAAGTAACTGATGTAGTTGATTTCACTGTAAAATGTGGTGAAATTGTTACATTAACTTTACGTGGTTTCTCTAGCTACTTAAACACATTGTACTTCAATGGTTTCACTCGTAGTGTAACTGTTAATGCACCTTGTTGTGATTGTGGTGGAGATCCTTGTACAGATACTGATGTTCCTGCTTTGATTGATTCATTAATCATCAAGTTAGAGGAGCATGCACCTGGTGATAACCCAGACAACATTTATTTGACTCAGTTCTATCAGTTCCAAAGAATTGGTAACGATTCATCTGCGTTGTTACGTATCACTGGTAAACCTTTGACTGCTTATGGACAACCTTGTGACGTTGCTGCATTCCCTTGGGAGTATGACAGATTCTACTTTAGAACTTTCATCTTCTCTGGTCCAGCTACAACTGCTGACTTTATTGTTGACGATCCTTGTAACAGAGTTGCTCAACCTGTAATCACTCAACGTTCTAACTATCCTGCTGGTACTTCTGCTGAGGTTCAACAATTAGAAAAGAACTTCTATAGCTACCAAGCTGGTTACTTAAAGCATTTATACAGAATGAATGGTTACAACGAGAACTTTGAGTCTTGGGTAACTGATGGTACAATCTATGATTTGTATTACATCAAATTCAATGAGTATGACAAGAGTGCTTACCAATGGGGTGATTACATCATGGAAGATTCAACTGTAATCATTGCTGTTCCTAACAACCAAACAACTGCTATCGAAGCTATCTTAGAAGCTGGTTTAGGAACTGTTGCAGGTGACACAGCTTGTCTTACTACTACTAGTACTACAACTACTGTATGGCCTAGCACTTCAACAACAACTACTTTGATCCCTTAAGGAAAAAGGTAGCATCATATTAACCTATGCCAGAGGGTGAGAGGATATCTCAAATCCTCTGGCATTTTTATTAAAAAAAATCATGACATTAGATTTTTTAGTAATTAATACTTACACCACTGAGACATTAGCAATAGCTGATACTTCTGTATATGATACAGATCCACCAGTTGTTAGTGCTCCCACTATGCAAATCACTGTACCTGGTTACACTTCTCCTGTTGCTATTCCTTTTAATGTTCAACAAATAAATACTTATAACTCAACTATATTGGGTTTGACTGTTTTTCCTGCTACAGCTCCTTTACCTGATGGTGTATATTTCATGAGATATTCAGTTGCTCCTGCTACTGTAAATTATGTAGAGAAAAATATCATGCGTACAGCAGCTATACAAGAAAAGTTTGATAGTGCATTTATGAAACTTGACATGATGGAATGTGATTCAGCTATTAGAACCCAAGCAAAAGTAGTTTTAAGTAGTATCAACTTTATGATTCAAGGCTCCATAGCAGCAGCTAATAACTGTGCTATTGATACAGCCAACAAATTATACATGCAAGCTAACAGACAATTAGATTATTTTATTGCAAACCAATGTGGTTGTACAGGAAACAACTATATAATTAATTTTCCTTAATATGGCAAACTGTAGAGACTGTGGCATGAAGGTAGGATGTGGCTGTCAATTAATTAATGGCCTATGTTCAGCATGCAACAATAAACTTAAAACTGCTACAAATAGAATAAAAGATGTTATCACCAAGATTAACAAATTGTGTAATCAATGGTAGTATTCCAGCTACATTGACAAAAATTGATGAAAGACTGACTTACTGGGCAAATCGCCAGTATAACAATATTATATTCTCTATGAATAATTATATTCCTGGAGAAGTAATTGATGATCTATTAACTTACAAACAAATATTAACATACAGACTTTGTAACACAACCTATGCTATGGTATGTGGTGTTCCTACTGATTCTCAGATTATAAGTAGAGTTATAGTGTTAATTAATAAATAAATTATAAAATGCCAGAAGATACCACTACTACTAGCACTACAAGTACAACTTCTACCATTACAACAACAAGACCTTGTGATGCCTGTTATAATGGATGTGTACAAATTGTATCTGATCAATGTGTTAGATATACAGGTCTTGACAGCATCCCTTTAGATATAACATATGGAGATAACCTTCAGCTTGTATTAGATAATATAATTAATAACTTAGTCCCTCTCTTAACTGGAGAAGGAGATAAGATTCTTATATTAGAAAGTATACGTTGTGCAATTATAAATGGTTATTTACCTACTCCAAGTGAAGCAGATACTTGGACATCTGCACAGTTGTTTAATGCTTTAGTACAAGTAGTTTGTGATTTACAAGCTCAGATTGATGCAATTGATGCTGAAATAACTATACTAAATGCTGACTATGATATTGATTGTTTGACTGGTGTAACAACTAGCTCAGATACGCATGCTATTGTCCAAGCTATTATAACAAGGCTATGTGATACTATAGCTGATCTTGCTGCTCTTGAACTTGATGTAGCTACAAACTATGTTAAACTATCAGATCTTGATGCTTTGATTGCAGCTTATTTAGCTAGTCAAGCAGGAAGTGGAAGCATACAACAATATTTAAAAATGGTTCCATTTGTAGCATATGAATATTATGGACCATTGAGTAACTTTGATGGATCAGGTGTTGGTTTTCCAAGTCTTGGTTTCTATAAGGTGTATCTATGTAATGGTCTTAATGCCACTCCTGATAAAAGAGGACGTGTTGCTGTTGGAGCTATTGATAATGTTCCTCCTATTAATATTGGCCTTGATGCTTCTGTAAATCCTGCTTTTGTTGGAAATCCAAACTATGCATTATTCACCACAGCAGGTGCAAATAGTGTAACACTTATTACATCACAATTGCCTTCTCACTCACACACTGCAGTAGGAACAACAAATGTTACATTAAATGATCCTGGTCACTTCCATTTTGGTGGAAAAACAAATGATTTTGGTGGAGCAAGTGGAAGTATAGGTTTATCTAAAAACCTTCCTCAAAATTATGCAACAACAACTAGTACAACTGGAATAACAGTTACTTCTAATACTCCTGGTAACGTATCTATTGGAATTGACAATACAGGTAGTGGACAAGCTCACGCAAACATCCAACCTGTTATTGCTGCGTATTATATAATGTATATTCCTTAATTTATCTAAACTAATAATAAAATGGCTTGCAATCCTGGCGATCCTTGTTATAACGCATATTATCAACCTAGTGAAAACTGTGGTTCTATCCCTTGTGAAACTACAGCAGATCGTGTTATATATAATGGACCTAACCTTCCTTGTTCAGGAATTCAAACTGGAGAAAACTTAGACTGTGCTCTATCAAAAATAGATGATGCTCTTTGTAATGGTGTTGTTGGTCTTAATGGTACCTCTGGTACTTCAGGTATATCTGGCTCGTCTGGCATATCTGGAACCAATGGAACATCTGCAACTTCTGGTGTTACAGGTCCTTCTGGAACAAATGGTACTTCTGGTTCATCTGGAATTACAGGTACATCTGGAACATCATCAAGTGGTTCTAGTGGTACTAGTGGCTCTTCTGGTAGAGCTGGTTCAAATGGCACTAGTGGTTCTGCTGGTGTGAGTGGCACAGGTGGTACAAGTGGTACTTCAGGTACTTCTGCTACTAGTGGTACTTCAGGTACTGATGGTTCAAATGGAACTTCTGCTACTTCTGGAACAGATGGAAGTAGTGGAACTAGTGGTAGAGATGCCACAGCAGGAACATCTGGTCAAGATGGAACATCTGGTACAAGTGCAAGTTCTGGTACCTCTGCTTCTAGTGGATTAACTGGTACAGCTGGAACATCTGGAACATCTGGCACATCAGCATCTTCTGGAACTGCAGGTCAAGATGGAGATAGATATTTAACAAGTTCTACAACTTCTTTATTAATAGGAACAGGATCAAAAAGTTTAACAGTAGGAACAGGGTTAGCATATAGTGTTGCACAGACAGCTATCATAGTATATGATGTAAGTAATACAATGCAAGGAACTGTTACCTCTTATAATAGTGGAACAGGTGCATTAGTAATTAATGTCACCACCATAGCAGGTGCAGGAACCTATGCTGTATGGACAGTAAATCTGTTTGGTGCATCTGGTGGTAATGGTACTTCTGGAATAGCTGGTACTTCTGGCACAGCTGGTACGTCTGCTTCTTCAGGTTCATCTGGTTCTTCAGGGTCATCTGGTACTTCAGGTACCACAGGTACATCTGGAACATCTGCTTCTTCAGGTAGCTCAGGAAGTTCAGGTAGCTCAGGATCAACAGGTACATCAGGTACTGCTGCCACTTCTGGTACAAGTACTGGTACAAGTGGTACAAGTGGTGTAAATGCAACTTCAGGAACTGCAGGTATAAATGGTTCTTCTGGAACTGCAGGTACAAGCGGAGCGAGTGTGACAGGTCCTTCAGGATCTTCAGGTACCTCAGGGTCATCAGGATCATCAGGCTCCTCTGGATCTTCTGGATCTTCAGGTACTTCTGCTTCTTCTGGTTCAAGTGGATCAAGTGGATCAAGTGGATCATCTGGTTCTAGTGGGTCAAGTGGTACAGCTGGAGCTAATGGTGCTGTTGGTTCTTCAGGAACATCAGGATCTTCAGGATCTTCAGGAACAAGTGGAGCTAATGGAACAAGTGGTTCATCTGGATCTTCTGGATCTTCTGGTTCAAGTGGCACTAGTGGTGCTAATGGAGCAAATGGTTCATCTGGTACTTCTGGAGCATCTGGTACAAGTGGTTCTTCAGGATCAAGTGGATCAAGTGGATCAAGTGGATCTAGTGGAACATCTGGAGCTAGTGGTACATCTGGATCATCTGGTAGTTCTGGTTCTAGTGGCTCTTCTGGATCTTCAGGAACATCTGGAGCTAATGGTGGTAATGGTTCCTCTGGAACATCTGGTGCTACTGGTGGTCCTGGATCACCAGGAACAAGTGGGTCGTCTGGTTCTAGTGGTTCTTCTGGATCTTCTGGAACATCTGGTGCTACTGGTGGTCCTGGAGGAAATGGTTCTAGTGGTACAAGTGGAGCTAACGGAGGGAATGGTAGCAGTGGAACAAGTGGAACAAGTGGTGCAAGTGGTTCTTCTGGAACTGCAGGTACATCTGGTGCGAATGGAGGAAATGGATCTTCTGGAACATCTGGAAATACTGGTACTCCTGGGTCTTCAGGAACCTCTGGAGCCAATGGTGCTAGTGGTACATCAGGAACAGGATTTACTTCTATATCTCCAACCACTGCAGAAGCTGTACTTACAGCTAATGGTACATCTAATAGTGCAACAGCAAATACAGGAGTTTATATTTCTAGTGGAATTTATTTAAATGCTGCTGGTTATTTTGAAACATCAGATATTAGATTTAAAAATGTATTAGAAACAAACCCATCTATAGATTTGCCACTAGATGTAATTAAATTTACAAGAACAGATGAAGACAGTAATGCAATTAGATATGGTTATTCTGCACAACAAGTACAATCAGTACTACCAGATGCAGTTTCAGGTGATGAAAAATTATCTGTAAATTACATGGATGTGCATACATTAAAAATTGCAGCCCTAGAAAAAAGAATTGCTGAACTAGAAGCTAAATTAAAATAATATGAGTTTTGCAAGTATAGCTGATAATCAATGTGTGTCTTGTAATAATTTACAAGATGCAACTGTTAATCCTCCATTTTATCTAATAGCATTTCCTTCTAATCCAATTCCTGTTAGTACAAAACAAATAACTAAACAAGAATTTGAAGATTATATACTTGGTCCTCTTTCTATAACATATCCAACTATAGCAGCGTACCCTCCTTTTGCAAATAAAACTACAAATCAACTTGTTGTAAAAAGTGATATATATACTACAGGAACAATAACTATGGAGCCTGCTTATGGTATTTATTTTACAAGTTCAACTAATGGGAATCTTGCTGCGTTTTCATATCCTGTAACTACTATTACTACAATTAATTATGATTTTCAAGTATATGCAGATAATGGAACTGGATTTGGATTTGAATTACATATAGATGGCACAGTTAGTAGTCCATCTAGTTATGCTCATATTACTATATATTCAAATGATCAAATAGTAGACCAATCTGATATATTCTTTCCAAGTGGTCCACAATATGTATTATTATCTTTCCCTTATGATATATATGCTCCAAGTGCTATTAGAGTAGTAGTAGAAGATGGAGGAATTAACAATGGAGTTGTTGATGTAAAATTCCCAATTTCATCAGTAGCTATTAGTAGAACAACAGGACAATATCAAGTGGTAGCTTCAGCAAAAGCGGGACCTCAATTTCTTGATAATTTACAAGGATATATATATCGTTCTATTGATTATGGTGTTAATTTCCAAAAGGTTGGAGGACAACAATCTACATTAATTGGATATTGGAGTTCAATTGCTATATCAGATACTGGAGAGTATGTAGTAGCAGGCGAACAATATGGTAAACTTATTTTCTCTAGTGATTATGGTGCTAGTTTTACAGATATAACAAGCAATATCCCTTCCTGTGATTACCCTAATCCATTAGCTATAAGCAATGTATCTATTTCAGGAGATGGAGAGCATATTATAGTATGTCTTTTCCCTTCATTATGTAGTGCTAGTACTCCAACATCTAGAAGTTATTTATCCAATGACTTTGGAGCATCATTTTCTCTTGCTATTGATGAAGATGAACAAAATGAACAAAATAGTTTTTTTGTTAGTGAGATAAATTCAGATGGCTCTTTAATGGTTATCAGCACTCAAACAGGAATTTCTAAATCTGTTAATAATGGTGCTAGTTGGACATCTGTTGTTTTTGGAACACAAGGCATTTCTAAAAGAGGAATATCAATGACATCAAGTGGTGCAGTGATTGGATTAATAGGTGCAGATATATATACCTCTACTAATTCAGGTAGTAGTTTTTCTACTTTTGTAGCATCGCCTAATCGTGGTATTGCTGTATTTAATGATGGCTCAAATAGATTTTATACTCTTTATTATAGTGCTAGTACTGTTTATCCAATTTATCAAAGTGGAGCTAGTTTTGCAACGCCACTGACAGCAGTGACAGGACCTGGTAATAAGCAATGGTGGACTATTTCAGCATCAGATGATGGTCAATACATATTAGCTGGCACATGTAATTATTATAGTAATAATACTAATGAATTGTGGAGGTCTAATAATGGTGGCTCTAGTTGGATTAAAATTTAAAATAAAACCAAATATAAAATGACAGTATTAGTAACATTAACTTTAGCTGGGGCAGATACAGGCCCTTTCAATCTTTATTCAGATGCAGATGGATTTTCAACAGCCCTAGCATCTGGTATATCAAAAGCTGCTTTGGAAGCAGGATATAGCCTTACAGGTGTGCCTGATAATGCTACAATCATTAGAACACAATCTGAAGGAGTTTGTGTAAACTTTATTGATATGTTTATTAGTGGAACAATAACCACTACAACAACTTCTTCTTCTACAACAAGTACATCAACTACATCAAATCCATTAGGTTGTTTAACTGGTGATACAAATGCACTTGCTACATGTACTGGAGGTGAATCAGCATTGTTTACAGTAACAGCAGGTAATACAGCATTTATTACTCCTGGTGGATATTACTACTCTGGAACTGGTACAAGATACTATTCAGCATACATCATGGACGCAGCAAACACAACTGTATTATATACATTTAGCTATGTCCAAGTAGGTTCTAATCCAGGAACATGGACATCCACTTTAACAAATTACATTCTACCTGCAGGTACGTATCGTTTAAGAACTGATATAGTAGACTGTGGAGATAATGGTTCTGGTACATTTAGCCTAGTTGCAACTTGTAATGATAGTTATTACTATTACAATATACTAAGATTGGATTGTACACAAGACTGTGCAGAAGGAACAACAGCCATAGGAAGAGCTACAAATGCGTTAGACCTTGGTTACTTCTATCATCCACCTGCAAGCACTGATGTTTATGAAATATTAAACCCTGTAGCTGGACCTTATTATAATGTAGATTTATTTGGCTCACCAAGCAGAGCAACATGCTCTGAAGCTTGTACTGCTTAAGATACCAAAAAATCCTGTTTATTGGTTTACAGGATATCCCCTGGCCTTTCAAGGCTGGGGGTTTTTTGTTTAAACTCTAACTAAAAAAGTTATCCTATATAACCAAAATAGTTAGGTTATTTTTGGGAATTTCAGAAATAGTTCCTATCTTTACAATAATTTTAACCAAAATAAACTATATATGCCTGAGAATCAAGCATTGCTAAACCAGCTAGAAGAAATTTTGCACTGGAAAAAGAGTAAAAAATTCTACGCTGATAAGCTTGGAATTGAAGAATCAGATGTTGATGAGTTATTAAAAGAGTTAAGAACTAGAGAAAGTATTATACAAGAAGCAGAACTGGGTAACTACATTTCTGAGTTAGAGGAAACAATAGTAAGATTTGAAGAAGACATCCTTAAAGGAACTGGAGAGATTGTCATCAATACAAAGGATGAAATCAAGAGCTTAGATGAGCTCATAATAAAGTGTAAGATTGACACAGATAAGTGGGAAATCACAAAGTACGTACAGAATTATTGGGGAAATGGAGAAACACCCCATTGGCAAGTCAAAGCATGGTTAGGGAAGAAGTCTACAGAACAAGTTTTTCAAGATGCGTTTGTAGACTTTTTAGATTCATATAAGCCTGTGTCTCAAGAAGTTATGAGTCCTAAGGTTGATTTTGGCAAACCAAATGGTATGCTAGTGATTAACAAACAAGACTCCCATTTGAATAAGTATGATATAGATGGTAATAACAATATTGTAGATAGGTTGGCTAACATTATGTATAAGATAGAGGTGGTTACTAGTCAAGCACAGCTTTCAAATAACTTAGATCAAATTACATATATCATTGGTTCTGATGAATTTAACAGTGAGTTTACAGGAATGACCACAAAGGGCACTCCTCAAACAAACACTCACACATATCAAACATCTTTTGAATACATCTGTGGACACGAGGTATTGATGATTACAATGTTATTACAATATGCTGAGAATGTAAATGTTGTGTATGTAGCAGGTAATCATGATGAGTTTGTAGGATGGCATATGGTTAATTGGTTACAGACTTACTTTAGAAATACAGAGAGATTAACATTTGATTGTTCTCCTAAGTATAGAAAGTACATAAGCTATGGTAGATCAGCATTGATGTTTAATCATGGAGATGCTATTAAGCCTGCAAAGCTTGCTGCATTGTTTCCAATAGAATATAGAGAAGGGTGGTCTTTCCATCAGAACTTCTATATCTTCACAGGAGACAAACATCATGAAGTGAGTCATGATTTCAATGGTATTAAGTTTTATCAAATCCCAGCATTCTCTAATTCTAAGAGTCTATGGGATGATAAGAATGGTCACACTATGTCCAAAGCAGAAGTGACAGGCTTCCTAATAGATGGGGAAGATGGAATAACAAATATATTCAAACAGTATTTATAATGGCTACATTACGTAAAATGGTTTCAGACGTTCGTGCAATGCACAAACTACTAACAACAGATAACCTTATCACTGATAGGGTTGTTGCGTCTGAGATTAAGAACAATACATTTTTATTGGTAAAGAGGGAAACAAACCTTAGAAAGCTTTGGGCTACTGATACAGTATTCCAGACGCTTCCTTGTTTAAGTATGATAGAGGTTCCCATCTCTGATTGCTGTGAATATGTAGATCCTTGCAATGTAGCAAGAAGCCAATATAAACTTCCTCGCATCAGTGAAGGAAACTATCAATATCTTATCCAAGGTGTTTATTCTATCAACGCTATGGGTGGTAAAGGAAGAAGATTTAAAGAGATCACAATTAACAGATACTTAAATTTATTAAAGCTACCTATCATTAAGAAAGAGCAATACTACTGGATAGCAAATGGTGGATATTTATATGTTAATAATCCTAGTTTACAATCAGTAAGAATTGCTGCATTCTTTGAAGAAGATATTCCTAATGATATATTATATCCATCAGACTGTGCATGTGGTCCCACTCCTCCAGTAAGTAATGAAGATTACTGTATGAATCCTTTAGATAAAGAGTTTGGATGTCCTGGTTATTTAGAGAAACAAGTATTAGAGTTAACATCTCAAAAACTATTATCTACTTACTTTAGCATTAAAACAGACATGACATTCGATGGTATAGATGGTCAAGCTCCTAATGCTAAACCAACTAGTTAATGCGAACCAAGATTGATTGGAGAAGCTCCAGTAAAGAAAACTACAATAACTTCTGCAAAAAAACCCCCACTGTAAAAATTACATTTGATCAGTGGAAAAACATTATATATCAATATAATGAACATTTCAAAAACTACATTCTAGAAACAGGAGAAAAAGCAAGACTTCCTTTTGGCTTTGGTGAGTTCTCTATCAATAAAAAGAAGAGAAAGAAAATGAAAACAGTTGATGGTAAAGAGATGGTTAACTTACCAGTTGATTGGAAAAGAAGCAAAGAAAAAGGTAAGATCATCTACAACTTCAACTACCATACAGAAGGTTACTTCTTTGGTTGGATGTGGTTTAAGGAATCTACTAGAATTAGAAATATAAATCTTTGGTATTTCAAGCCCTCTCGTACAACTTCTAGATTGTTGTCCCATTACATAAACACAGACGAAAAATACCAGCACCTTTACAGGGAATGGAAAAATTAAAACAATATGGCATATTATTACAAATACAACTTTGTCTCTCCTGAGCCAATCTACTCTATTGTTAAAGAAGAATTAAAATCTTATTTTGACACAGGAGCTGTTGATGATTTGATGTTCCCAACTTATTTAGACAAGTGTCTACAAAAGATGGGTAGGTCAAGTTATGTCATTGCTGAACAAACATTAGATATCTCTGGATATGAAGCTAGACTTCCTGACAACTTCTTTGCTGTTAGAGAAGCTTGGATGTGTACAGAGATGCCTCAACGTCCATATCAAACAGCTAACTCATTCTATGCTCAGGCTGCTTCTCAGACCACTATTCAAGTCTCTCCTGTAATTAGTGGTGGAGTTCCTTGCGTAGAGCCTAATTGTACAACAGGATGTCCTACGTGTATGCCTGATATCATCCAAGCTGTATATAAAACCAATCAACAGGTAGCTAGAGGTATAAGAAAAGAATATCTATTAAAACCAGGTAATATATCTTGTCAAGGTAAGTGTGATGTAAGTTATACAGATGCTTGGCAATTCTATTCAAGTGCTCCTCCTGTGAAAGAGTTTACTCCAGGAAGTGCTGGTTATGATAGCTTTGATATTAGAGACAATAAGTTTGTCACTAACTTTAGCTGTGCTATAGTTCACATGATATTTTATGCTACAGACTATGATGCTATAGGTAATCAATTGATTCCTGATAACTATCGTGTAAGAGAATATATAGAAGCGTTCCTTAAATATAAAGTTTTTGAAACCTTGTCTAATCAAATTAATGATGAGACATTCAATCAAATACAAGCTAAGTTAGCTTACTATAAGCAACTTTCAGAAGAAGCCTTTATCATGGCTTACATTGAGATTAAGAAGCAAGATCCATGGACAAAGCAAAGAAGAGTAAGAAATGACTTACAACGTTTTGCACAATATGAATTACCAAACAGAAGCTCAAGATATGGCAGATAACCAAGAAGGACCATCTAACATAAAACAAGAATTTAATCTTGGAAGAATTGGACTAGATATGGACTCTTCTGTAAATCAAGTACAGAAGGGTAAACTTTCCTATGCCCTAAACGCAGCATTAGAAAACTTTGATGCTAACTCTGTAAACTATCAAAACGAGCCTGGTAATGAAGCTTGTCTAGAGTTTCCTGAAGGCTATCATCTTATTGGAACACATTTTATACAAGAGAAAAACAAACACATATTCTTCTTAGCCAATCCTGAAACAGGAGGAAGTGAGATAGGATATATGGAAAACAATGATTGTGTATATCGTACATTGTGTACTCCAATCCCTGATACAGACTTAACTGTTTGTGCAAATTCAACTTGTTTGAATTTTAACATTGACTATCCTATCCATAAAGCTGTACATAAAATTACAAACTGTACTACAGAAGTTTATTGGACAGATGGTCTTAATCCAAGAAGATATATTAACATTGATCAAGTTCCATATATCACTGCATATCTTAGTGATCAAAACTGTGATCCACAAATTACTCCTGTTCTTGATTGTAATAAGTTAAAAGTACAACCTAACTTCAGCATTCCTAGCTTGGACATTATTGATATTGTTGTAGGTGGGGATATCCAAGCTGGTACCTATCAGTTTGCTATTCAATATTGTAATGCTTCAGGTGATGCGTATACGTCCTACTACTCTATTACTAATCCTACATCAATTGCAAACACAGAAATAACAACTCCTGACTTTCAATATTCTGTAGGAAAATCTATTGTAATAAACATAAATAATATAGATATTACAGGATACTTCCAGTATTTTAATATAGCTATTATTAAAACTATAAATGGTGGTACATCTGTAGAACTTATGGGTACTTATAATATCCAAGATAAAGACAGAACAATCACTTATACAGGTCAAGCTTTAACTAATATTCCTTTAAGTCTTGCTGATATACTTGAGAAGTTTCCTTACTATGAAATTGCTCAAGACCTTACAAACGTACAAGATGTCATAGTTTGGGACAATCTTACTTCTATTGATAGGATTAACTATCAAAGCATTGCTAGTCAAATTCAACTTCAATGGGAGACATATAAGTTACCAGCTAACAATACATATGCTGATGGTTTCTACACTGCTAATCTTAGAGGATATTTAAGAGATGAGGTGTATGCCTTTGAGATTGTGTTCTTGTTAGATAATGGTAAACAAACAGATGGTTTCCATATCCCTGGTAGATCAGCACTTTCTACTGATTTAACTCCTGTGTATAATACTAATGCTGACTTTATTGGAGAAGGAACTGTAGCTCCTTATTGGAAAATATATAATACAGGTAGTGTATTAATTACATATCCTGTTCCTGTAGGAGATGCTGGTAAAATAGGAGAAGCCTACCCATATCAATCTGGAGACTTTTCTTATTGGGAATCTACAGATACATATCCTTGTAATGTAGATGTATGGGGAGATCTTGCTGGTGAACCAATTAGACATCATAAATTTCCTGATGTATTAGTATCTCCTTATTTTGAGACTCCCCCTATTACATATGTTGGAGGTCAAATAGAACCAGTGATGCAATCATCTAACGCTATTTATCCAATAGGTGTAAAGATAGATGTACAACAAGTAGGATTTCTTATTCAATCTTCTAGCTTAACAGATGCTGAGAAAGATGCTATTGTTGGATTTAAAATAGTTAGAGGTAATAGATCTACAAATAAATCTATTATTGCTAAAGGTATATTAAGAAATGTAGGTAAATATAAAAGAGAAGAAACAGAATACTACTATCCTAACTATCCATATAATGATCTTGCTAAAGATCCATTCTTACTTCAGGATAGTAATGCATATATGTCTCAATGTGACACATACAAAGTTACAGCTACTGTTAATGGTGCTTTACAATATACAAACTGTAATACAGGAGAAGTAACTAGTCTTGACTTTACTACAGCAACCACTGAAGTGTGTTCTCTTACGCTTCCTGTTGTAAATACTGGTGCTGCTACATTTCAAAATGTTACACCTGAAACTTTTATAATAAGTGTACAAGTACGTCTAGGTTTTCCATCTGCTACTTTTAGTTATCAAAATCCTGTTACATTAGTTACAGAATTTATAGTTGTAGACAGAAACACTTCAGCAACAGTTAATTCAATTGGTACTCCTGTGTTTGTATCAGGTTGTGATAAATTTACAATAGTTTCAGGAAGTAGTGTAAACATGAATTGTTTTCCTGAACAACTAGATGGATTTAATAATGCTCAATCTCCATATAGACAAGTATTTAATTCACCAGAAACTTCTTTTGGACAACCTACATTAGGATCTGTTCTTAAGCTAGAGAGTGTATTATTTGGAGCTGGTAGAGCTCACTTTGTTCAAGTGAAGAAACATTCAATGTATAGACTTCTTACTATACAAGCACAAATAGATGCATTGAACTCTAGTAAAAAGATTGCTGATCTAGGTGGATTTAGTGCCACAGCAATGTTTACAGCATACCAAACTTATTTACAGATATATGTAAATGGTGCTACTAGAAGAAACTTTGCATATTCTTTTAACTCTATATCTAGCTATGACTATAATGCAGATATTCAAAACAATCAAGGAATTAAACAAAGGGAGCTTGATAGATATCAATACGTATTCCCTGGTGTACAGAATGTAGGAGATGATCTTGATCTTAATAACTGGAACAGAGAATCATCTGTTTACATTAAAAGTATTGAAAATAGAAATGGTGCATTTGTAGCACCTTTACCATACCCTAACCAAACCAACTCTCTTGTCGTAGCAGGAACAAGTCAAATTAGTGATAACTCAAGATTTACACTTTCACAAAGAGGACATTGTGGAACTCCTGAGTTTCAAGAACCTATAAAGGTTGTTTCATATTATGGTTCTATAAAGACAATTAACAATGGTCAATGGGGACAGATATATTCATATCAAACTATTGATACAGGATTCCAAAGAATATTTGCAGCATTGCCTGCTAATGATTCTGAGGTAGTATTTGGTGGAGATACATTTATTGGTAAGTTTGGATTTAAAACTAAACTACCATTCTTTATTGATAATAGAGTGGGAGCTCCAGATGATTCTGATATATTTTATGATGAGATAGGTAATGTAGCATACCCACAATATTGGTATTCTGCTAGATCTGTATTGTATGACTATTATGTAGGTGGTACTTTGATGAAGAATATTATATCAGTAAAAGCTCATTATCTAGACTGTCCTAATGATACTAAAGTAGATGATCCTAATACTACTACCACTACAAGTTCTACAACACCTGCTCCAGGTACTACACAACTTGGTAACCAAAACTATGTATATGATGGTAAGATGTATACATTTGCTTATGGTGTTCCTTACTACTATGTAGAAACTTCTATCAATATAGACTTACGTCAAGCCTTTAATAACTTAGAAGGTGACTTCTACCCACACGTGAGCTCAGGTATCCCTGATACTTGGTTCCAAGAATCAGTGGTGCCTATTACATTTGATAATACATACTATTATAATACAACATTCTCTAAGCAAAATACAGAGAACTTTTTCTCTCATTTGCCTTCAGATTGGAAACAACAATTATGTTATACATACTTTCCATTCAGAGCAATATACTCTGATAGACAAGAAAGTTATTCTGATAACAGAATAAATAGCTGGTTGATATATCGTCCAATAAGTTTCTTTGACTTCCCTCAAAACTATGGCAATCTAATATCTTTAGATGGTATTCAAAATAGAGCTACATTAGCTAGATTTGAGAACAAGACATTGTTATATGGTAACATGTTAACAATGGATACAAGCAATCCTCAAGCAGCTTATTTAGGTAATCCTTCATTGTTTAGTAGTATTAATCCACCTCCTGTAGATTATGCTGAAACAGATCTTGGATATGTAGGATCTCAGAATAAGTTTTTACTTAAGATACCTCAAGGACAAATAACTGTAGATGCTAAGAGAGGTCAGATATTCTTAATAACTGGTACCCAAGCAACTGACATATCTGGATATGGTTCTGGTCTTAACAGATTCTTTACAGACCATTTGTCATTTGAGATATTGAGATACTATCCTACTGTTGATATAGATAATCATTTTAAAAACATTGGTCTTCATGGTGTGTATGATAGTAAGTATGATAGAGTGATTATTACTAAGTTAGACTATATCCCTCAACCAGATAAGAACATATTCTATGATGAGTTGACTAAAGAGTTTTATATAAATCAACCTGTAGCTGGAAACACTTCAGTTAAAAGGTATGTTGAAATAACAGATTTAAACTATTTCTGTAATAAATCATGGACAGTATCCTTTAACTTCAATACTAAGAGTTGGGTGAGCTTTCATACTTACATACCTAACTTCTATATAGGAGAAAACAACTTCTTCTATTCAGGATTAAATGAAGGTTGTGATATCACAGCAGTGGCTGTAACAGAGATTCCTTCTCCTACCACTACAACCACAACAACAGTAATATACTACTGTAACTTATCTGGTACAGCAGTGGTAACAGATTCTCCTTGTATATTACAAGGAACAGCAGCTTGTACAGATTGTACAACTACTACAACAACTACTAGTAGTACAACTAGTACCACTAGTACAACAACTACTTTAACACCACCTTGATAATGTATATTAGTTAAAAACAATATGTAAAAGAATGTCTAAAACAGTAATAATAAGATTAACATGCTCAGGTGGCAGAACAGGACCCTTTGATATCACTGATAACTTAGGGACAGTCTTGGGCACTGACATTACTAAGCAAAATCTAATTGATGGGTATACTGTCAGTGTAGATGATGCTGTTACTAAGATTATTATAACATCTGTGGGTAAGTGTCATACAGTTTTAGAAGTTACAATTGGTACTGCTACTATAGAAGACCTTGCTGCATTAAGATACAATGTATGTAATACAGCGTCTATGTGGAGACACTTAACAAGCGTAGTGCACTATAACAAATACTATGATAATGTAGAACCTTATATCATTGAGTATCCATTCTCTTATCAGAGCTATGATGAGATACTTCAGAATGTAAAAGACTATAGTAAGGTATATAACTACCTACCTATTCTAGATGGTGTGTTTAATGACAATGCTCAGATAGCTGTTGATAATCAATGGTTTAACAAAGCTGTATTATACAATAGCCAACAGTCCACAGGTATGTTAGAGTTAGTACCTAAGCCAATGCATAACTTAAGACAATACTTAACCTACCCAATCTATAATACTGAAAGCAAAACTATCACTTATACTAAGTCAGATAATTTCTATCAATATAATACTTTCTGGGGGTTAGTTAAAAATAAAGCATTACCTTTGTTTACAACAAGTTGTGAGTCTTTATCAATAGATAAGGTTGTAAATCAAGTGAATATGGATTATGGAAAAAGATCATTTAAGAAAGAACCATTAAGAGCTAAAGACTTAAAGGTTAGACATATCCTTGATAACAGTTCTATAGCTCACATTGTTTCTCAATTCATTATTACACCTGCTCAAATCTCTTATAAGTAATGGCAAACTGGTTAGACAAATATGAACAAGGAGGAATGGTCTTAAAGAAAAAGACTAAGGATAACTATGGGAAGAGACCTAACCCTAATGATGTCCAAGCATCTGTAGGTCCTGACTTTGTAGGTCTTGGATATAATACCAAGGGTAGAGACTACTCTCCTGCATGGGGTGGACAGTTTCAGGATGGTGGTAAGTTGACTCTTCCTGAAGCAATTGTATATGGACATAAAGATCCTAGTACTAAAGCTTATTTTGATAAAGTTAGAACAGATGCAGAAAAATGGCAAGATGAATATTATTGGAATACCCCAACAGCTGGTTATAATGCATTAGAACAAATGCATAGTAAATATGGAGCTCCTAAAATAAATACAATTAGAGAAAAGGATACAGCTTGGTATAACCCTATCACTGATTCTATGAATATTTCTATTCCAAAATATGGTGATGAATATGGTAACCCAGTAGAAGATCTATTTTTACATGAATTAGCTCATAAAGTTCAAGCAAATAAAAAAGGAAATGTAGGTTTTGTAAAAGATTTTGTTGGTAAAGATTTAATAAATACTTTAAAGAATGTAGATTCAAGTGATATGTTTACTAAAAAGGGATGGTTAGATGCATACGGAAAAAATTATAATACTCCAGGCACTGTAGAAAATGAAGCACATTCAGTTATTGCACCTAAATTAGAAGAGGAATATAGAGATATACGTAGTAAACAATATGATAGACTTTATGGTGATATGGCTATGGGTGGTGCACTACCAGGTGCTGTAGGATTTACATACGCACGTACACAAGACCCTGCTCCTGATAATGGTAAGTATGCTAAGAAGACAAAAGCAAGTGCTCAGAATGGCTCTGTAATCAAAGATGATAGAGGTCAGTTAGCATACCCAGGTGAGATAACAGAGATAGGTTCTAATGACATCACTATGCAGGGAGTTGACTATCCTGTACTTGGTGTATCTGATACAGGTGATACACAGATGATGTATCCTGATCAAGATTATAAGTTTGATGGTGAGAAGGTTACAGAATTTCCTATGGCTCAAAATGGAAGAAATATTCCTACAACAGCAGATAGTACTCGTTTATATAATTCCCAAATGGCTCTTAATAAGTTTTATGAAAATGAAATGAAAGCTGGTAGGCTTAAGATGAATAATATAGCAACTATTTTTGATTTTAATAATTATAGTGGATTAGATAAGGATTTAAGAAAAGAAAACTTAGATTTTTATCGTAATCAAATACTACGTAGATCAAATAAATTATATACATTTGATGATTTATATAAAAAGATTTTTAATCTATCCCCTGAACAAGTTAGTAAACTAGAAAATAAAGGTCTTGGTCAAACTAAAGGTAGTTCTGAATATCAAGATTATTATAGAGATCTTATAACTCCAATGCAAAACTTAGCGTCTCCATTTGCATTAATTGATAAACGTATAGCTCCACAAAGAAGGATTTCTTATAGTCCTAAAAGTTCAGATTATCCAGGAGGAGAGGTATCAGTGTATGACTATGATCCTATATTAATAAAACCAGTGAATATGCTTACTCCAGAGGAGAGAGCACTTAGAATTAAAAAATATGGAAAAGATAGTGGCATAAAAGAAACAGTTTCAAAACCTATACAGAAACCAGTTTCAAAGCCTATACCAAAATCTGAACCAAAATCTGAACCAGCTCCAGTAGTTGCACAACAAGCTACTCCTGAAAAACCAACTCATCAACCAAAATCTTTATATGAATATGAAGGAGAGCAAGTTATGGCTCCTGTTCCTAGTGGTGGTGGTGCTGCAATGGTGGGAGTTAGAAAGAAAGATGGTACAATAGAATATATTAAACCAGAGGATTACCAAAGAATGAGTGTTCCTAAATATGGTCAAGACTATATTAAGAGCAAACAAAAAATGCAAGGTGGTGGTTGGTTAGATAAGTATCCTGAACCAATGCGTCAAGATGCTACAAGAGTAGCTCCTCCTGTATTAAAACTTACAGACGAAGAGAAGTTAGCAAACGTAGCAAAGTCTGACCAAGCTCAGAAGAGAGCATTGAATACTGCTAAAGAAGTTATATCAGAAAGACAAAAGAACAAAGCTACAAAAGGAGATTTAAACACTCCTGGATCTTGGAAGGTAGAAGAGAAAGCTAGATTGTTTCCTAGTAGTGTAGGCGGAGTTGGTGAAATGGTTGATGAGTATATTAACCCAGCTACATATGTAGGTGTCTTAGCAGATGCTCTAGGAGAATCAGTTGCAGCAAGAGACCCAAAAGGTATTGCTACATCATTAGGACTTTCTGCTATAGGAGGTGGATTAGGACTTGATCCTCTTGGTGGTGGTATTAAAGCTGTTAAAACTTTGACTAAACAATTACCAAATGCAGCTAAATATACTTTAGGTAGTATGTACAAAACTTATAATGAAAATATATATCCTATTTTAAATAAAGAAAAACTAGCACCTTATGCTGATAAAATAGCTAAGCTAAATGAAATGAATGCTGCTACAAAAGAGTCTTTAAAATCAGGAGAGTTAAGAAAAAGATTAATTAATCAAGGACTAACTGAAGAAGAAGTTTCAAATATGAAAGTTCCTAATTTAGCTTTCTTTGCAGATAATAAAAGTCCTGGAACCTCTTATAGCAGATATCAAGATGCTAATAAGTCACTTAAACTAGAGGGAATTAATATTAATTTTGACCAATTAAATCGTTTAAAAGATAATGGCATTTCACTAGAAGCAGCTTATGAACATGAAGTAGGACATTTTTTACAAAGACCTTTAGCTGATAAAAACCCTTTAAATGATTTAAACAAATATAATGAGTTATTAAAAAATTATAAAAAAGATGTAAGAATTTATAAAAAAGAAGGTAAGAACTTATCTAATACATTTGGGCTTGATAAAAATAAAATAAGTAAAGGAGATGAGAGAGAGAGAATGCGTTTTTTATCAAGAGCCATGAAAGAAAAGGACGAAGCAGCAGTGAATTGGTTTGATAGAAAACCTCAACTTCCTGAAAGACCTAACTATGAAGCAGAACTAGATAAAAAAGTACGTGACTTAAATTTTGATAATGAAAATAGTTTTTTAAATTATTTTAACAAAAATCATGAAGCATATCCTTTCTTAAGAGAAATGAGACAAACTATGGTAGATGAAGGATTTATAAAAGATAAGTATCAAGATATAAATAAAGATGCTATTTCCAATTTTTTAAATAGCAAAACAAAAAATAGATTAAAAGAAACACTTAGTCGTAAAGAAAAAGAGAGTAATACTGATATGTTACATACTCTTTTAAAAACTCTTCCAGCAGTAGCACCAGCAGTTATTGCATCTCAATCACAAGAAAAGAAAAATGGTGGCTGGTTAAACAAATATAAATAAATCATACAATAGAGTATAATATGAAAGACCAAATATTAAAGATTGCTAAAGTAAAGTCTGAGAAGGAGTTCTACAAGAAGTATCCATCAGAGGAAGCATTTATGAAAGCTCATGGTAAAGCATTTAAGAAAGCTGCTATGGGTAGTAAGATGGTCAATGACCAGTTACATCAGTTAACTGATTTTGGCAATCCTCCTATTGCTCAGAAGGGAGCACAAACACCTAAGTTTGAATTTAATAAATTTGGTGCCACTGCAGACAATCCTCAAGGAAGTTTTAGTTCTGGAGCTGGACAAGCTGGTATGGCTGGTCTTCAAAACTTAGATAAGATTGCTGGTGGTATTGAAGCAATTGGTGCACAGAAGAAAGCTATTAAAAAAGCTGATCAAAGTGCTCAATTGTCAGGACTTTCTTTACAAGCTCAACAAACAATGAAACCACCTAAGAATCAATATGTTAGACCAGAAGATGCTTTGGTACAACCAGGACAATTAGGTAATCCTTATGGAACTGGTACAAACTATTTAGGTGCTAAAAATGGTACAATGATTGGTGGCAATCCTACAGAGATTCAAAATACATATGCTCCTACAGGAGATATATATAATGATCTTGGATATGAACCAATGGAAGAAGCATACAAACAATACAGACGTGGTGGTAATATGCCTAAAGCAGAGTTTGGAGAATACTTCCAAGACTCAGGTCAAGCACAAATTGGTAGTGCTGTAGGAGAATCTATTGGTTCTGCCTTTGGTCCAGCAGGTGCTGCTGTTGGTAAGTTCTTAGGTAAGGTTGGAGGTAACTTATTAGGTGGTGCTAAAGATGCTAGAAACTTACAAGCACAAAAAGATAAAACTGCTTTGGCTCAAAGCCAAATGGGATTTGAACAAGCTAGATCACAAGGTCCTCTTAATGCTAATCTAGAACATGGTGGATGGGTGAGTCATGACTGGCAGCCACAAGTGTTTGCTAAGTTTGGTGAGTATGATGCTAAAGATCTTTTGAAACCTCCACATGATGCAGACATGTTAAGAGCTGGTGGACACATTGCACAAGTGGGCTATACAGCTCCTAGTGCAGAAGCATTATACACTGGTAGAAAAGACATGCCTAAAGCTTTTGTAGGACTAGCTATGGCAGCTCCACTGATGGCAGCAAATATGGCTACTGGATATGTTATAGATAAGTTTGGTAGAACTCGTTTAAAAAATGCATTAGAAAAAACTCCTCAATTACTTGGAGCTATGGGAGGTATGGAAGATGGTGGAAAGATGGCACTAGGTGGAGAGTTACAAATAGGAGATGGTGGATACGCAGAGACATTATCGTACAATCCTAACTTACCTGGTGGTGAGATAGGAATGTTCAGAGGAGCATCACATGACAATGGTGGCATACAAACTCAGTATGGTGAGAATGGTGTAGAGGTAGAAGGTGGTGAACCATTTACTGTTCTAGAAGACAATGGCTCAGAAGATGGCAATAACCTAGAAGGTGGTGGATCTAAAGAGAACCTTGTTGTGTTTGGTAACATGAAAATTAATAAAAACATAGCAGATCTTATGGGAGATCCAAAAGCAAAGGGTAAGAAGTTTAAAACTTACATAGCTGATGTAGCTAAGAATGATGCAAAGCAATTAAAGAGAATCAACAAAGGTCTTGAGTTGATTCAAAGTGCAGATGAGAACAGTGCATTTGATCATTTGCAATTAAACACAGGACAGGCAAATTTAATGGGAGGAAAAGCTTGGCAAGAGATCAATGCTGAGAAGATTAAGCAAGCAGGTATTGTACAAGATTCTATTCACAAAACAGCTAGACAACTAGGTGCTAAGAGTGATAAATTAGCTGAGGGCAAGATAGAGAAAGAAACAGATCCAAGGATGATTGCTCAAGGTGGTACAAAGATGGGGAGATATCAGGAATATACAAATGATCTAGAAGATTATGATGTAGAAGAGATACTTCCTGCTTCAGAAAATATAAATGCCTTAAGTGACATTGCTCCTAGTATTGAAGACATGCCAGGAGATCCTTCACCAAAGAAGAGCAGTAAGTTACTAAATGCATTAAAGTCAACAGGTAATTTTTTAGGAAAAGGATTTGAGAAATATGGTAATACTGCTTTATCTAACTTAGAAAACTTTTTAAGACCTAGTAATGCTAATGAAGACTTACCTCCAGACCAGTTGTATCCTGAATACTTTGCATTGGCTAACAATCAGTTAGATCCAGTGAGAGCTCAGAAATTCCAACCAATGTTAGAAACTCCATATAACATTTCTTTGAATGATCAATTGAATGCTATTGATTCTCAATCTAGAGCAATCATGAGACAAGTTGGTAATAACCCTGGTGTATTAGCAAACATTGCAGGTCAAACATTAGAAGCTAAGAATAGGGTGCTAGGAGAAACAAACAGAATTAACCAAGCAAACGCTATGGGAGCTTATGATAGAAATAGAAATAAGTTAGATGATGCTCAAAAATTAAACTTACAAATTCTTGACAATCAATATGTTAGACAAGCACAAGCTAAATCTAATACCAAAGCTCAAACCCAAGCTGCTTTAAGTTCTATAGCTGCTAAGACTGCACAACAAAGAGCTACTAATAGAAAGCTAGCTATTATGGAGAACATGTATGGATTCAGATTCTCTCCAAGTGGCAGAGCTATTAATATGAATGCTCCTGCTCAATTTGATACATCAGGTATGAATGCAAGAAGGTCTGGACTTTCAAGTGCAGGTTTACCAACTAACAAGAGATTTACAATAGACTCTGTAACAGGAGAACCTGTTGGAATCAGAACATTAACTAAAGAAGAAATGGCAGGTAGTAGTTCTTCTCTATCAGAAATAGACAACTTCTTAGACAAGAATGGTGGTAAGACACCAAAGACAAAAGCTAGAAATAGTTCAATTGTCAAAGCTCTAAAAAACCTCTAACTATTTCAGTTAGAGTAAATTAACAAAAATCATTATCGCTCTTGGTAGATCCAAATTTTTAAATTACATTTGCTAACATTATTATTATGGCATCCTTTACAGATCAAATATCACAGTTTAACCCCTACATCCAGGAACTCCCAGTTGAGGCCATGGTGCAAGTTGGCATGGCCAAACAGGCCCAATATGACCAAGGTGTACGAAAAGTTCAGAGCTATATTGATAGAGTATCTGGTCTAGAAATAGCTAAGCCTCAACATAAGCAGTATCTTGAGTCAAAGATGAATGAGCTTGGTAACAGATTAAAGACTGTAGCTGCTGGAGATTTCTCTAATCAACAATTAGTTAATTCTGTTGCTGGTATGACAGGTCAGGTTGCTAAAGATCCCATAGTTCAAAATGCTGTATATTCTACAAGTGTTATTAAGAAAGGGTATTCAGAAATAGAAGCTGCTAGAAAGGCAGGTAAGTCAGGTAAAGACAATGAAGATTTTTATGAATCTAATGTAAATAACTGGATGACTGATCAAGATTTAAAAACTCCTTTCAAAGGAAGATATACACCCTATACAGATGTAGATAAGAAGCTTAGAGGATTGGTAGAAGAACTTAAGAAAAACCCTTCATCATCAAGTATTGATCAACCTTTTGTAAGAAATGATAAAGGAGAAACACTTTACTTTAAGGATGCTAAAGATAACATAGGTTCTACAGATCCTTCACAAGGAGAAAAAAGAACTGATCTTGATATGCTTAAGATCAAAGTAAAAGGAACACCTGCTCAACAGATATATGATACCTTTGTTGATAACTTAACTAGCAACGATATAGAACAGTTAAAAATTACTAGTTGGGCTAAGTTTAAAGGAGCAAACACTAAAACTTTTCAAGATTCTATACTAGATACATATAAGTTAAAAAAGGATATGCTAAATGAACAGATTACTAATTTAGCTGTTGAGTTACAAAATCCTAAATTAACAAGTGCACAAAAGTCTCAAGGAAATGCAATTCTTAAGAACTTGACAGACATGTATGATGGTGGAGTTCTTGATAAAAAAATGAATGAAGAACTTTCTACTCTTGATAAAAAGATTAATGAGCAAGGATTAGATACAGTTAAATATGATGTTTATGTAGATAATCATTTCAGTCGTCTTGCTAAAGATTTATCTTTCAAAACATATGAAGAAGAAAGGGTAGCTAACCCTGCATCTCAAGCACTATTAGCTAGACAAAAGTTTCAATTAGATCAACTTCAGTTTCAAGATGAAAGTAAGTATCGTGCTTTAAATTACGCTACAACAAGAGAGAGACTTGCATGGGAAAAATTAGTAAAAGCACAAGAGCTTGCACCTACTAATTTACTAGATGTAACTGAAGGAACAATTGGTACAGGTAAAAACATTCCTACAGTGGGAAGCGAAAGAAAAGACTTAGTAGATGTATTATCACAAAAGTCTGAGTTAGATAGCAAATGGGCTAAATATATATTTCCTGATTTAAAAGAGGCTAATCAATATACAACTGCTCTTGGGGGATTGTTAAATGATTATAGGAAGAATCCTCAAATGAATCTGACTGCTAATCAAAAAGCATATATAAGAGAAGCTGAAGCATTGGATAATGCAGCTCAGTCAAAAATAAATGCAATAAGCTATGCAGAGAAGAAAGGATTAGATAAAGCTATTGATAAAACAGCAAATGCTCTTGGTACTAATGATGTTGTAATTAATGGAAAAACGTTTACATCAAAAGAACTAGCAGACGTTGCTGTTAGAATGGCTGAATATAAAAAAGAGGGAATTCCAAGTTATACATCAGCTGCTACATCAGAATATGGTGTACCAGGTCGTCCTGGTATTCCTGCTACTTTTGATGTGAGAGGAGCAACTGATTTCTTTTCAAATTATCAAGGTGGTAAATACTATTCAATAGTAGCTCCTCTTTTAAAAAGACAAACAGGAAAAGCTTTAACTGCTAGTGAAACAGATGCTTTAAATAAATTTAATACAGCATCAGATATAGTTAAACGTGAAACAGGAAATATACCTAAGTATGAATCTGAAGCTTTGGTAGGTATAAGTCCAAGTACTGTTTCACAAAAGGCAACTTTAACTCCTGATCTTGTAAAAGGTGATGAATTATCTATTGATAAATTCTTGACCAAAGCTATAGGTAGATACAATGCTCTTGAACAAAAACCAAATTGGAATGCTGATAATATAGCTAAGCTATGGAACACTCGTAAAAGTGGTGCTGAAGGAGGTGCAAAAGTTGGTTGGGAGCTTGAGAAGTTTAGAGATGGTACTGCACAAATAATAGTATCACAAGGAACCACTGTAGAAATAATTCCTGTACTTCCTGAAGATTTACGTAACTACTTCCCACAAGCAACACAAGTGAGTCCATTTAATCAAATAAGAGATTTAATATATACATCTCCTACTAAGACAACAAACTTAGCAGGTGCAACAGATGATAATCCTACTAATGCAGTGAATGCTAGATACTCAGGATATGATCTTCCTCAATTAGAAAAAGCTAAAGATGCTCCTTTATTTAGATATGATATTATTGGAAGTCCAAATAATACAGGAAGATCAGAGACAGATCAATTTTTATTTGTTGGATATGTAAAAGATCCTAAAACAGATGGTTGGAAAAGAAAAGAGTTAAGTGATGGATATCAGGGAGAAGGAAAGATGTTACAAATAATGAGTCTTTGGAATAAAGATAATATAACAGAAGCACAAAAAACTTGGAAATAACATGGCAATATCTGAGCAAGAACCTATACAAGATAATGATTACTTAAGTGAATTAGGTGCACCTAAATCTGTTTTAGGTTCTGCAAAGCCAGTAGACTTATCTATTGGAGGGGCTTTATATGGTCCTGAAAAACAACGTGGATTAAGTATTGATGAAATAATAAATTTACCAGACGTAGCTCCAAAAGGATTTGGTAAATCTTTTGGTTCTATTTCTGCTGCTGAAATATATGCAAACAGACGCTATCCTATCTATGATAGGAACATGCCTGATTTAGAAGATGTATATGCAGAGAACCAACCTTGGTATAAGATATTAGGTAATGGTATTGCTAAGATGGGATTGATAGGAGCTGGAACCTTTGCTCAATCTTTAACAAACTTTCCTAATGTAGTGGATGCTGCAAGATCAAAAGATCTATCTGAGTTATCAGGAGATCCAGATGGTTATGAAGGATCTATTGATAACTGGATAAAAAATATAAATGAGGATCTTCCTAACTATGCTAGTAAGTATGTTAGAGAGAATCCTTTCTTATCTGCTATTCCTTTTATGAAAGGAAATGCTTATTGGTGGGGAGAGAAGTTTATTCCTAATCTAGGATTTATGTTAGGAGCTGTTGGTGGTGCTGCTGTACAAGATATTGCAATAGGTGCTGTAACAGAAGGTATAGGTGAGATTCCATTATTAGCTAACCAAATTGGTAAGGCTTCATTATATCTAAATAAATTATTTAGTGCTGAGACTGCTGTAGGTAGAGGATTAGGAGCAACACAACTTTCTAAATTAGGAAGACTTGAACAATTAGGTGAAAGACTTGGTAAGACAGAAGCTCAGATGTTCAAAGTAACTGAACTTGCTCAATTGGCAGCAGCTGCAAAATTAGGAAAAGGATTTAGAACTACCACAGCTATATTAGGTTCTGCTATGACAGAAGCTGGTGTTGAGTCTAGGAATGGATATAGTATGGTTAAAGATGAATTAACTAACCAATACAAACTCACTCATGCAGGAGAAGAGCCTACAGGAGATGATTTACAACAAATAGAAAACCTTTCTACAAATGCTATGAATACCAGGTTTGGTATTAACATGGCATTACTCACTGTATCTAACTCATTACAGTTCAATAACTTATTTAAAACAATGGTTGGTGTTCCAGGCAGCAGAGCTATATCTGGATCACTTACACAAGAGTTAGAAGGACTTGGTAAAGTAGGATTAAAAGAAGGTAGCTTAGATGTGTTTGAAAAAAAGGTAGCTACATCTGTTTTAGGAAAGGTATGGGAAAGTGTTAGACCAACAGGTGCTAATGTATTTAGAGAAGGTGTGTTTGAAGAAGGTGGACAGTTTGCAGCTGAGAGAGGAACATATGATTATTACACAAGAAAGTACAAGAGTGATAAGTATAAGGAACAATGGAATGGTGTTAATGAATTAATCAATTCTACTGTCTATGGATTGAATGAACAATTTACTAGCACAGAAGGTCTTGAGAACATGTTGATTGGTGGATTAACAGGTCTTGTTGTTGGTGGTGTACAAAGTGGTATTGATGCTAAGAGAGGATTAAGTAAAGATGCTAGATTAGCTACAGCAACTAATGTACTTAATCAAGTGGGTATTACTAGTACATTACAGAACAACTATGATAACACTGTAACTTCTGCAGGTATTGCAAAAGATATGGAAGAAGCTGCTGCTTCAGGTGATGTGTTTAAATATAAAAACTTACAGGCTGATGAGTTCTTCAACTTTGTAACATCTCGTCTTCCATCAGGAATGCATGATGTAACAGTTGAGCAATTGAATATGTTGAAAAACCTATCCAAAGAACAGTTTGAAAGTATGTTCCAATTGGATTTCAATTCTACAAACAGAGCCACTGTAAGTGAATATGTAGATGGTATGATTGCCAAATCAAATGATATTAAAGATACATATGAAACTGTTAACACTACATTTAAGAATCCATTTAAGATAAACTACAATGCTGATAATATAGATAGTATTGTTGAGGCTAACAACTATATTACATTTGAAAAGTATAAGAAAGACTTAACCTATTTTGCTGCAATGCCAACACTTGCAGATAGTAGAATTCAATCTATTCAAGAGTCTGTCAATAAGATTAATCCTAATATCACTACAGACTTATTATCACAACTTACTAATAATCAAGGTCTTGCAGAGTTAGCTAAGTTCTATGAAGAGAAAGCTACATCTTTAAAGAAGACTATTACAGACTACACTACACCTGTAGATAAGAAGAAGATAAATGATCAGATCAAAGCATTACGTACAAGATCTGAACTAATTGCTCAATCACTTAATACTGGTAAGGTAGATGATAAAACATTTGATAGCTTATTAAACTTTGAGTTGAATGGTCAAGATGCTACACTAGGTAAATCTGTAGCTTCTTTACATGCTCAAGAATTAATGGATTATAGTGTAGATATCAACGCTTTAGAAAAAAGAAAGAAGGATGCATCTAAGGCTTATGATGAGATGTCTACTAAAGAAGGCTTTGAGAAATACTTCAAAGAGGCAGAAGAAATGGCTTCTGATAAAGATGCTGTTGTAAATGAGGAGGAGAAGAAAGAAGAAACTGCTCCTACACCAGAGACACCTAAAGAACCTGTAAAGTTTAGATTCAACAATGCTAATAAACAAGCTGAGAATCTTGAAGTGGATAGAGAGTATGAGATGGGTAAGGTGTATAAGACAAAGATTAATAAACTTGATGATGATAGATGGCAAGTTGTATCTCCTGATGGAACATATGAGATACTTCCTAGCAAAGAAAAAGCACAAGAAAGATCTGATGAACTAACTGATGAGTTTAATAACTTACAGAAGATTAAGGTTTTGGCTCTTAATCCAGATGGTTCAATTAAGATAGAAGATGTTAATGGTGACATCTATAATATTGATCCTAGAAAGCTATCTGGTTTCAGTAGAGTTCAAACAGATCAAGAGAAGTTACAGAAGATAGCTAATCAGTTAGGAGCTGCTCAAACTAGAATAGAAATAAAGTCTGGAGCAGTATCTACTGATGACCCAAGCAAAGAGCAACAAGTAAAAGAACCTAAGAAGAAGAGAGTTGATGTATTCTTTATCTCCACTGTAGACTCAATGGATGATGGTGTTGCTCCTTCTAAGACATATCAAATACGTACAAGACAGTTCTTAAACAATGTTAAGAACTTCCCTAATAGAGACAACATCAAAGTGATGCTTGTCACTCCTAAACAATATAAAGGATTAGGATTAACCACTCTTGATAATGTAGCTTATGGCCAAGAAACATTTACACCTGAGGAGCAAGCAAAGCTTACTGATGTAGATAATGGATTGGTAACTGCTGTTTATGTAGAACAAGATGGTAGCACCCTTTATTATGTTGATAAAGATGGTAAGCGTTTATCTAAAGTAGATGGTACACAAGCAGATGTTAATAGTTTAGTATTTGCTAATATGCCTACAGCATCATTGTATTATAATTACAAAGATGCTAAGGGCAATCCTGAGCCTAGATTTAAAAAAGGTGAGGAGGCAGAAGCAGAAGCATATATGGAGGCTTGGAAGAAAGCAAGGGCAGATGTGTTTGCTTCAGATCCTAACAATCCACAGTTATACAGCTTCTCTATCTCTAGAGGTATGGCTGTTGAAACTCCTGTAGATGGTAAGCCTGCAACTAATCATGTTGGTGATAATTTAATCCCTGAAAAGAAGATTAAAAACCAAGCTAATGTAATTGTAGTTTCTACAACAGGAACCATTTCTCACAATGGAGAAAACTATAATATCCCTAAAGGAAGACCAATGTTGCAATATGGTGACACATTGCAATGGTTAAATAATAGAAAGTTCACACAAGATGAAGCTAAAAGTATCTTTGAAGCATTAAGATTGATGTCAGAAGATATTCAAAAGAAAGCTAAAGATGGTAAGGCTGTTGAGTTTAACCCATTGTATTCTAACTTCTTACAGAATATATTGTTCTGGAAAAAGGGTGCTGAGACTAAGAACAACCAAATGTATATAGATGATAGAACAATGGATCTATATCTTGGTGGTAAGAAATATAACTTTGCTAACTTAGCTATCTCTGAGAAAGAAATAGTTAGTCAGCTTCAGAATACATTTAACACAGTTAACAATGACTCTGTTAAAAAGAATGATGAAGAATTTACAGAACTTTACTTTGAGGATGGATATTTAAAAGATAGACAATGGCCTAATTATCAAAGCTATTTGTTATCTAGTAAACTTCCTAATGGTAAAGGAAGATCAATTAAAGATACACCACTATCTACATCTGTAACAAAACCATCTGATCAAGTTCCATATAACTACAGACAGAAGTATGTAACATTAGGTGGGTTAGAACTTGCTGTACAAAAGGTTACTAAACCTATAGCTCCTGTAGCTAAAGGTGGTGCCACAGAGATTGGTGGATATAAGATGGATGGTACAACAACACATACAAGAGAACTTAAAGCTCTTGGTAATGTAACGTTCACAGCTAGATTAAACTCTAATGGTGTTCCAGCAGTTACAGTTGATACAATAGAAAACTTAGAATCTATTGTAGCAGACCCAGCTAAGACAGCTCCTTACTTTGACTTCTTAAAGAAGGAGAACTTATTTGATGCTACAAGAAGTGAGCAAGAGCTAATGTATGATTTTGCATCTATAGCAATTGCTAATCAATTGAATAAGATGAAGAATGCTGAGCCAGCTCCTGCTGCTCCAGTGGCTCCAGCTCCAGAAGCTGAAGTAGCACCAACTGTTCAAGAGAACGTTGAGAAGTTAGAACAATTAGAAGATACTGTTGATGATGCTGAAGAGAAAGCTCTTGAGGATGAAATCAATAAACAAATAGCTGAGAAGGTTAATGCTCTTGGGAAAACAAAAGCACCAAAGAAACGTTATAGAGAGATTGCAGGATTAGATGTTCCTAGAATGACTGACGCTGAGCTTCAGTTATTTAAAGAGTGGCATGCTAAGAACGCTGCTGGTATTCCATTTGAAGTGTTACAACGTGTGATGACTACTAATGATGGTAGACAATGGGGAGCATTTGAGAATGGTGTAGCTAAGTTTTATAAGTCTGCAGCTAGAGGTACAGAGTATCATGAGATATTCCATGGCATCTTTGATGGTTTCTTAAGTGCAGAAGAAAGACAACTTATTTTTGATGAGTTTAAATCTAAATCTGGTAAGTTCAAAGATAGAGCTACAGGTAGTATGATCTATTATGAGGAAGCTACAGATCAACAAGCTGAGGAAAGAATAGCTGATGACTTTGCTGACTTTAGATTAGGTAAGTTACCTGCTAAAAGTATTGGTGAAAGAATATTAAGATTCTTCAGAAGCATTATACAGTTTGTTAGAGAGTTTGTAAATAAGCCATCTAAGAAAGATGAATTATTCAAAGCTATTGATGCTGGTAAATTTAAAGATACTAAGTTAAACCCTGCTGTATATAATCAACTTACACAGTGGAGTGTTATCCCTGGTCTTGATGAACCCACTACACACGAGTCAGTTCAGGACGTGGCTGCTAGATTCTTCTTTGAAGTGTTTAGCAAAAACATGGACTTATATAATCCTAAGTTATTAACTTCTCCTGAGATATTTGATACAATCAAAGAAGAATTTGCTGAGGAAGGAAAGCTAGATGTGTTAGGTGAAGAAGGTTGGAGTCAATTGGTTAAGAAATCAAGAGAGTTCTTACGTACATTCAAGATTCAATTTGATGAGAATAATGTTGTTGTTTTTAATAATGATGATAATACTAATCGTGACTATGCACCAGAACCATTCTCTGTAGACTGGAAGAAACAATCTAGTTTCCCAATTAAGATTACTGTAGGGTCACTAGTTTTAACTGTGCCTACTAATCAAGAGAATGCATTGCGTTTACAAATGCCTGATGAGGTAATTTCAGCTAATGCAAAAGGCTTCATGTTATTGAACTTTAGTAGAGCGTTTGCCACTATATTAAATAAAGTTTCTAATACTTCTGCTGTAGGCAAGGTAGTAGATAAACTACTTACATTAGCTAAGCAAGATAGTAACTATGTAAGATTATGGTCTAAACTTGGTGGAACTATAGATAAGTTGGATTCTGAGAATAAAGAAACAGCCATGGACTATTCTAAGTTCAAAGCTCATGATTGGAGATTGTTTATTAACTTCTACCAAACATTTACTAAGCAACATCCTAATGCACGTATACAATATGTTTCTGATGATGAGGTGTATACAGGATCTGCAGAATTATCTGATGCTATAGATGATGTAACAGAAGGATGGATTGAAGGTATCAAAGCTTTATCTAAAGATAGTAAGTCTCTTATTGTTCTTGATAAACCAAATAAGGTTTATAAGGTGGGTGACCTATCTGATATAAAGATTAAGACACCTGAGCAAATGGTAGAGTTCTTAGGTAAGATAGGTGTAATCTTTCCAATTGATGTATACAATAAACTTACCACTAGAGAAAAGAATGTATTTGGTAGATCAGTGGGAGGCCTTTTAACATCTCTTCGTAGTAAGAGTGATATACTAAGTAGTATTACTAGTAAGTTATTAGACATCAAGGGACCATTAAATGCCATGGGTGAAATGTTAGTTAGAGTTACTAATCCTAACTTTGATCCTACACATACTAATGTAGAGGGAGAGAAAACTAATGGCTATTCAGAAAACAATAACCCTTCTGTATTTGAGAATGAGTGGAGAGAAGCTGGTACATTAGAAAACATTAAGGAGGCTAGACCAGAATTAAATGATCCATTCTCTACAAACAGTCTTGTCTTGAAAAAAGATGGATTATATATTGATGAAGATGGTAAAATTAAGAAAGATCTTAAGATATCATATATTCAAGGTACTAAAGATATTGATACAGATGATGGTACTTCTACAAGTAAACTAACACTTGGTAATAGATATACACAAGAGATTAATGAGAACGTTAATGGTAGATTCTATATATTACTTCCTGCTGAAAGTAGTACAGAATGGGAAATGGACCTTGGTGTAAATGTTCCATTTAAACAATTTGGTACAAAAGTAGGATGGGATAATACATATAAGATATTCCAAGGATACTTGAAAGATGACATAGCTTTAGCTAAAGATGCTGATGTAAGAAAGAAACTTAAGAATATAGGTGATAGAGCTTATGATTTACGTTTCTTCAAAGACATTCTATCTGAAGATATGTTAGCTAAGATCAATACTGAATTAGTAATGAAGTCTGCTTCTGATGTAGAAGTGGCTGCGTTTATAGCTGAGAATGAAGAGGAGATCAATGGTTCTATAAAAGGATATTTTGATGAATATATAAACACTACAATTGCTACGCTTAAAGAATATAAGCAAGTAGTTCTCACTGCAAATAAGAAAGCTTGGATGTATCCAATGCTTAATAGTGTATTTGCTAAGAACTCTGGAATCAATAGATATGGTCTTACAGATGAGAAGTTAAGAAACCTTATTGAGTATGTAAACATTAACTATGTCATAAGCAATATTGAATTCCATAAGATCTTATTTGGTGATCCATATCAGTTTGCTTTAAAGGATGGTGAGTCAGAAGAAACTAAACGTATTAAGTCTTTCTTATCTCCAAGAAGAACAACATTTGATAGCCCAGAATATAATGAGTTCCTTAACAATGAATTTAACAAAGCTGGTGAAATTGAATTAACACCTGATGATCTTGGATACCATGAACATAAGTCTCACACTAACACAGTAACTATCAAGGAGATATATGTGGAAGGTAGATTAATGGGCAGAACAAAAGAAGCAGATGCTCAGTCTTGGATTATGGATACTACAAACAGAGAGTTAAAGTTAAAGAATGCTCAATGGACAGATGAAGCAGAAACATTCCACCAATGGCAAATGGCTTACACTAGAAATAGAATGGCTGCTAAAGGTAAATATACATATACCAATGATATACTTAAAAAACAAGATGCAGCATTAATTGAAACTCCTAGACCTAAATATGGTTTAGAGGTATTGAAGCCTATTGTAACTGGTAATAAGTTAGGTAAGACATACTTTGACTTAGTATTAGATAAGTTCTCACAAATGCCTTTGTACTATCAAGCTATTGAAGGAACCACATTGGAAGGACTTTATATAAAGATGTGGGAAGAGAATATTGGTTATGCTATTTTAGAGAGTGGTAGAAAGATGGGTACAACAGAAGCATTTGACTTATATAAAGGTGGTAAGTTAAACCCAGAACCATTTAACAACTTAGTTCAAGTTCCTTGGAAAGCTTATGGCATCCAGGTAGAAACTAATTATGATGTTATCAAAGCACAAACACGTGGTAGTCAACCTACTAAGTTAGTAACTGTAGACTTGTTTGATAATGGTGTTCCTGTTAGTCAAAAAGCTAAAGAAGCAACAGATAGAAACAATAATATATTGGACTTAATGCATGAGAATGCATATAATGTTTTGTTAGAAAGATTAGGTATTGAGGATTTAGGCACTGAGTTTATATTAGCAAACAAACAAGCTGTATCTAATACATTAGTATATGAGATGCTTAGAAGAGAGTTAGATGAGAATGCTAAGGATACAGTTCAATTAGATAGTAAAGGTGAGTTCCCTATTCCTTTTGAAGCGTCTCCTTCTTACAAGCAAATTAAAGATATCCTATACTCTGTTGTACAAAAGACTATGGTTTCTCCTAAAGTAAATGGTGGTCCTAAGGTACAGGTGAGTGTTACAGGATGGGAAAACTTAGAGAAAGGAAGAAGATTAGCTATCAAAACTGAGGATGGATATAAAGAAATATCTAGAGAAGACTATGACAAACTATCTGATGAGGAGAAGAAGAAGGTAGTATTAACAGATGATACACTTAAGTTTTATACCAAAGATGATCCATACATGGAAATCATGTTACCTCATTGGTTTGGTGATACGCTTAGAAAGACTACTAAGTATACGACTGATGAAGAAATCATTAACTACTTAAATATTACAGAGGAAGGTAAATCTATCTTAAGAGGTATAGGATTTCGTGTTCCTGCACAAGAATTAAGCTCTCTGGTAACATTCAGAGTGAAAAAGTTCTTACCTCAATTCATGGGAGAATCTGTTGTTGTACCTTCTGAAATCACTACTCTTGCTGGATCTGACTTTGATATAGATAAGTTAAATACATATTTGAAATCTATATACATAGATGTGAATGGTAACATACGTTTAGTAAAGTGGTTAGGTTCTGAGGAAGCTACAAAAGACTTCTTCAGAGGTGTATATAAAGATACCATCCAAAGAGACATAGATAAAATTGAAGAGTTTGAAGAATTCAGAAGTAAATTAGTAGATGTATTATCAAAGCTAGAAAGAATAGAAGGTGCTGCCAGTCCAGAATCTTTGGAGAGTGCACTTACTCCTTCTGAGCTTGACTTCTTCTACGATCGTTTATCTATATTCAAAGCAATCACTGATCAAGCTGCACAAAAAGATCTTACAGCTGTAGATTACATGAATAAGCAAATTGAAGACTTATCTATTAATAAAGAAAAGCTGACAAAGGATATACTTAGTAATTCTCTTAGAGAAGATTATGTAAAAGATATGTATAAGCGTTCTCTTGAGAATGAGTACTATGATAGCATGGAAGAGTTGTTAACTCTACCTGAGAACTTTGAAAGACTTATTTCTCCTGTAAATGATGCTGGATTAGAAAAGCTTGCTGATAAAATAGACAAACTAGTTAATCCTAAAGGTGATCAAGTTAAGAACAAGATTCTTAACAGAAACTTTATGACTAAGTTGAGACACTATTTTGTAACAGCTAAAAGATGGATAGGTATTGCTGCTACAAACATTACAAGTCACTCTCTATTCCAAAAGGGTCAGATATATTTGAACCCAGAAAGATTCTTCATGTTACCCCAGCAAGATAGAAAATTTATTGGAGATGGTAGTATTATCTTACCTCACAATAAAGTGAAGATTGGTGATAAAGAATATGCTTCATTATCAGGAACTAAAACAGCTGATGGTAAAAAACAATACATATCATCTAGATTATCTGGATATGGTACAGCATTTGTGGATGTAGCTAATAAACCATATATTGTTAAACTTGTTACTAGTGACTTATCTGTAGGTACCTTTATGTTCTTAGAGAGAATAGGTGCAGGTGAATACACTGGTATATTTATGAGCCAGCCTATTATCAGAGAATACTTAAAGCAACTTGATAGCCAAAATAAAAAAGGTCTATTTAGTAAATTTGATATTGATAGTATTAAAAGTAACTTTGTTACAACAAATAAGGCTATTGAGACAGCAAGAATAGATATAAGTAACTTAGAGGCAAACATTGCTGATTACTATGCAGGTAACGAATTAGGCATTGAAAGAAATGCTGAACAACATGCAATTCTTAATGAGTTCTTGAAATATGCTAAGTTAGCTGAATATAACTTTGACCTTACACAGGCTATTAACTATGATACCACTAGATATAGAAGTGGTGATACCTTGTTTAAGAAGCAGGTTAGAACTGATATAACCATAGCAAGAAGTCCATTTAGTGGCATTGCTGAACTATTAGATCCTGAGAATCCTAAGATATTTATTGCTAAGCAAAGACATTATCTTGACTTATCTATGGAAGGAATGGGAGTAATATTAAAGCTTGAGCAAGATCAATTTAGAATTAATGTAATTGACCCATTATTAAAACCATATGCTAGAAATAAATATGTTGGTGCAGATGACTTTGAAAGAATAGCTAACAAGTTGAAAGCCAGCTTCTTAGATTATATTATACAAACAAAGACAGGATTTAACTCAGAGATAAATAAATTATTTGTAAATCCAAAGACCTCTGTATCTGCTCAATTAGAAGAAGCTAAGAAGATAAGTTCTAATCCTATCTTGAATGATTTTAAGGTGATTAGTTCTCCAAGACCAGATGGTGTAATGAGTGTTAAGTTAACTGTGAATATTAAAGGAAGTGCATATGATAAGAACTTATACATAGGATATATGAGACAATTAAGAGATACTCCTAGTACTAATGCTTTATATAAAGACTTAGTTAAGATGGCTCTCTTACAAGGTACATATGAGAATGGTGTAAGTATTGCTAGCATTATTCCTATTGAGGATTCTAGTAAGTATGTTGCTCCTATCATGGCACCTTTAGTATATGATGAATCATTAGATGCCTTTGCAGATGGAGGTTTCCAAAGAAACAACTGGAAAGACAATAAGGTATTTAAGAAGTTTGAACCTAAGTTTTGGTTAGCTGATGAAGCTCCAGTAGATGTACAGGTAAATGACTTTGGTGATATTATTGGTGACATTTATCAATATCAATCCTCTGATTATTTCCCTAGCATTGATAAGTTTGGTCTTTCCACAGACAGAAGAATATTAGCATTAAGTGAAGAGTATGATAGTTTCTATCTTAGCAATGACTACTTGTTAGTACCTAGAGTGGTACAAATAAAAGGTGGTGAAAGAGTAGATATGAAGACAGGATTATCTATTACAAACTACAGCTATATAGAGAGAAAGAACCAAGGAGATATGTCATTAAAGAATGTATATGGTTATAAGAAGGTATACTATGATGATGGTACTCCTGTAACATATCAAACTACAACCTACAAAGGTGAGGTAATTAATAAACATGTTTATAAACTTATTAACTTACGTGGAGATGGTAGATTAGTATCTGAACACTATACTGACACTAGAAAGTCTGTATTAAATAATGGCACAGAGAAGATTGAGAATGAGATTTCTGACGATGAAATTCGTATATATTTTAATGAATTAGGTGAACAAAATTTTGTATCTTCGCAATCAACAGAACCATATATTCAAATTCCAGAATATGTAACAGATGAAAAACTAAAGAATGCTGATGGCACTAAGAGATTTGCACAGGCAAGTAAGCTTGGTACTATTACAATCAATCCTCCTAAGAGTGTGGATGAGTTCTTTAACTACTTTGAAGGTAAAGAAGGTGGGCCTACCTCTGAACAAAAAGCTAAGGTTTTAAATAAGTTAGCTGAGAAAGGATATAACCTTGATGTTATTAAAACTATATTAAACAGTGTTGATAAAATTATTAACTTCCTAGTATTACATGAGAAAGACCATGTTGAAAATAATGACATAGATGTATATTGGAAGAATGGTAAAAACTTATTAACAGATGATAAAGTTGATATTGAAACTAGAGCTACAATTGCAGCATTTGAAAAATTAGGTGGCATTCCTAGTGTAATAGATATAGAATTTGAAGATGTTAATACAGATGATACAGAAGGATCTGATAACCCTACCCCTTGTGGAACAAAACAATAAAGCATGATTTGTAAAGTAAGATACATAGAGAATCAATACAGAAAGAACTATCCTCAATTAGCTGATAGACTTACAACCATCTATAACGATGCTTGGAAGGAAATCACTAGCTCTAAGCTATTTAGAAAGTATGGGGATGGTGATGACGCTACCTATTTATTCTCTTCTTCTGGTACAGCACAAAATCAAAAGCAAAGAAATCTTATTGATGCTATCAATAAGAAGTATGGTGGAAACATAGTAAAGCTTAAGACCACATCTTCAGGAATGAACTCAAAGGTAACTATTGATGTTCACCCTATTGCTGAAAAAGAATTTAATAAACTAAACCCACAGCAAGTATTGTTCTCTAAGAAAGGACAATTAGAAAGCTCTAAAGCTTCTCCTAAAACATTAGCAGTCATTAAAGACTTCTTAAATAGAATAGGAGTAGACATGCAGACTGTAGATAAGATTGTTGTAGATGGTGTGAGACAAGATGCTAATGGTGCTGCATTGGTAATGCAAAAACTATTACAGGTTGTAGAAGGTAAAGATGACATTGCTCTTCCTGAGGAAGCTATGCACTTTGCTGTAGAGATTTTAGAACAGAAAGATCCTGCATTGTTTAATCAATTATTAAAAGAGATTGGTAGCTATAGAATGTTACAACAAGTAATAGATCAATATGGCTCTGATCCAAATTATCAAACTGCTGATGGCAAACCTAACATCAGAAAGTTAAAGAAAGAAGCTATTGGTAAAGTCTTGGCTGAGGTCGTTATTGGTAAAGCTGAAGGTGTTGTTGAGAAGCCAGAGCTTATGGCTAAAGCAGAAACTTGGTGGCAAAAGATTATTAACCTCTTTAAAAACTTATTTGTAGAAAGTGGATTTGACACAGCTGCAATAAAGGTTCTTACAGGAGAAGCTATTGGTACAGCTGAAGATATTAGAGCTGAAGAAGGAGAGTTCTTTTTACAGACTCCTGGTAACTCACAAGCTGCTGTATATCAAGGAATTAAAAACTTACAGAATCAAGTTACTACTAAAGATGAAGTACAATCTGATGGAACAATAAAAACTTTCTATTATATTAATGGAAAGAAAGTTCCTAGAAGGGTAAGTGATCTTGTACAAGATTGGTACACTAGAAGATTTAAAGCTAATGATTTAACTAAAAGTGAATATGCTAAGTCATTAGATGATTTTAGAATGGAGAAAGGTACAAAAGGACATTCTGATATTCAATATGCATTCAGCAGATTTGTAGATGAGAATGGATACTTACGTCCTAAAATGTTAGATGATTCTGATTACACGTCTCAACTTGATCCATACAACAGAGACTACTATGAAATCCTTAGAGATAACTTGGAGGCAAGATTAAATTCTTTCCCTCCAAATACAAGATTCATGGCTGAGGTTACAATATATGATGAGAAAAGAGGAATTGCAGGCACAGTGGATTTCTTAGCTATTGAAGAATCAGGTAAGGTAAATATCTTAGATTGGAAGTTTATGGATATTAATCTTGAAAAATCTAAAGGAGATATTCCTTGGTACAAGGTTAATTCTTGGAACCTACAAATGGACCAATACAAATCTATTATTAAAACAATGTTCAGTTTAAAGGATAAAGACTTTAAACAAACAAGAATGATTCCTATCAGAGCAGTATATGAAGGAGGTAGTGCTAAAGAGAATGTACTTCCTATATTAACTTCAGTGGAGATTGGAGATGTTAATATACAGAATATACAAGAAAACTATTTAATTCCTGTAGGTCTTGAAAAAGAAGAAACAGGTAATAAAAAGATTGACAAGTTATTAGAAAAGCTTAACGCTGTATACAAACAGATATCTAATATTAAAGCTCTTCCTTCTCAGAAACTATCTAAAGCTGAACAGTTAAACGCATTGTTCTCTGCTATTAGGCAATTACAGATGAAGCAGAACATTGTACCATTGATATATCAAGCTAAGGTATTGAACAAACAGATTCAAACTACCATTGATACATATAATAGTAAATGGAAAGGTACAGATCCTAAGTCTTTCTCTATGGAAGAAATAGATGAATTCACTGATTCAATTATAGGAGCACAAGAAGCTATTCAAACTTATGCTACATTAGATACAGATCTTAAATTCTTATTCCAAGGAGAGTTATCTGAAGAAGATAAGAAATTAAGAGAAGACTTAAGAGATGCTGCTGATAATGCTAGGGATCTAAACACAGAACTACTAGAAGTAATGGATGAGTTTGCTGATAAAATTGTTGCTAATAGACAAGGTATATCTGATATACTTAAACCTGAGAAGATTGTTAGAGGGTTTGCCAAGTGGTTTTCTTCTACATCAATAACACAGGTTAAGGCTATACAGGTTTTATATAGAATGGCAAATAAAGCATTTGGTATAGGTGCTCAACAAACACTTGATGAAACTAAAAAGTTACAAACTCTTCAAACTGCATATGAAGAATGGGCTAAGTCTAAAGGACTTGTTCCTAAGAACTACTTTGATATCTTGATGAAGAAAGGAGAGAATAAATTAATTGATCAATATGATCCTCAGTTTTATAAAGAACTTACTAAAAATGTAGGTGAGAAAAACTTTGATTGGATTAAAGACAATATTGATATTTCTGAATATAATAAGTTCTTAAAAGAAAGACTTGAGAAAGAAACTGAATACATTAATGAAAAGGCTAGAGTAGAAGAAGGAGAAGCAAGAGAAAAAGCTATTCAGCAAGAGATTACTAAAGCTGAAAGAATGTATGACACTTCTACAACTGAAGGTCTTGGATGGTTACAATATGAGCTTATTAGGAAATTTCCTAAAGAGAAATGGGAATCTGTTGAATGGAAAGAACTTAAGAACGTTAAACCAGCTAAAGATTTCTATGACTACATTATAGAAAGAAATAACTACTACCAATCTATAGGATATATCCACGCAAAAGAAGCAAGGGTGTTCCTTCCTTGGGTTAGAAAAGGAATGATGGAGAAGTTAATCTTTGGTGGTAAGATGGCTATAGGTGAACAGTTCTTAAGAAACATATCTGTAGATGAAGGTGATTTAGGATATGGTGAGACTGATCCCCTAACTGGTAGACCAGTGAACAGAGTTCCAATCTATTTAACTAGGGAACTAGAAAAAGATTATAGTACAGACTTGTTTAGAAACATGGCTCTTTATAATGAGATGGCTATTAAGTTTAAACAAATGTCTGATATAGAAGCACAAGCTAGATTACTTATTAGTGTAGAAAGAAATAAGAAAGCTATTGCTACATCTAGATATGGTAAGACTATAACAAATGAAAAAGGTGAGTTAGAATATACACCAGACAACACTGAGAATACTCAGCTATTAGAAGATATGGTGAAGGGTATTGTGTATGGACAGAAGTATATAGAAAGCGAAACCTTTGATCAGTTATTAGGTAAGATGGGTAACTTTGGTGAATCGCTTAATAATGGCCTTGCTAAGTTAGGTGTTAATAGTAGAATATTTCCAGAGAATATAGCTAGTAGACAGTTCAGCGTAAACAAAGTAATTAATCAAATTAATAATACATATCAAATCAATGCATTAGGATTCAACGTTCTATCAGCTCTTTCTAACTTATTTGGTGGTACAGCTCAGTCTATTATCAATGCTGGTACATACTTTACACATGAAGAGTTTGCAGCCACTGAGTATTGGATGACGTTAGGTAAGATGACTGGTAATGATAAGGATAAAAGAATTGCAGCATTAGAATACTTTCTTCCTTTAACAGATAATTATAATAAAGAAATTGCTAAGACATTATCTATTAGTAAGTTAAGTCAGGAGAATGTCCAAGAGTTTTTAATGATCTTAATGAGAAAGTCAGACTTGTATGTACAGTCAGCTAACTTCTTTAGCTTCTTAAGTAATACTATTATAGTAGATGGTGAGGTGGTAAATGCTAGAGAGTATTTAAGAAAGCAACCAGACTATCAAAAGAAATATCAAGGAACAGCTGAAGAACAAAAAGCTTTCAAACAGAAGTTTAACGATGATGTTAAAAAGCTAATTGAAGATAAAGGAATCATGAAGATAGCTACTATTAAAGATGGTAGATTAGAAATTCCTGGTGTAGAAAGATCTTCTGATAGCGTATTAGAACTAAGAAGAAAAGTGCAGTCTTTAAGTAAAGCTGCATTAGGTAACTTATCTGAAGATGATATTAGAAAGATCAACCTAAATATATATGGTAAGTCTTTTATGTTATTTAAGAACTGGATTCCTAGACTTGTAGATGTAAGATATGGTAACTTGAAATTCAACGCTGGATCTGATGCCTATGAGTGGGGAAGAATGAGAAATGTATTTAGAATTATGTCTGAAGATGTAAGAGGTTCATTATCAAATCTATACAACACACTACAAGGTAATGAGAAAGGTGTAGACTTTATGAGAAAGCTTTATGAAAAGAAGAAGGCTGACTATGAATCAGATACAGGTAAAGAACTAGAAATGGATGAAGTGGCATTCATGGATTTAAATGTAAAGAACGTTAAGGCTCAGTTACTTGATACCATCTTCTTATTAACATTAGTTTCTTTATATGCTGGAGTTAAAGCATACGCTCCAGATGATGATGAGCTTAGCAAAAACCAACACAGATTCTTTGTCAAAGCAACAGATAAACTTAAGGATGAGCTTTTATATTTCTATAATCCTACAAGCATACTTAATCTAGTTTCACAAGGTTTCTTCCCAGCAAAAGGTCTTATTGAAAACTATGCAAAGTTCTTTAACAATTTCATGTTAGAAAACTACTACATAGTTACAGGAGATGAAAAAGCTGCAGATAAAAACTTTGTAATCAAGTATGGTATGAAAGCTGTTCCTGGTTTGAATCAGTTTGCATCTTGGCTACCAATGTTCTATCCTCAAGCAGCTAAAGACTTAGGAATTAGGGCCCAAGCTCAGTATGGATTTGTTAGGTAGTTATTGCTATATTATGTAGCAATAATTTTCCTAATTCATTGAAAATAAATTAAATTCACTACTTTTGCTAATAAGGGTGCATATGCTATAACTAGTTATGCACCTTATTGTATATCATACATATATGTATAGCAAAAAGTTGTTATAACATCACAATATCAAAACATGAATATATCTTGCACAGAAGAAGTGTGTCCAATAATAATGAATGCTATTTGTGTATTCTATGAGGGTGCTGATTTAATATATACAGGGATTAATACTAATGATAATCTTCAAACTGCTCTAGAAAAAATAGATGCTAAGTTTGGTGATGCTTCTATTGGATATATATTTCAAAATGGTGTTATTCAAGCATCTCCAGGTGATCCTGTAAAACTAGGTGGTACATTAAATCAAAATACAGTTATTCTTAGTAGTGGATATACATTCACTATAACAGACTCTATTGAATCTGCTGCTTTGATAACAACAGGTGGAACATCCTCTGACTTTGTTAAAGGAGATGGCAGTCTTGACAGTGGCCCATATCAACCTGCAGGTAATTACATATCTTCTCTTTCAGGAGATGGTACTGCTACAGGTCCTGGAGCGTCTACACTAACACTAGCCACAGTAAATACTAGTCCTGGTACATATGGATCTAGTACACTAGTTCCTAGGGTGACAGTTAATGGTAAAGGATTAGTGACAAACATCACTCCTGTTACAATAACTGTTCCTTCTGCTATTCTTATATTTGTAGGAGATGTGACAGGTGCTGGTATAACAGGATCTCCTACAACTCTTACATTACAGACAGTCAATCCTAATGTATATAGTTCTAATACATTTTTAAAGTTTGGTGTAAATGGAAAAGGTCTTGTAACATCTGCTGCTCCTATCACAGCATTAGATATAACTGGTGTATTAGGTTACACTCCTGTACCCACTACAAGAACGCTTACAATTAATGGTTTAACACAAAACCTAGCATCTAATAGAACTTGGTCTGTAGGAACAGTGACAAGCGTAGGAATATCTATGCCTTCTGGATTCACTGTAGGACCTCCTGTCACAAGTAGTGGAAACATTAATGTAACAGCTAATGGTACAATCGCTCAATATATAAGAGGTGATGGATCTATAGGTAGTTTTACAGCATCCACTTCAGGAAGTTCTGGAACATCAGGAACAGATGGTTCTTCTGGTACATCTGGAAGCTCTGGTTCAAGTGGTTCATCAGCAACATCAGGTACATCTGCAAGCAGTGGTACTAGTGGTACAAATGGAACAAGTGGAAGCTCTGGTACGTCAGGCTCAAGTGGAACATCAGCAACATCAGGCAGTTCAGGAACAGATGGCTCTAGTGGGTCAAGTGGTACATCAGGATCTTCAGGTAGTTCAGGTACATCTGCAAGCTCTGGTTCCTCTGGCTCTAGTGGAACCTCAGGTTCTTCTGGTTCTTCTGGATCTAGTGCAAGTTCAGGAACCTCTGGCAGCTCAGGTACAGATGGTTCTAGTGGCACTGATGGCTCAAGTGGTACGTCAGGAAGCTCAGGAACCACTGGTACAAGTGGTACATCAGGGAGTTCTGGTACATCTGGAAGTTCAGGTACAAGTGCTTCCTCAGGAAGTTCAGGAACAGATGGTTCAAGTGGAACATCTGCAAGCAGTGGAACTAGTGGAACTAGTGGATCTAGTGGTACGAGTGCAAGTTCTGGTTCTTCAGGAACTACTGGCACAAGTGGAACAGATGGGTCTAGTGGAACTTCAGCTTCTAGTGGGTCAAGTGGAACTAGTGCATCCTCTGGAACCAGTGCGTCATCTGGAACTAGTGGAACCTCTGGTACTAATGGAACATCAGGTAGTTCAGGAACATCAGCAACTAGTGGTTCATCAGGAACAAGTGCTTCTTCAGGACTATCAGGTGATAGATATGCCACAACATCAACAACAACTTTTACTCTTGGTAATGCAGGAACAATAACTGTAGGTACTCAATTAGCATATACAGTGGCTCAATCAATCATTGTAGTGTATGATGCTTTGAATTTCCAAGAGTGTGAAGTCTCATCATATAACCCAGCAACAGGCTCTCTATCTTTCTTAGCACCTACTAGAACAGTGGGTGGTGGTACTTATTCATCATGGACAGTAAACTTAGATGGTGCTAGTGGAGGAGATGGAAGCTCTGGTACTTCTGGTTCAAGTGGAAGCTCAGCAAGTAGTGGTACAAGTGGTACGTCTGGAACAAATGGTACAAGTGGAAGCTCTGCAACAAGTGGGTCTTCAGGCACATCAGCTAGTTCTGGTACAAGTGCGTCATCAGGTACATCAGGAGTAAATGGTACTTCAGGAACTGATGGAAGCTCAGGTACTAGTGGTTCTAGTGGAACATCAGGAACCAATGGTACATCTGGTACTAATGGAACCTCTGGCTCATCAGGTACATCAGGAAGCAGTGGAAGCTCAGGAACTAGTGCGTCATCTGGTTCTAGTGGTACTAGTGCTTCAAGTGGATCTAGTGGTTCTAGTGGAAGTTCTGGTACCTCTGGCTCAAGTGGAACAAGTGGAACTAATGGAACATCAGCTTCAAGTGGATCTTCAGGAAGTTCAGGAACAAGTGGTAGCTCTGGATCTAGTGGTACGAGTGCTTCATCAGGAAGCTCTGGTTCTAGTGGTACAACAGGAACTAGTGGATCAAGTGGAAGCAGTGGCACCTCTGGAAGTTCAGGTTCAAGTGGATCTAGTGGAACAAGTGCATCTAGTGGGTCAAGTGGTTCTACTGGAACTAGTGGAACAAGTGGTTCATCAGGAAGCAGTGGAACAAGTGGTAGTTCAGGAAGTAGTGGAACAGCAGGTTCAAGTGGTTCAAGTGGTGTAGGTGCTGTTATTGTGCTTGGAGCAGGAACATTATCATCTGTTAGATGTGGTGCGAGTAATAGTGCAACAGGTTCGTACACAGGTAACCTTGCAGGTTCAGGTAATACAATTGGTGGTTCTGCTTACAATACTATAATTGGTGGAGCTATCAATACTGCTAGTGGAGCTTATTATGCTCATATAGGTAATGGTGCTAAACACACAGCTAGTGCAAATTTTTCTACTGTAAGTAATGGATATTGCAACATAGCAAGCGGTGGTTATTCTTTTATAGGTAGTGGTAATACAAATACAGCATCAGGAGATAAGTCGTTTATAGGTAATGGTCAATCTAATACTGCTTCAGGAGCTTGTTCAACTGTAGGAGGAGGTAGTAATAATTTAGCTTCAGGAATATTTTCAACTGTAGTAGGAGGTAGTAGTAACACTTCTAATAATACGAGAGCGTTTGTTGGAGGAGGTATTAGTAACACAGCATCAGCATACAATACAACAGTTGCAGGAGGATATGTTAACTCTGCCACTGTAGGTGGTGCAACAGTTGTGGGAGGTATAGGTAATACTGCATCAGGTGCTTGTAGCTTTGTAGGTGGAGGTTGTGCAAATTCAGCAACAAGCAATTTTACAACAGTAGGTGGTGGTGTTTGTAACACAGCAAGCAGTTATGCCAATACAATTGGTGGAGGATTTTATAATTATAGTGTTGGAAATTATAATACAATTTCAGCAGGTTATAAAAACTGTATTTTCTCAACAGGCTCATTTATAGGTGGTGGTACTTGTAATTACATTTGTAATGGATTAGCTTTTTCTTGTACATCAAGTACTACAATTGCAGGTGGTGCAGGAAACAATACAAGTGGTGGTACATTTAATCCTACTAGTGGATATTTTAGTGTTGCTCCTACAGCTTTTTATGCAGCAGGACAATTTAGTTTTATAGGTGGAGGATTTCAGAATAGAGCAACAGGGACAAGTTCTGTTGTAGGAGGAGGTAAATCTAACACATCTTCAGGACTTTATTCAGTTGTTGGAGGAGGGTATCTGAACGTAGCAAATGGTGATACTTCTGCTGTATTAAGTGGACAACAAAATACATCATCATCTAATCAATCTGTAGTTGCAGGCGGTTATTTAAACACAGCTTCAGCATATAGAGCAACTATTGCAGGTGGTCAGTCAAATACAGCATCAGGTAATTGTTCAACAGTTGGAGGAGGTCAAGCAAATCTTGCTTCAGTAGCTCATTCAACAGTGGCAGGAGGTATATCAAACATAGCTTCAGGGAACTGTTCATTTGTTGGTGGAGGATGTAGAAACTATTCAACAGGTGCTTGGTCTGCAATTGTAGGTGGCAGTGATAGCTGTGCCACAAGTACAAGAGCTTTTGTTGGTGGAGGTTATAATAATACTGCATCAAGCACATATTCAACAGTATCAGGTGGCTATGTAAATGTAGCATCAGGTGGTCGTTCATTTGTAGGTGGAGGAACGAGTAACTTGGCATCAGGAGCAAATTCAACTGTGTCAGGTGGTATATCTAACACAGCTTCAGGTAACTGCTCTGTAGTTGCAGGGGGTAAAAATAATACAGCTTCTAATGCATATACATTTGTAGGTGGTGGTAATTTTACTATTGCTTGTGGAGTAAGTGCAACAGCAAGTGGCGGATATGCTTCACACGCTTATGGTAATTATTCAACAGTAGGTGGTGGATGTGGAAACAATGCTTTATCAGCTTGTTCAACTGTTGCAGGTGGTCGAGGTAATACAGCTAATTTTGCAGGTGCTGCAATAGTAGGAGGTCAATTAAATACAGCTTCTTATTATTTTTCTTTTGTAGGAGCAGGTAATTCTAATATAGCAAATAATTATGCAAGTGCTGTAGCAGGAGGTAGTAGTAATACAGCATCAGGTTATCGTTCATTTGTAGGGGCAGGTATAAGTAACACAGCTTCAGGTAATTGTTCTACAGTAGGTGGTGGTGAGAGTAATCAAGCATCAGGTGTATATTCAGCAACAGGGGGAGGAGTTCTTAATATTGCATCAGGAATTGATTCTGTGGTTGCAGGTGGGCGTTCAAATTCAGTATCAACACTTCGTTCTGCGGTAGGAGGAGGATTCCAAAACACAATTACCACAGGTGGCTATTCTACTATTAGTGGCGGTTATGCTAATATTGCTTCAGGTGCAATATCATTTGTTGGTGGTGGATGTAGAAACTGTACAACATCAGCTTATTCTGTAGCTGTTGGAGGTAGAGCAAATACAGCAGCAGGAAGTGGTTATTCGTTTGTTGGTGGTGGTATAACAAATACAGCAAGTGGTTCATATTATTCTTTTGTGGGTGGTGGTTCTTCTAACACAGCTTCAGGAATAAGGTCAACTATTAGTGGTGGTGCAGGTAATACAGCATCAGGTGCAATATCATTTGTAGGAGGTGGTCAATCTAACGCAGCTTCAGGAGCTTGTTCTACTATTGGAGGAGGACAAGGTAATACAGCAACAGGTGCTAAATCATTTGTAGGAGGTGGATATAATAATACTGCTTCAATTGCAAATGGAGTTGTAAGTGGTGGTTTAGGTAATACTGCATCAGGTTATTCAGGAACTGTAAGTGGTGGTTATCAAGGATTAAATAACCAAGCCTATGGAACTTTAGGTGGTGGTACATTCAATAGTGTTTGCCATTCAGTTAGTGATATATGTGCATTAGGTGCAACAGTAGGTGGCGGTGTAGGTAGCAACTCTACAGGAGGAACATTTGTAAATGGATGGACAGTTAATCCAACAAGAGTAAACGCAGGTAGATATAGTACAGTAGCAGGTGGATTCCAAAATAAAGCAACAAGCACAAGTGCTACAATTGGTGGTGGTTATCAAAACACTGCAAGTAATAGTTATTCTACTGCATCAGGTGGTTATAGAAATACAGCATCAGGAGTAGTATCAACAATATCAGGTGGTTCAAATAATTTTGTATCATCAAATTATTCCACTGTAGGTGGAGGTACTTCTAACTGTATAACAGCAGGAAGAAACCACGTAATTGGCGGTGGTGAAACAAACACTATTAGTGCTAACTATTTTGGTACAGTTGGTGGTGGTGTATCTAATACAGCGTCAGGTTATAAATCTACAGTGGGAGGTGGCAGAACAAATGTTGCTTCAGCAGAATATTCAACAGCATCAGGAGGGCAAAGCAACACAGCTTCAGGGGTAGGTACATTTGTAGGGAGTGGATTAGGAAATACAGCAAATGGTACTCGTTCAGCTGTTGTAGGTGGTTCATCAAATGCAGCATCAGGTGTATGTAGCTTTGTAGGAAGTGGTCAAGGTAACAATTCATTAGCAAATGCTTCGTTTATTGGTGGTGGTCAAGCTAATACTGCAAATGCAAACCAATCAACTGTAGTAGGAGGATATGGAAATACAGCTTCAGGTTATCGTTCATTTGTTGGTGGAGGTATATCAAATACATCTTCAGCATATAGAACAACAGTTTCAGGAGGTGATAGTAATGGTGCAACAGCAAACTATGCTACAGTAGGGGGTGGTATATCTAATACAGCTAGTTCTACTAATGCATTTGTAGGAGGTGGACAAGCAAACATATCTTCTAACGGAAGTACAACAGTTGCAGGTGGGACAAGTAACACAGCTTCAGGATTAAGAGCTACAGTAGGAGGTGGCGATACTAATACAGCTTCAGGTGGACAATCAACAGTAAGTGGTGGTAACACTAACATAGCTTCAGGTGCTTGTTCATTTGTAGGTGGTGGAACAGGAAATAATGCAGTTAGTTTAGGTTCTTTTGTAGGCGGTGGAAGTATCAATACAGCTTGTGGTCCATATAAAGCAGCAGTAGTGGGTGGAGGAAGTAACACTGCTTCAGGATATTATTCATTTATTGGAGCAGGATATGCAAACTGCATTTGCAACGTTTATTCAGGAACAATATCAGGAGGTTATCAGAATACAATTTCAGCAGGTTGTCATGGATTTATTGGTGGTGGTAGACAAAACGTAGTTGCAGGTGTTCACGCAGGTGTAGTGTCAGGTATTTTAAACACAGCTTCAGGCAGTTGTTCATTTGTGGGTGGTGGTAGACTTCATACTGCTGCTGCGGGATTTTCAACTGTATCAGGAGGTTATTGTCATACATCAAGTGGATATGGTTCAACAGTTGGTGGTGGCTATAGAAACACTGCAAACAATACCTATTCAACAGTAGCAGGGGGAAGCGGTCAATTAGCAACAGGAGCTAGATCTGTATTAGGAGGTGGAAGTGATAATATTGCTTCAGGAACTTATGCGTCAGTAATAGGAGGTATTTCAAATACAGCATCAGGACTTTGTTCAACCGTTGGGGGTGGTCAAGGTAATGTTGCATCAGGATGTTGGAACTTTGTAGGTGGTGGCCTTAGCAATACAGCAAGTGGTCTTTATTATGCAAGTGTAGTCGGTGGTGTTGGAAACATTGCTTGTTGTTCTTATTCAGCAATTGGTGGAGGATATTATAACTGTACAGGGTTTGTAGCTTCTGTAGGTGGAGGAGATGGTAACAAAGCTATGGGTAACTATTCAGCTATTGCTGGTGGATATTGTAACTGTGCTTCAGGCGCTTGTTCGTTCATTGGTGGTGGTGGTTCTTTTGGCGCAGGGGGTAATGTTGCATCAGGAGCTTGGTCAGCTATTTTAGGCGGTTTAAGTAATACAGCATCAGGTGCATTTTCAGGAGCATTTGGTTGTGGGTTAGCAGCTTCAGCAGCTTGTACATTCTATTCAAACAACTTCTGTGCAACTTCTTGTATAAATGCAGCAAGCAGGGGTACTTTTCTTGGAGCTGTTGACAATGCTTTATTTAGTTTAAATAGTGGAGGTACATTGTACACAGTTGGATTTAGTCCAACAGCAAGTGCAAGTAGTACAAATACTTTTACATTAACAAATGGTACAACTACTTGGATTTACACTGGTAGTGGTGCGGCAACTTGGACACTTCCTAATCCTAGCGGTAATAACCAAATATATTGGATTAAAAACGCTGGCACTGGTGCAATAACTTTAAATGCTTTTAGTGGTACTAATATAATAAATAATAGTGCGACATCAGTAGGTAGTATTTCAATAGCGGTTGGTGCAACAGCAGTAATCGCCCAAGACGGAAACGTAAAATCTTATCAATTACAATAATATGAAAACAATAACCCCACAACCAATTTGGATTGACGGTATGTCAAAATTAGCAACTGTAATATATTCGCAAGTTAATAGCGATAATATGAAAGACACTGCAACTTTCTATTTTCAATTATATGAACAAGTTGAACATAACATAATGCCATTAGTTAATGGTAAAATTGATATGACTGGTGCTAATTATATTACCTATAATAGTGCAACTGATGCTAACGCTTATGCTTGGCAGTGGATTGCAACTACATTAGGTTTAACAATTACTGGCGAATATATCCCTCCACCAACACCAGCAGAATTAAAACAAGGAGTTTCTTAAAATTTAGTATATTTGTAAATTAAAAAATAAAAACAAACAATTATGGCAAACTTATGGAACACAATCCACATCTTTGGATTTGGAACAGTTCAGGCAATATCTGACACACAAAATGTACAAGCACCAATAGCTGCTTTCCAAGCAGAAGTGGATGCTGTGGTAGATGATGTATGGGCAGGCAAACCAGCAGATTACACAGGTCCAAAGACCTATCATGCTATTAACAACTTCAACACTTTGTTTAGTGACTGGTTACCTAATAGCCCAGACGCACAATCATTTAGAGTGGAAGCTGCTAATCTTGATCAAACTTTATTGGACACTTTGGCAGCATCTGTATTAGCATATGTTCCCCCTACAAATTAAATTAATTTTTTAATTTAATTAATTATTCATAACTTTGAGCAAAACTCATAGTATGAATATAATATTCCAAATCAATGGTGGTATTGGCAAAGTTATTGCTAGTACTGCCATTTGTGCTTCTATAAAGGCACAGTATCCTGACGCTAAACTTATTGTTGTTAGTGGTTATCCAGATGTATTTTTAGGTAATAAGAATGTTGATAGAGCATATGTCTTTGGTCAACAAGCTTATTTTTATAAGGAATACATTGAGAATCAAGAAGTTATAGTGTTTGGACATGATCCTTACTTAGAGGCAAAGCATATTAAGCAAGAAGAACACCTTATTGAAACATGGTGTAAATTGTATGGTTTACCAGTTACAAAAACTGCTGGAGAGTTATTTCTAACACAAAGAGAAATAGATTTCTTTAGTCAAAAGTTTGTATCTGATAAGCCTATTTTTTTGATGCAAACTAATGGTGGTGCTGAATCTGATATCAAATACTCATGGGCTAGAGATATTCCTAGCTATGTTGTAGAGAATGTCATCCATGAATTTAGAGAGCAATATAACATTGTACATATAAGAAGAGATGACCAAATTAAATATGATGGAACGTTTGGTGTATCAGATACATTCAGATCTTTGCTTGTTCTTGTAGGTATAAGTGAGAAAAGATTATTTATGGATAGCTTTGCACAACATGCTGCAGCTGCTTTAAATAAACCATCCACTGTATTATGGGTTGTAAATAGTCCTAAAGTATTTGGTTATAACATACACAGTAATATCACAGCTAATCCAGAAACCACTACACCAGAATTGCGTAATGCATATCTTGGGAAATACAATATTGCAGGTGATCCTCTTGAGTTTCCTTACAACAATGAGTCTGAAATATTTAATGTAGATGCTGTTATTAAATCTTTAAAATCTTAATATGGAAAAGATATTCTATCAAAGTTCTTTACCAAGAGCAGGTTCAACATTGTTACAAAACATATTAGCACAAAACTCAGACATCTATGCTACACCAACTAGTGGTGTTCTTGAGTTAGTGTTTGCAGCTAGAGGAAACTATACAGATAGTCCTGAGTTCCAAGCTCAAGATCCTGAGATAATGAAGACAGCATTCCAAGCTTTCTGTAGATTTGGTATGGAGGCTTATTACAATGCTATTACAAATAAGAAATACATTGTAGATAAATCTAGAGGATGGGGAATACATTATGACTTCCTAAACTTTGTTCACCCAGAGCCAAAGATTATATGCATGGTGAGAGACTTAAGAGATGTATTTGCATCAATGGAAAACAACTATAGAAAGAATCCTGACAAAGCAAATGCCATCCTTAATTGGGCACAGATGCAAGGCACAACAGTTCCAAAGCGTGTAGACATTTGGGCACAGGGTCAACCTGTAGGACTTGCTATTGAAAGGTTGCAAGAGTTGTTTAGATTAGGCATAGACAAGCATGTTTTATTTGTAAAGTTTGAAGACTTATGTTTATATCCTGATAGCACAATGGTAAAAATATACGAGTATTTAGGCATACCATATTACCAACATGATTGGGATAACATAGAGCAAGTAACTAAAGAAGATGATGAAGTGTATGGAAGCTTTGGTGACCATGTAATTCGTACAAAACTTGAACCTGTAAGAAGTAAAGCAAAAGAACTATTAGGTAAAGATGTTACAGATTGGATTTGGAATAATTATGAATGGTTTTTTAAACAATTTAGATATACAAAATGATAATAGTTATTTTTGGACAGCCTGCATCAGGCAAGACAACCCTAGCTAAAAAGTTTATAGAAGAGGGATTCCACCACATAGATGGTGATGAACTAAGAGAGACATTTAAGAACAGTGATTATAGCAGAGAAGGTAGAATTAAAAATCTAAATAGAGCTAGTGACATAGCTCATTACTTAGATAAGATAAAAGGCTATAATGTAGTGCTTTCATTAGTATATCCTTATGAAGAAGCTAGACAATACTTTATTAAATTAAACAGAAGTGTTAAATGGATATATCTTATATATCAAGAAGATAGAGGTAGAGATGAATTTAAAGTGGCAGACTTTGAGCTTCCACATATGGATAATGTAGAGTTAATTTTAAATACTTCAGTTGATTCAATAGATGTATGTACTGATAAAATTAAAAATGTATGCAGAATATTTTAACTGAAGGCAATCGTAAGACAGATGGTTATGCTATGTTCATTGGAAGATGGCAACCATGGCACGCTGGACACAGGTGGTTAATTGATCAACAATTGAACCAGGGAAAGAAGGTGTTACTGTGTATAAGAGATGTTAAGCAGGATGAAAAGAACCCATGGTCTGCTTGGCAGATAATGATGAATCTATCAGAAGAACTAATAGATCTTATAGAAGATAACAAAGTGAGACTTATGATTATCCCTGATATTGAGTCTATTAACTTTGGTAGAGGGGTAGGATATGATGTTGTTGAACACGTTCCACCACAAGAGATACATGACATCTCAGCTACTCAAATTAGAGAACAAATGAAAGCAGAAGGTAAGTTATGATAGTAGAACGTAAAAGACACATAGCTAAGACAATCAGTTATAGATTGATAAGCACCCTTATAGGATTTGCTGCAATGCTTGTTGTTACAGGCTCTGTAAAAGCAGGAGCAGCGTTTGGTATAGCTGAATTACTTTGGAAACCAATACAATATTATTTCCATGAACGTATATGGTATAGATGGATTAAGTATGGACTAAAGCCTTAACTGCCATAGCAACATCATTAACAGAAATACTCTTATGACATTCAAACTGTCTAGGAGTATTTTCATTTTCAGGACACCAGTTCCAATCTCCTTTGTTAAACTTGAACATAGGATTATTCCAACATCCATTACACACTTCTTTATTAGTTATACGTGTACAATCTTCTTGAAACTCATGGTCTTCTGTAGTGAAGTTAGAGATCATTACAGTGTGCTTACATATAGCCCAGTTCAACCAACTGATACCACTAGACAGTCCTATGAACAAATCTGCATGATGTAGATAGTTCATAACGTTCTGTAAACTAGTATCGTCTAGTTTCTCTGCACCATAGTCATCAGCTTCTTGAGACATCTCAAACACTCTGTATCCCCAGCTTTTTAGTTGCTGAATTAACTCTGGCCAGTAGTACCAATGTTTACACTGTGCTGTAGATTTTGTAGATATACATATGTATTCATTCACTACAGGTCTTTCTTCTAGTGTAAATGCTATTCTAGGATGTATCTCTTTAAATGGTAGGGCTAATATGTTACTTGCTGATTGTTGTAATGGTATAGTGGCAGGATGTGTAGGTTCTTTTTCCTTATCCCAAAACCAACCTAGTTCAACCCTAGCTTTGATATTCTGTACTATTGTTCCTCTACCTGAAAACTCTAGTTCAGGATATGCACTCTCAAACAAGTCATTCTTGAATGTAGACACAATCACTTTACATTTATAAACTTCCTGAAATTGTAAACAGTATGGTATCCAAGCTATGCTATCACCAAGACTCTTAGACTCAAATACAATAAACACCCTCTCACCTTTAAACTCATCTAGTAAGTTCACTTGTTTAATTGTACGTCCTTCATACTTAATGAATATAGCTATATCAGATATATACTTTCTACTAAGTCTAGCCCACGCACCTGGCTTTAGTTTTGTTTCATAGATAGTTACATGTTGATCTGTAAGCATGCCTTCCACCTTACCCTTTCTATCTACAAACTGTATATCATATTCTCTGTTCTTACCACCATCCTCTATTAGTTCAAAGAACAAACCATCAACATGGTTTAATTTATATGTTATCATATGCGTTTATATATAATTGTTTTGTCTTTTCTGATGTATATCCTTCATTGATCTTCAACACATTTTCATAGTATTTATGTAATGTCTTAGCTACATTGTCCCAGCTATAACTATTACGTACAGTTAGCATCTCTTGTCTTCTATGTTCATATGTCTTAATTGTCTCTGTAATGCCATGCATTACACTCTCTGTGCTAATGTTTGGTAACACCCACATACCAGGGAAGTGTTTAGATCCTCTATAAGTTCCTACAATAGGAATACATACACTAGCTGCTTCACATAATGTTAGATTGGGATGTCCTGCTTCTAGCATAGATGGATGTAAGAAGATGCTATGATCCTGATACAGTTCTTTCATTTCTTCATCTGTAGGATTTGTTAACTTTAAAGTTAACTTTTTATAATTCAATAACTCTATATGGATATCAAAGAACTTCTGATTGTCAGTATGTCCAGCAATAGTGATAGGTAGATCTAATTCTCTAGCTGCTTCTATACCATATCTAAATCCTTTTCTATCAAACCCTGAGTCACCTGCTAATCCATTGTTAGCTATCATCAATAGTTTATGTGGACCCATTCTATAGTCTGGTGTAAAGAATTCTGTGTTAGCCCCATGTCTTAGATAGAACAACTTATCAGTCTCACTGAAGTAGTCTATTAGATACTCAGCATGTGTAAAAGATATAATGCTATTCTTCATAGCCTCTAGATTTTGCTTATACACCCAGCTATCTTTACCATACCATTCTGTATGATGATCATGTAGAGAGTATACATAAGGTATACCTTTGTCTCTACAATACAAAGCCTGGTTAGCTAGATGTGTATGTACAATTGTATCTGGCCATTTCTCTAGCTCATTCATATATTTGATGTCTACAACATCTCCTAGCTTTTCAAGGGATTGTTTATATTCCCATGTAAGTCTTTCTACAGCTCCCCATCCATTTGGTGGTATAGTTATAAGCCCTGTAGCTACGTGTACTATTCTCATTTTCTAAATGTTTTTTGCATGTTGTCTATTAAGGAAAATCCATCTGCTTGTGTGGTAAGTCTCTTCTTCACAATACCCATTCTATCTCCTGCAAAGATATTATTAAAATACATATCAGCAGCATCCCACTTGTGCATTCTTAAAGTTTCTTTTAACCATGGAGCTACATGTGCAGGGAACATGATACATTGTAAACCTATAATATGATTTGTAACATACATGTCATTGTTCACTTCTTTGACAACAGGACTTTGTGGCCAGCCATATTCTAATGTATCTTTATCTCCAAAGGACATGTATTCTATTCCATTCTCTATAAGCTTAGTTGCACACTCTTCTACAGTCTTAATGAACTCTTCAATAGGTGCCTCAATGATACAATCACCTTCACACACTATCAAGTAGTCACAGTTATTGAATTCACTCAAGATAGCATTCTTGAATGCTTCATAGCATCCATAATGTGCTGGGGTAAGTGCAGTGCCATGTTGTTGAACTTGTTGTTCATTGAAGAGTTCCATTGAAACACAACTGGGTCTGAGACAGTTATATGATGGTGGTAATGATTTATAGGGCTCGTTAATGTGTAACTTATATTCCCATCCATGGTTGATAACTTCAATAAGGGAGTCTCTGCTAGCTTTTTCTCTTTCATCATTTAATGTGGTTTGTATGTGAACTAATTTAATCTTTGGTCTATCTTTCTTCTTCCATTCAAATTTACCAGTTTTCTGATATTTATGAATAGTATCTGCATTCATTTCAAACTTTTCTTTCTTATATATTCTATCTCCATCATAACATGACATTTCTATTACATTATTTCCTGTGTATTCAAACTCATGTTTAAATTCTCTTGTTGTAGAAATATCTATCTTCATCATATATTCTCCAATCTTAACCCAAAATATTCTATCATCTACATTATATGTAAAGAAATAGAACATATACCAATCAGGCTTTCCAGTAACAGGAAGTATAGAATAATACTCGCTATTAGATGCAACACCTAATCCACTGTGTATCAACAATGTTTGATCAGCATTAGTAACTAATTGTATATCATTTGGATTGAAACTAAATACCACCTTAGCTAAATAGTCTTCTAGATAGTTCTCACACTTTCTTCTCTTACATACAGCATCCCATTCATCAGGTGTACGTACATCATCAAATTCTTTTACAAAGAAGTCTACATCAAACATCATTCCATTGGTTTGAATTCCTTTTCCTTGAGATGTATTAACTATACCTAAATAAGCTTTCTTGTCTGTATTAAAGGATTCATTAATAACACCTAAGTCTTTCTCATTTACAACTACATCATATGTGTTATAGAATGCACGTTTGTATCCTAGATCTTGAGCAGCTTTGAATCCATTATATAAGTTAGTAAGTACAGTGAGAGACTGATTACTATATTTCAATCCATTGATATTCACCTCAGCATAATAGTCATCTGTATGTCTATAGAATCTGCTGTAATAAGAATGATGTGTTAATGGATTATGTGCATCGTACACATAGTGATCCACCATACGTTGTATCTCCTCGTCCACAGGATAGTGACTGATTAACATGATGTTTCTACCTAAGGCTTTCATAGAGTTGATAGTATCCTTAGTTAATTGTGCACGAGATTTTAAATTAGGATAGGTGCCTATGATGATAAGTTCTTCATCTTTCTTATCAAGGTTTAATTTTTTGATGATATTAGTAGCATCACTACCAATATCTCCAGTTAAATAAACCATATTCTCTGCATCATTATACTTGTTACAATATACATCTAGGTTGTACATTACTTTGATCAAGTCATCATATTCCATAGCTTCTTTAATAGCAATAGGATTTAACTCCTTGTTACCTCTGTCTCCTTTAGATGGGAAGAAGAATACATCAGAAGCTTCTAAGAACATGTCTACATCATCTCGCTCACCCCACACAACACAGTTGTCTGGTTTGTTAGCCATCAAGGGCTTCCAATATGATTCAAAGTTACCAGCTTGGTTACCTAGGAAATGAAACTTAACCTTGTAGTTCTTAAGTCTTTCTGCTAGTTGGAATGCATAAGCTTGATTCTTTCTAGGTGTAAACAACCCTACAGTTACAAAGTGTTTATAGTCATGCTCTAATCCTAACTTTTCTCTTATAGCATACTGGTTTCTTTCTTTCTTGTTTACAGGATACTCAATCACTTCTGTAGGTACATTTAATGTAATGTATTGAAATGAATTATATGAGCTAACAAATATAAACTTGTCAGGCAAATAGTATTTGTTTTTAGGATTGAATGAACTATCATGTGTAGTTTCTACAATCTTCCATGGCTTCTCTGCATCGTATAGATAGTCAGCACATTCTTCATTCATAAACATCTCTGGAAACTCTTCCATAGAGATTACATCTGGTTTGAACTCTTGCAGAACTTGCAACAGTTCATCATATTTATTCTCTCCTAGTGAATGGAAGTTCTGATCTCCCACTAGTTTAATTATTCTATTTCTTTGCACAACAAACTGCCATGCTAGGAATGCATACTCTACCACCTTGATATCAAAGTCATTCTGTAGTAGTTCTACTTTGTTTACTGTTACCTGGGGTGCTCCTCCTGTTGATAGATGAGGAGTGATGATTAATAGTTTCTTCATATGTTATTGTTAATTGCGTGAATCACCTGCTCTACAGATGGATGACACTCATAAGCTTCTTTCTTCTCTAAGCATCCAATCAGTGGCTGTACAGAGTCTATTGTAGGCCAATACTCAAGAGCATATTTCATATTGGATGAACAGTGTAATCCACATGCTCCTCTTACGTATATATGTTTGCTAGTCTTTCTACGTGGTCTACGAAACTCTGGGTTGATAGGAGATCCTAATTCAATTATAGGTGTTTCTGTTGTACCTGCTAAATGTAGGATACCTGAGTCCATTGTAATTACAACTGCAGCATCGTTAATCAGATGCCAGCTCTCAGAGATAGATGTTTGATTCATTAGATTGATAACATTTTGATTATCAATATCATGTACAGGTTTGTTTACATTAAAGAATCCTGTCTCAGAACTATCCTTACCTATAGCCACCACTTTGTATCCCCACTTCACTAACTCTTCAGATAGCTTTAGCCAGTTCTCTTGTGACCATGTTCTATTAGGCCAGCTGTTAACAGGATGTATTACAGCATACTTCTCATGTACAAAGTTCTTCTTAGGTTCTGTAGGTTTGTAATAACATTCTAGTTCATCTTCTCCAAGCATAAAGCCTAGGTGTATGGCATGAAACTGTCTGATGTCCATCATGTTATGCTTCATCTCCACACCACGCTCGTCCTTCTTACCTACTAGATAGAATGAATTATGTACAATGTAATTACTTTGTATGTACGTCATGTCTATAGAACTAGCTTTATAGCTCTTCTCTACATAGGGATTCGTTTTAAATAGCTCAGGCATCTGAGAGATGACAGTAATCTTTCTTTGATATGCATCATGTAGTTTCTTAATGGTGGGGGTGGCACATATCAGGTCTCCCAAACCATTACATTCTTCTAAGTTTAAGCAAACTGGTTTCATTGTATTGACATTAAAAAATCAGGAGTTGTATAGTCTCTTTTAACTGTTGTATATCCTAGTCTAGCTAAGAAATTTACAGCTGTACTTGTATTGTCCTCTAACCATATTAGAGGCTTATCTCTTTGTATTAATTTTATCATTCCTTCAAAAGCAGACATCTCATGACCCTCAATATCTATCTTGATAAACTTAACAGGCTCATCAAACCATACATCATCTAGAGCTAAGACAATGTTCTTATGTGCTCCATTAGGTACAATCTTTACCACACCACTGTTGGAACCATGTCCATCATCAAATGAAACAATAGATGTTCTACTACCCACTCCTACATTTATTGCAGATACATCCTTGTATCTTTTTGTGTTTTGCTTTAGAACAGAATAGTTATCTGGATGTGGTTCAAATGCTATAATCTTTAAGTTAGGGAAGTGGTGTTTAAATTGTACACAATGTCCTCCTATATTAGCCCCAATATCTAACATTAGTCCTGTAGAAGGGAAATGTTCTTTCCAATCATTAAATAACTGAAATTCCCAGAAATCATTGTATTTAACTATGTCATCTGAGATACATTCAGGACTCTCAAATATAACCATAGGTGTATTGTGAATACTTACTATCCTAGTTTCTCGTTTCATTTGTTGGTTATTTCCACAAATATACTATCTTTGCTCAAAATAACAAAACGTTTTGCTATGAAAATTGAAGTTTCTGTAGGAGAAGTAGTAGATAAATGGACTATACTTTCCATCAAAGCCCTGAACATTACAGACAAAGACAAACTAGTTAATGTTTTCAAAGAAAGAAATTATCTGAATGATGCTGTACATCCTGAGATCTTACATGACCCTATGACTGATGAACTTCTTAAGGTGAACCAGTTTCTTTGGAAGGTGGAAGATCTTCTAAGAGACTTTGAAAGAGCTAGTAGCTTTGGAGAAGAGTTTGTTGACTTAGCTAGATCTGTCTACAAATTAAATGATCAAAGAGCACATATTAAAAAAGAAATTAATATTAAGTATGGCTCTGACTTTGTAGAGGAAAAGTCCTACCAGCCCTACTAAAAAAATATTTGGTAGTTTCAACTTTTTTACCTAGTTTTGCAATGAAGTAGAATTTAACCTAAATAGGTCAATCTGACCATGTTATACATCCATGTCCTGGGTGTATTTTTATTTACACTCCTTTAAGAAAATGATAAAAAGTAACCCTACACTTGAGGCTTTTAAAGTTTGGACATTCCCAACCTTAGTTTCTATATTAGCTATGATGATATGGAATGATGTAAACGAAATCAAAAGTGACGTCAAAGTCTTAATGGCTCAGTCCAATGTAGACAAGACACGTATAGACAACTTGGAAAGAGTAGTCTATAAAACAGCTGCTTCCTTTCCTACTAGAATTCCTATAGAAACAGCAGTATTTAGAGAGATGGCTATACTTCCTAATAACAAATTAATTATAAAAAATGAAAAAGTTCTTTTCAGATCTATTTGATGATAGCAACTCAATTAATGAGAAAGCTATAATTGGTTTCGCTTCTTTTATAATCATGATCATTTTTGCAATAGTGGACATCATCACTGGCACTATGCATAAAGAGTTGGTTGTCAATGAGTTCATATATGATTCATTCAAAATATTAACTATAGCTTGTTTTGGTATTGCTTCTGTAGACAAATGGATAAACAAAATAAAAGGTAATGAATAAAATTCTAGTATTTGTTGTAATGGTTTTACTGTTTACAGTGACTCTTCAACATAAAGGATGCGTTAGCTCTCAGATAAAAGCTGATACTGTAACGTTACACGATACAACCTGGCAAGTTCATGACTCATTGATTGTCAAGAAGTTAAAGGTTAAAGAGATAATACATGACACACTACCTGCAGAATATATTGCAGACACAAACTACCCTAAGCTAAAAGCACAATATGATGCTTTAGTCTTTGCTCATTTAGCAAAGAAAGTCTATACTGACACTGTCAAGATAGATACCTTAGGCTATGTAGCTGTAGCTGATACAGTACATAAAAACGAGCTACAGAACAGATCTTATAAATACAACTATAAGATCCCAACAATTACTGTGACAACCATCATCACTAAGCAAGCTCCTCCTAAGGGAGCTCTATTTATTGGTGGTGGATTCACTAACACAAAACAACTAGAACTTCAAACCATACAGGGGGGAGTGCTTTACAAGACTAAGAAAGATAAGATATTTGGTTTACATATTGGAATAAACAACAATAGTCAAGTTATATATGGGGTGAGTAGCTATTGGAAAATTAAATAACTATGAACGTTGATAAATTAAAAGGGCACATTCCTGATGGGGTGATTGCTCAAATCCCTAGTGTAGTAGATAAGTTTGAGATCAATACACCTTTACGTTTAGCCCATTTTCTAGCACAAACAGGACATGAATCTGGCGGATTCAAAGCTGTTACAGAAAACTTAAACTATGGAGCTGCAGGTCTTTCAAGTATCTTTAAGAAATACTTTACACCTGAAAGTGCTAAAGAGTATGAACGCAAACCTGAAAAAATAGCAAATATAGTATATGCAAACAGAATGGGGAATGGTAACCAGGCTTCTGGTGAAGGTTATAAATTTCGTGGAAGGGGTTTTATCCAACTAACAGGAAAGGATAACTACGCTGCTTTTGACAAGACAGTTGATGATGATATCATAGCTAACCCAGATCTTGTAGCTACAAAGTACCCACTTTTATCTGCAGCTTGGTTCTTCCATAAGAATGGATTACACAAGATTGCTGACGAGGGGGCTACAGATGCAGTGGTAACCAAGGTAACCAAGCGTGTTAATGGTGGAACAATTGGTCTACCAGATCGTATTAAACACTTTAATGAATACAATAATCTTTTAAATGGTAGTATATAATGGCAGCGAAAAAAGAAACAAATATATCAGCAAACCCTTTACCTATATCGTTTAAGGAGTTTGCTAAAAACCCAATAGTGGGCACCCTTTTCTTGGTGCTCATTGCTATTTCATACCTATACGTAGATGTTCGTACAACATTTAAAGAGCAGGCAACTTCTCAAAACGTACGTATAGATAAGGTAGAAACTAGATTAGATAAGGTACAGGAAGCTTTGAGAGTTAGCGATAGCACTAAAGCTGTGACTACCACTCAGTTACAAACATTACAACAATTAGGGGCCATAAAAAAGTTACACTAATGAGAACATTAGCATTTTTAATATTAATAAGTCTATATGGATGTCAATATACCACAGCTCAGCACGTTGATGAAACAGTTAAAGAAGATAAAGAGTTTGAACTTCTACTTAACAAAGTTTCAGAAAATAATAAAAATAGTGCAGCTATACAAGAAGGTGCTACCAAAGCCCAAACAAAAATAGTAAACCAAGCTGTTAACCAAATTGTATCGTTAAAAGCAGAAGTTAGTTCATTAAAATCTGAATTAAATGATGTTAAAAGTAAACTTGATAGTAATCTTACTGACACTGGTGTCAAATTTAAGTTATTGCCAGTATCCAATCGTTAAGAAAATAGGCAATGACTCTGTTGTAATAATGACCTTAAAACAGGCAACAACTATAAATAGTACGTTTCAATCTAATCAAAATACAATTGATTCGTTGAAAACACATGTCTATATAAAAGATAGCATTATAAATAATAAAAAAACAACATATGATAGCTTATACAAAATTACAGATCAGTATAAGATAAGATATGATGAAAGACTAAACATGCGTATTCCTGTTCCTAAAGATAATAGTGGATGGGACTTTGCTCAAAAAATGGTATTGATTTTTGTTATAATATTACAATTCTCCACTATAAAACAATAAAATGGCAAAAGCAGTAGGTAACTCAAGAAAAATCTCCTTTGGAAAACGTAAAAGAGGCAAAGCTTCTAAGTTTAAAGGTCCTAAGGACAAGGCTACTAAGCCTTACAACAGGCAGGGTAAGTAATAACTAAAAAAGTTAAAACACATATAACTAAAATTGTTATTGTAAATTATTGACACTCATTGTTAATATTAAAAAGTAACATATCTTTGAACATTAATTTTTTATATCATGGCAATACCATCAAGACAGATAGGTTGGAGTACAACAGATAACTTGCTTTGGCAGATATCTAAGCAATTAGAATATTTGACACAAGTAACAGCTAATTGTTGTCCTACAACAACTACCACAACTACAGTAGCACCAACAACTACTACTACGACTACACCTGCTCCTTAATAAAGAGAAACCAACAAACTACATATATGAAGGATCTTAAATTTATCTGTGCACAGCCAGATGATGTATACTACACATGGCAGGTACATCTATGGTTGGAAAGTTTAAAGAAGCTTGGGCACTCAGACAAAGCAATTGTTTTAGTGTACACACCTAGTTTCAGAGAATATAATGGTAAATGGGAGAAGATAATGGAGCTGTATCCAGAAGCACAATTTGCTTTCTACAAGGATACAGGAGATGTTAGTCAGTATTTAGGAGTATATATTCCTATTCTACGTCCTTATTGCTTAATGAGATATTTCCAGGACAATCCTGAGATGGTATCCAAAGCAGTTTTTTATTGTGATTGTGATGTAATCTTCACAGAAAAGTTTGATATAGATAAATTTAAAGATGATGATATAAACTACTTGTCTGATACAAACAGTTATATCAACGCTTCATATTTTGATAGTAAAGACAGAGATGTTCTACCAGACAAACTGGAAGAGTATAAGACTAGAGATGTCTTAGCTGAGCTTACAAGCTTAGTGGGTATAACAAGAGAGATAGCTGAAGCTAACAATGATCATTCAGGAGGAGCTCAATACTTCCTTAAAAATATAGACAGTGAGTTTTGGAAGAAGGTGATGAATGACTGTATATTAATACGTGTCTACCTTCAGAATATAAACAAACAGTTCTTCAAAAATGAAGACAAAGGGTTCCAAAGCTGGTGTGCAGATATGTGGGCTGTGCTATGGAACGTTTGGCTTAGAGAGAAAGAAACAAAGAACATTCCTGAATTGGAATTCTGTTGGTCTTCAGATCCTATAGAGAAGCTAGATAGAACAACATTGTTACATAATGCAGGGATTACAGGACAGAACACAATGGGTTATCCTGCCTTTTATAAAGGAGCATATCACGCTGGTAAAGATCCTTTTAAAGATACACAACTATATGTAGTACGCACTGATGAGAAGTCTAAGAAATATGCAACTCATTACTATGTAAAACAACTATTAGAAATAAAAAACAAATATAATATAAATTATTAATTATGGCCCAGAATACTAATCGCCCTCTCAAAGCTTATGTACGCTTTGATGGTACTGGAAGAATCGTTCCAAGCAGCCTAATCTTAAGAAGAAAGAAACCCAAGGTTGGTAAGTGGGTAGAGATCCCAGCTTATGAATGTTGCAATTACGTTCCTACAACAACTACTACAACCAGTAGTACAAGCACTAGCACAACTACTAGTACATCTACTAGCACAAGTACAAGTACAACAACAACTACTACGACTGCTACTCCAACAACAACAACAACAACAACTCCTGCACCTTAAAATTAAATAAACATGGCAAATAGCAACAATAGATTAAAAGCATATGTACGTTACGATGGTACAGGACGTGTCATAGCAGGTAGCTTGATCTTACAAAGATTCAAACCACAAGTGGGTAATTGGGTGGAGATAGATGCAAATGAGTGTTGTAATTATGTTCCAACAACCACTACAACTACGTCTTCTACTAGTACTAGTACAAGCACTTCTACAAGCACTTCTACAAGTACTACAACAAGTACATCTACTTCTACAAGTACAAGCACTTCTACAAGTACAACAACAACAACAACAACAGCTGCACCAGCAGAATGTCCTGAAGATTATACAATTGGTCAAGCTGCATTAGGTGGTAAAATTGCATACATCCTACAATCAGGTGACCCAGGATATGATTCAAATTTACAACAAGGATTAGTAGCTACAATAGCAGATATTTCAACAGGTGCACAGTGGGGATGTTTTGGAACAGCAATTGCAGGAGCAGATGGTACAGCTATTGGTACTGGTAATCAAAATACTATAGATATTATGGCTGGTTGTGCTACAGCAGGTATTGCAGCTAGACTTTGTGGTGATTTAGTTCAGGGAGGATATTCTGATTGGTATTTACCTAGTCAAGATGAATTAAATAAATTATACCTAAATAGAGTAGCTATTGGTGGTTTTACGAATAACGGCTATTGGAGTTCTACGGAGTACGCCACCATCTTCGCGTGGGACCAGAATTTCCTCACTGGCAGTCAGGACGGCAGCGATAAGACCTTCCCAAACTATGTTCGCGCCATTAGGGCTTTTGCATGTACAATTCCTAGATAATAAAACTAAAACAGCATGGCAAAATCATTATTCCCTGATGAGATGATGAAATCAGGAGAATTAAACTTGGAAACAATAGCTGGGAAGCTTACATATTTCCATGAGCAACTACATCTATTGCATTGGCAGACAACTAGTTATGCACAGCACAAGGCTCTTGGAAAGTTATATGAATATGTACAAGATTTTAAAGATGGTGTTGTTGAGAAGCTTATGGGTTATACAGGTAAACGTCCTGGTGCAATTAAACTAGAACAATTAACAGCTACAGATCCTAATGCAGTTGTCACAGCACTAATGGACTTCTCTAGTAACTTAAAAGCATATGGTGAGACTAATAAATTTCATGATATAGCTAATTTAGCTGATGCCTTAAGTGGTGAAGCTGCAAAAACTAAATACTTATTAACCTTGTCTTAATGCAAATTAACAAGAAATTCTTTCCTGAGGTGATGCAAGATAATGAACTTGCTTATTTTGCTCACCTTGAAGGAATTATATCATCAGTTGATGAACTTTCTACGTTAGAGGTCACTAAGAACCCTCTATCGTATCACTTTAGATTAGCTCCATCATTGCCTATGTATAATGAGATGTTGTTACAGGAGATATTAAAACTACACAACCTGTTCAAGATTAAGCTAAACTTAAGTAAAAGTATTAAGAGTTCTGCAACTATAACATTTGAAATAAATTTGGAGGATACGTAAAACATACATATCTTCGTGACTAAACCAAAAATATAATTATATGGCAGAGATTATCAATTTCGAAGACGTTGCTAACCAAGCATCTCAAGGTCCTAAGTTTGATCCAAAAAAGAAGTACACATGGTCTCCAGAGACAGTGTTTACAATTAATGGTCATGAATTTGGACTGTTATTGAACACATTACGTTCTATTACAAGCACAAAGGAAGCACAGACTATTATCCTAGCACATGAAGCTGGTGATGCTCTTGAAAAGACATTATCAAGTGCAGTTGAAACAGGTATAGTGGTTGAACTTCCAGAAAACAAATAAGATTATGGCAACAATTAAAAAAGCTCAATCTGGTATTACAAAAAGAGGAATGGCAGGTATGAAAAAACTTCCTTCTCTTAATCCTAAAATGGTTCCAGGTGAAATGACTGGTAAAATGTACAAGAAGTCTGAACTTGATGAGATTGGTAGAAAACAAGCTGCAGAATTAGATAAAGTTTCTATGCTTGGTAAAGCTGCTATGGCTAAGAAGAAGGCTCCTAAAGCTAAGAATGGTATGTTAAAGCGTGCTGATGGTTCATATTCTAAAAGAGGATTATGGGATAATATCAGGAATGCTAAAGGATCTGGAAAGAAGCCTACAGCTGCCATGTTAAAACAAGAGAAGAAAATTAAAGCTAAAACAAAATAATAATGGCAAAGATTAAAAAATCTGGTATGGGTAGCATGTCAGGCTTAGATGCTTCTGATAAGCGTGTAGGTCCTATTGACCCACAAGGTGCTTGGACTAAAGTTCAAGAGGCTACTTTAGCAGGTGCTAGAATGAAAGCTACTTTAAAGAGAGATAAAGAACTAGGTGCTACTAAGATGGCAAAGAATGGACGTTCTGAAATGCAATTTGGTCTTAACAAGAAACAAAAAGCATCAAAAGAAGTTAATCCAGCAGGTTTTAGAAAAGCAGCATTAAAGCGTGAATCTGAACTAGTTGAGAAGCGTAGTGGTGAAATGGCTCCTAAGTTGAAATCTAAAAAGAAGTAAGATATGGCAACAGCTAAAAAGAATTGGATACAAGATGCTGTTAACCCTAAGCATAAAGGTTATTGCACTCCTATGACCAAAGCTACATGTACTCCTAAGCGTAAAGCTTTAGCTAAGACATTCAAAGCAATGGGTAGAGCTAGAAAAGGAAAATAATATGGCTAAGATACCTAAGACAAAAGTATATAATCCACAGAAGGCTGAAGCCTATGTAGGTAAAGATGTTCTCAGAAATGGAGATACATTAAGTCCTATCAAAGGATCTATAACACCTGTTCCTAATGGTCATCTAATTAAAAAAGATGGTACATCGTTAAAGAATGGTGGTAAAACACCAGCCTGGACTCGTTCTGAAGGGAAAGATCCAAAAGGTGGTCTTAATAGAAAAGGTGTAGCTTCTTATAGAAGAGCTAATCCAGGATCTAAATTAAAGATGGCTGTTACAACCAAACCTTCTAAACTTAAAGCTGGTTCTAAAGCAGCAGGTAGACGTAAGTCTTTTTGTGCTCGTATGTCAGGAGTCAAGGGTCCTGCAAAGAAACCTAATGGTGAACCAACAAGAAAAACGTTAGCATTAAGAAAATGGAATTGTTAAAAAATTAAAATTATAATAAGATGGCAAAGATGGTAAAAAAAGCTCAAGATGGTATGGAATCTCCTTTAAAATCAAGGATTGCACCAAAAGGACCAGCTTTAAGAGAAGGTCAAATAAAGCGTATGGATAGAATCTATAAATCTAATCCTGATAGAGCTATTAAAGTAGGTAAAAGAATGTTAAAAAGAGCTAATGCTAAAGCTGAACCTATTATGAAAAAAGGTGGTAAAGCTAAGAATGGTACATCATTTGGTATGTTATCAGTGAAAGCTGGTATTGACAAAAACCCAAAACCTACAGCAGCAGATAGAATTGCAGGTGCTAAGAAACAAGCTAAGTCTGGTACAAAAATGATGAAAAAAGGTGGCAAATGTAAAAATGGTTGCTAATGAAATCAGCTAAAGTAAGCAGCAAACAAGCAAAGTCAGTAAAGCCAATGACTGCAGGGAAAGCTAAAGGATCAGGTACACCAAGACCAGCTCCAAAGGTGGCTCCTCCTAAACCAGTCAATGGTAATTATATGAAGGAAGCTGATACACCTCTTAGATTAAAAAGTAAGAATTGGCCTCTTAAACAAAAGAGGTTATCAAAATAACTGTCTTCTCCTGCATCCCTCGCTCTGCACGCTCAGGTTGTGGTAACTCAGTCTAGAATGAGCCCCTTAAAGAAGAATTTTCCCCCCTATAGTCTCAGTATTATAGGTCTAAAAAAGCCTCCCTTAAAAAAGGAGGCTTTTTTTATGATACTAATGAATTGTATACAGATAGTATCTTGTTTATGTAATGTTTATTCTTTGCTTTTTTATAACAGTTCTCAGCAAATACACCATCAGCATCTCTCCTTGATAGAACAAATCTTTCTTGATTCACTATAGATGTATGTACAATGAAGTTATGGCTATCTACATAGCTTAACTTAATTATGTTTCCATACAATCTATGTACACCACTGTTCCACAGTTGATCAAATGATATAAAATCATTGTTTAAGTCTTTGATATTGTCCCACAACTCTGGATGCATAGTTGTATCATCATCGTTGAAATATATCCAACCCTCTGTTACTAGATTAATTGCTAGGTTTCTTTGTGCATTTCCACATACGCTTTTTACATCCTTTATACAATAAGCTTCACATTCAGGAATATCAGTTGGAATAGTCTCTGAATCAAACACAACAATCCATCTGTAATTTTCTTTAGGTATGTTAATGCTTTCTGCAATTCTATGTAAAAAATGAGGTCTACTACAAGGAGTGATAATATTTAAGAACATGGTTTGTCATTTCTATGTAAAACTAAAAGCTTATCATTGTCCCAACCTGGAGAAAACTTTAACTCATGATTAGCCATAATAAATGTAGCAGATGAGAAGTATTCTTTAATGTGATCCATGGCTTCCATGTATCTGTTTTCATCTTCTCTAAGGAAGATATCTTCGATGATGATTATACCTCCTGGCTTAACACATTTGTATGCTATGTTTAAAAATCTAATCTGATCTTCAAACACGTGTGTAGAATCTTCTATGATTATGTCAAAGAAGTTATTTTTGTTGAACACATTGTTAAGAGACTGTTCACTGGTAACATCTACATGAGTGTATGTAGCATTGTTAAGATTATCACGTATTCCTTTTTGCAACTTATCATCATGATATTCATAACCAAACAATGTTGCATTAGGGAAGTACTCTCTCCAACATAACATAGAATGATTATCTAATATACCCACTTCACCTATTGTAATCTCTTTGTAACGAAGATTTGAAAACAATAAGTTATATATGGAAGTGTAAGCATGTCTATGTAAATGAGGATGGTTATGATAAGGACACTTGTCTGTAGGATACTTAACAGCAAGTTTACACAAGTCTGTATTAGAATGTGTAGAGTCAATACTTAGTCTATTTATTTGCATTGATAAAATCTTTTAACAATTCTGAATAATCTTTATCCCAATGAGGATTTAGTTTAACTTCTCCTGTAGGAATCTTTCCTAAACGTCTTTCAGATTCAATGTGAGCACTGTGTCTTTGTATAGCATTGAGTTTTTTAGGATGGTCTGTACCTTCTCCACTCATGTGGTATCCTCTTCCTCCCCACATGTAAAACCAGCTAGCTTCTTCTTTAGGTGGAGTAGCAAATAGTCTACCTCCATGTTTATGTAGTCTTTCAATGAAAGTCATATCATATCCAGCATTTTCAAGAGGATGTCCCCCTATTGCTTTCCAAGCTGCTTTTCTAAACACAAGACCAGAATTACCTATCCAACCAACTTGCTCAATACCTGTAATGTGACACAACACACCTATTTGCCAATGAAGTATGTTAACTTCTTCTGTCATGTATTTAGCTACATTCTTTAAATGGTGTGGTAGAGCTACGTCATCATCGTCCCATTGACATATAATATCTCCTTGACACAGTTCTGTAGCAAAGTTTTCTTTCTCTCCTATGGTCTCAAAGGTCTTAACTAGGTTAACTATCTTAACTTGAGGATGCTCAAATATAAGAGTTTGTAAGGCATAGTCATTTACTATGATAAGTTCGCACTTATCTGCAGGGTAGTCCTGCTTGAGGAAAGACTCAATGCTCTCCTCAAGCGTACTAACCCTTCCATAAGTTATACACTTACATGATATAAATGGATGTGAGTTCATATTACCAGATCATTATTACATCAAATGGAGATACTAATAGAACTTGCTCAGTTTCTGATAAGTCTACTAATGGAGCTTTTGCTAAAACACCTGGATCTACCAACACTACATCTCCTGCTTTTATAGTTGATATAGTATCACCCACTGTGTGTACAGTTAACTTAGAGAACGTCTTAAGCATTTCTCTTTGTAATGATTCTTTTGTGTTCTCATCTACAACAATCTTGTTTTCTTCATTTTGCTTTGGCATCTCTAAATAGATGCGATTTCCTAATAGTTTCATGTTATTTATTTGCTAGGTTATGGAATCTTTCAATGTCGTTACCACTTAATGTGATTTCTGTTTGGAAAGTGTTACGTTCCCTTTTGGAACCAACCACTTTACCATTTTTAACATCAGGTACTTGTTCAGAACGCTCATGTATGTCATCTAATACAAGGATTACTTTGTTTTCATCTATTTGCATAGACCTAACTACCTTGTTAATGTTAAAACTGTCTGTGTAGATCTTTCCATCTACTTCTCTTGTGTAAAAGAATAAATTCATGTTAATTTTGATTTGGGTTATTTAATATTGCCATTCTTTGGACTAAAACACCTTCATACATTTGCATAGATGCTAATTGCTCTTCTAGTAAACGTGAATGTCTGTAGTTTAATGCTTTAAATTCAGAATTCATTGTTATGAAGATTTTTAACTTTTCAATCTTCTCTGATAATTGAAGTCTTTCAATGTGAAGTTTAGATTGTAAAGGTAAATCTACTTCTTGTTTTTCTTCTGGAACATTATCCCATTCTGATGCAATCATTTGGTTATATTTATTTGGTTATAAAAAGAATTTGTTAAATGTTGCACTTCATATGCAAACGCTTCCTCTGTATCTGAATTAAGTCCCATACCTACCCAGTACATTATGTTCAAAGTTGTATGAAATATCTCATGTGCTATGACACCTTGATCTTCTGTGTTAGCCATCCATATGATAGGAGACTTACCATCTATTGTAGAAAATGATACAGCTCTAGCATCAAAGTCTGCAGATGTCACTGTACTATCTAAGTTCTCACGTACATATTTAGTGGCAAATGCTATGTCTTCTGTAATAAGAACTTTGACATCAAGATCAAACGTGTCTCCTTTTAATATAAAGAGTTGATACTTAGTAGTTAGTTCAGATGGTGCAATCTCTGTAAGTTTAAATACAGTAAATATTACCACTCCTGCTAATGTTAGACCAATTGCCCAATTAACTAATTTCATATTTCTTTTTTAATAGTTCACGTCTTTTGTTTACTTCTTCATATCTTGTTGGGTCCATCTCTACCTGGTCATGTTCTTCCCATGTCAAAAGTATAATATTTTCTTCATCTAAACTAGCTTCAGGATATTTTTCTTTTGGTAAAATGTGATGGAAATAAACTGAAAGGGGCTCCCCAACTAAAGGGAGTCCACTAACTTCAGATAAATGTAGTCTCTTCTTCCATATTTGTAAGAAAAACTCTCTCATTTCTTTAATTCTATCAGCCATCATTTCATCATATATCTCTTTAGCAACCCCAGATAGTTTTACCTTTCTCATGGGTTTACCATTTGACATAAGTTGTTTTCTAGGCTTGTGCTTAAAACAGTATTCTCCCTCACAGTTTTTACCACATGTCTTACATTGTGCTTTCATTACATTGTTGATGCTGTAGTTAATGTATATGAGTTAGATGTAGGAGCACTGCTAGCTGTAAATGTATTTATTACATTATTTGTACTATAAGTGCCTCCACATACGTATTGTCCAACATTAGTTCCATTCTTGAGGTATCTATCGCTAGATCCCCTGTTGGTGTAATAAGATGGAACATTTAAAAATTTCTTACCAAGATTTGAACGTTATCTGAGTTCTCAGCAAACTCTTCAGGAATTTCTCTAGTAATTTTAAACACAAGGTCTTTCTCTGATTTTGCTAAGGCAAACTTAGGTTCAATGATAATTTGTGAATCTACATAATTGTCATCTGTGTCATGCTTGTGAAAAAGCACTGTGTACTGGAATAAACTTTTCATTTTTGTTTATTTTAATTGTTATTTAATACCTGTTGATCCAAAGCCTCCCTCACCTCTTTCAGAGTTCTCTAGCTCAGGCACCACTTCAAAAGCTATAGGTATTACAGGTTCAAAAAATATTTGACCCACTCTATCACCTACATTATAAGGAAATGATGTAAAACCATTATGAGATCCTAAAGGAACAGGGATTTGTGTAAAGATTGCCATCCACTCTCCTCTATAATCAGCATCAATTATACCAAAGGAGTTATTCATCATCCAGAAATGTTTAGTTAAGTTACTGCGTGGAACTAGGATGCCTTTATATCCCTTAGGGATTTCAGTTTTAAATCCAAGTCCTACAGCCACCTTACCTTCTTCTTTACTTGTGATGCTATGTGCGTATACATCATAGCAAGCAGCATCAGAGGATGCCTTAAATGGCATGTTTGCATCCTCTGTTGTCTTTTGTAGTTTAATTTTCAACATCTGCTAATTCAATTTTAGGTTCTTCAACTTGTTTAATTTTGTTTACAATACTATTTCTAATATCATTATAAAACTCTTCATTATCTAATAACATGCGTTTGAATTCTTCAAGGTTGTATTTAACATCATTGAACGTCATTGTCTGGCCATACTTTCTACCAAGTTCAAACTCATTAAGAAGGTCCATGATTTCTTTCACTTTATCAATACCTACACCATACACAATCTCAAATGTAGTCATTCTAAATGGAGGACTCATTCTATTCTTAGCACACTTCACTTTAGTAATATTACCATAAGTTACATCACCATCTTTAGCAGCTGACTTACTGACTTCTATACGAGCATCAGATGCAAACTTTAATGCATGTCCACCTTGTGTTGTAGTTGGATTACCAAACATCACACCAATCTTCTCACGATATTGAGAGATGACAATAACACATGTATTGTGTATGGATATTGCAGATTTTAGTTTTGAATACACACTGCTATTCAATCTAGCTTTCAAACCAATTGATGAATCACCCACTTCACCATCTAATACCTTCTTAGGAATTAATGATGAGTCTGAGTCAATGATTACAAGATCCACTTCATTAGTCTTAATCATTTCTAATGCAATATTAAATCCTTCTTCACCACAACTTGGTTGAGAGATTAACATGTCTGCAGTGTTTACACCAATTGCTTCAAAGTAATTTTTATCTACAGCATGTTCGCCATCAATGTAAACCACTTTACCTCCTGCCTTCTGACATTCAGCAACAGCATGACCACATATAGTAGACTTACCTGAACCTTCCCATCCCATCAATTCATATAATTTTCCTTTAACAAATCCACCAGTACCTAATGTAATCCAATCAAATCCAATTGAACCTGTACTAATAATGTCATAGTGACCATCTGTTTTGGAATCTAGTGCAAGAACTGTTCCTACACCATATGCTTTGTTTAATTTATCCAAAGCGTCTTGGAGTTTAGAGACACCACTGTCTGTTTGTTTTACTGCTTTCGCCATAATTGTTAATTTTGTATACAAATTTACTATTTTTCTCTGATATTTCCATACTTTTTCGTTAAAAAATAAAGCCCCCAAGATAGAAATCCCAGGGGCTGACACAATTAACGAAAAACAGAGATGCAAACATACGCATATAAATGCATACACACGCAAAATATTTTATCCTTTATTATCATCTGCTATCATTTGGTTACCCTTGATAACAGGTTTTTCATATGGACAGTGTCTGCAGTTATTACCACAGCACTCTCCTTTCTCTCTGAGATAGCTTTCTGTAAAGATTACAAAACCATCTTCCAGATAGTAATCAATGTCTTTTATAAAATCTTTCTTTTCCATATTATTGTATTTCACAAGCACCACCAGCACAAGCTGCCACTTGACTAAATTCAACATTGTCATCTATTTCCATCACCTTGTTTAAGTCTATGGCTTTCAATGTGTTAATGCGTACATTGTATTCATCTTCTGTAATGTCTTCAAAAGGAGCTTGCTTATATGTATGATCAAATGCTGGTAATACAGAAAGACCATTATAGAATTCTCTATTCTCCCACATCCATTGACCTACAGCATCCCACTCATCATAGTTATAATTAGCCAAATCATGTTTCATTACATCTGACGCACTATGTCCTTCTGATAAATAACCATTTTCATCACCAATGTCATACCTTTCTTTTACTGTTTCTAGAGAAAGAAATTGATCCATTTTATAAGTTCTATTTTTATCAATTGATATTGTAGCACTTACGTTATGTGTATTAGGACCATTTACATGGCCTGCTCTCACCCATTCTGTAGAGAATCTCTTAACACGCTCTAATGTATCAATTGCTGTCTCTGTTCTCAAGATAGATCCTTCTGGAGCCTTAACAGGAATTCTTACACATATTGTATCTTTAGGACGTAACACATCATCTTCAACTAGTTCAGGATGGTTAATCTCTAAGTATAAAGCTAAGTCTTCTGTCTTGTTAAATCTCATTGTTCTTAAGTAGTGTGGAGCATGCCAAGCATGAATACCACTTGCTGTACCTAAAACTAATGATGTAGTTCCTGAAGGTTTGATACATGTAATACGAGCTGCTTCGTTGGTGCCAATAATCTCAGTGATTAATTGGTTTGTCTTCTTAGCAATAGCTGCTGCCACTTCTAGATTGTATTTCAATACTTCACCAGAAGCAATACCAGTCATTCCTATGCCTAATAGAGCGTCTCTGAAGGTTGTCATCTTCCATACGTCACGTAGATAATGAAAGTCTGTAAAACCTGCCTGCAATGTACCAAAGAATGCAGCTGCTGTCACTCTATCATTAAGATCTTCTTGACATGTGATGTCAGATACATTCACTTCACATAGGTTACAGAACTGATAGGGTCTCAAAGCAATCTCACAACAAGGATTAGTTCCCCAATCTCTATCATTAGTCCAATAGATACCTGGTTCACCAGAACCAGAAGCTTCAATTCTTTTCCATAGAGCGTTAAACTCTTCTTCACCTACTGATTCTCTCTCTAACACTGCAGAGTTATTAGCTCTACCTCTTTGTTCATTTAGTTCCCACCAGTTACCATACTTACATGTAATCATCTCTTCATCGTCATGGCTGAATAGAGCAATCATTGCTGATCTTCTAATACCACCAGCTAACACAGAGTTTGCAATGTAACATAAGATGTCATGAGACTCTAATGGTGTAAGCTTTGATCCATGTTCTTTACGCTCCATAATAGCATCAATGTGTGCTAAACAGATCTTTAATGGTTCTGGACCAGGTGCTTTACCTCCTGCAGTCACTAATCTAGCTCCTTTGTGTCTAATAGCTCTAAAGTCAAACTTAGGCTTAAGACCTCCCTCAAAGTAAAACTTCATCAAGACCTTCACAGCATCAGCCCAGCCCATAATACTGTCTTCAATAAGCCAGTTTCTGTGCTTGTAACGCTCATGCTTAATAATTGTAGGTAGTTGGTCTACGTGGTGCTTTTGTACAGAATAACCTACACCTGTACCTCCTAATAATAGAAACATAGTCTCACTGAAGCTATGAACACTATCAATTGGTAGGAAACAACAGTTGTAGATACGTGAGTTGTTCACTTCAGCTGCAGGTCCTGCAAACTGTAGAGCTCTCATAGAAGGAAGGACTTTCTTCTTTCTGATAAATGTAGCACTGTCTTTGATTTCTTGTTCTAGATTAGGATACTTCTTAACCATCATGTTCTCATATCTGTCTACTATCTCGTCCCAGGTCTCTCTTCTTTTTAGTTCAGGGATGTACTTTGCGTACTTACTAAAAATGGTAATTTTGCTCAAGGCTTCTAATCCTAAATCCATGTTAATTTGTGTTTTATTAGTTAAAAAATGAAGGGCTGCAAATCTACTGCAACCCTTCTAATAAACCAAGAGAATTTGAAAATTCTAACTAACTAAATTTCTTATTTTCATTCCTAATTCTGCATTGTTTGGATGGTCTCTAACTAATTTAGTTAGTTCCTTGTCTAAGCTCATTAATTTCTGTAAATAGAGCGTAGCATCCATCAATTCTTCCTGTAGATGCTTAAGATAATTATCCTTATTGTTAGTCTCTAGAGTGGTGCCATACTTGGTAATCCCTATT